CCACCTCTTCCAAGGTGTACGAGCCTACCTTACGCTTGTTGTTGTTCACCATGTCCACAGCAATCTCATGCTGCTCGGTGCTCAAATCGAAACTTTTAATTTCCTTGTTCATACTGCTTTTACTTTTTAATTGTTAATACTGCTTTGTTGTTTGTTGATGCAAAGGTACGAAATTATTTTGAAATAACCAAATATTTTAGGAATTATTTTCAATTTTTCTAATAAGTTCCCTTGTCTCCATCATCTTTATTTTCTTTCTTAATTTGTTATTGTCGTGTATAAGCATGAAAACAATACACATCTGCACAACAGATAAAAATGCAATTAACTGCTCCATAACTCTAATCTTTTAATTAATAGAATACTGCTTTGTTGTTTTGTGTTGCAAAGGTACGAAATTATTTTGAATTAACCAAATTATTTTGGATGAAAATTTGTTAAAAAACAACGATGGGCTTACCTCACGGCAAACCCATCATCCAACTAAAAACCTAACAATTCAAATTATGGAAAACAAAGAGCGTTATTACAACGCAACGAGCATAGCACCCCTTGTAGGACTCGAACCTACGACCCTCGGTTGTTGGCAACCGATGCTCTACCAACTGAGCTATCAAGGCAAAATGGGGATGGGCAACGGCAAGTCAAAATCGGCAACCACTCGGCACTGCCCTTTAATCCCCTTGTTAAATGTTAATAAAAACCTCGTCTCTAAACCAACCTCTCTACTTTGCTGATAGAAATGTGCGCACGTTATCACATTTGGAGGGGGTGGATAAACTTGGCAAGGTAATGACCGAAGATGCCCCAAAATGAACACCCAATGTAGCGGCTTTTAATAGCGGCTTGGGGGTGAATTGATGTGCCTATCGGAAGTGGCGATTATATGCAATACGGCAAACGCTCACTTGGCACTTAACGGCAGGGCTTAGATAGCGGTCTCTAAGTTTTTCTATTAGTCTTAATTAAATCAGTGTTATAATGTATTCCCTTAATAGTATTTCTTTTTCATAACGTATAAGTTTTATATTTCGGCATTAAAATATATAATAAATAATAATTCTTATATCCCTTAATTGGGCGGAGGTCTTTCCATTATTCTCTCTGCTTTAATAGGTTTGACATTTTAGCGCATCTTGACGATGTTGTACAACTGCGTCTGCTTGGTGATTGGCTCACCAGTCTTTTTGTCGTACATCTGCTGACCATTCTCGTCCAAAGCGTAGTCTGTGCGCTTCTTTGATGGCACTGCCACCACTCGGTTGTTTCTAATGGCTTTGTTAAGCCTTTTCTGTCCACTCATAGTTGCATTGTTTTTTATTTGTTATTTATTTTGTTTTCTTTCTCGATGCAAAGATACGAAATTTTTTTGAAACTACCAAATTTTTTAGTAGAAAATTAACAATATTTAGCAATATTCTTTCTGTTCTTCAATAAATTCCTCTACCTCAACTTGCTCTTTGATGTCAGCGTTAAGTTTTTCCTCGTCAATATCAGAGAAATCATTGTCTCTGTCAGAACGATAGTCGTTGAGCGTTTTGCCATAGAGTTCGCATACAAACTCTCCGTCCTCTGTCACGCCAAGACCACTTATTGTCTATCTCACTTGGTAGCCTAATTCTGTTTCGTAGATGCCCATAATTATTATTGTTTTTTGTTTTGTGATGCAAAGGTACGAAAAAAAATTGAATCGACCAAATAATTTCGCAACTTTTTTTGATTTTTTTTTCAAAGGTGGTGGGGATGATACCCCACACACCTTATTATATTAGATGATACTTACAGCCTTATGCGTTTGCAACTGCAGGCTCCATAGCGGTCTCGGCTGCTGCCAACTCCGATTCCTCGGTCTTTTTGGCAATGCCCATGCCCTCAACGATAGCCTTGGCATTTTTCACATCAATCTTGGGGTTGCTCTCCATGAGTTCCATTGCAGCCTTGAAGTCCTTGGTCTTGGTGCTGAACTTGTCGTAGAAACGACACAGAGCATGAGCCACGTTGGGGTTGCGGAACAACTTTTCGTTCTTGTGGTACTTGGCAAAGAGTTTCAGCCATGAGAAAATCTTCTCGGCTTTCTTCTCGTCAATCTTGGTGTAGCCATCCTCAAACACCTCCTTGCGGTGTGCGTTCTTACCTACTGCGAAATACACAAGGTAAGTGATAGGATAGTTTCCGTTAGCCACCGACAACTCAACGAGTTTCTTGCAGATGTCAATGTGTTGCTGACGAAGTGCCTTGTGCTGCGGAAGTGTAAACCATATTGGCATTTTCACACCCTTACCACCATTATTCTCTGCCACAAGACGAACACGTGTGTCAAGTGAAAACTTTTCCTTTTTTGTTTTTGTCTCTGTCTTTGCCATAGTTTTAATCTCCTATTTTTTAATTGTTTGACTTATTGTTATTTCTTTTGTGATGCAAAGGTACGAAAAAAATTTGAATCTACCAAATAATTTCTTATAAAAATCAGGCTCTTTAACCCTTTTTAACAAATGAGTTCAGATATTGTTGTGAAATCGCACACATGATAAACGTTATCCGCTTCATCACCATCTTCAAAATATGAACTTTGCAGCCATTCTGAAAGAGTTATTTCCATAAGGTGTTTGTCCTCAAAACGCACCCATACTTCATAGGTTTTTTCCTCAATGGTGAAATATGCAATGTAGCCGCCATTACCCTCTCTATCGAAATAATGCCTATTGATTTTGATGTCAAACACCCTCAGTGTTTCTAAAGGTGTGTCACCCTCTCCCAATGTTACTTTGTTTTTTATACCAATGGTGGCATAAACCCCACAAGGAGCAACATCTTTTCTCTTATCGGTATCATGGTAGAGAATGTCCTCAACCACTTTTTTTACCATAGTATTGCCATAGAAAGGGTTTTTGCTCCCATTTCTTGTTTCGGTCATTTCAACTCTTAACTTTGCTTCTACCATATCTTTATCTCCTTTTATTTATTATTTGAAATAAATTTTTGCTACATTAGGACAACTGCCATCATACTTACATAGATAGTGTTTGCTCACCAATTCTACACCAATTTCCTTAACCAACTTGTCAAGAGAGCGATTAATTCCACGAAGCGTATCACATTTGAGTTGAATCTCAATGCAACTACTTTCAACAAATATACTTATTGGAGCAACATCTGTGGAACAACCACTCATCCAATGGTGCTTATAGCCGTATTTTTCAAAGAAATTACTTTCGGTTATATTATCAGCAATTTCTTGTAATCTTTTCTTATCCATAACTCTAATCTCATTCTTATTGTTTTCTTGGTGCAAAGGTACGAAATTATTTTGAATTGACAAAACGTTTTGAGGAAAATCTCTGGCTTCTTAACATTTTTTAACAAAAAAAATGGGTAGAGATTACTCTCCACCCATCGGAACAACTAACATAAAACAATAAAAAACTATGAAAAAACTTAGTCTGTTCTAAGTATCTTTGATTCATTTTCACTGCCGATAGTAAACTGACGAATATCAGCGTCCTCGGCTTTGTCTCTCGCTTTGTCAAGTGCTTCACCCTCGTCATTTGCCAAAACCTCAACAACGATAGAAGCATTATAATTCATTTGTATGGTATATCTGTGCATAATGTTTGTTTTCTTTTGAATTTATAATAGTTTGTTATTCTTTTGGCTTAATTTCCTTACCATCCTTATATAAGGTATTGAAAGCCATGAGCACATGAATAACGGTTATTTCCTCCTTATCAGAAATCTCACCAATGTACTCTATAACTGCATCCGATAACTCCTTACTATCCTTAACGGCTTTGAGTTGCGGATAAACCATGTCAAAACGATGTCCTCTATAATCTTCGCAAATTGCGTGTCCATCGTAAATATCAAAAGGAATTGGTTTCTTAAAACCCTCTATGTTCAAATTCTCGGAACAGACCTTTTTGCCATAGAATTTTTCCCAAATTTTACTTTCGTTGTTATTCATTTCTCAAATAGTTTATTGTTTAATTCTTTGGCAAAGATATAAAAAAAAAGGGGAAAAACCAAATTTTGGTCTCCCCAACTTACGTTAAAAAATATTAAAAAGAAGAATGATTATGGATTCAATGTATTTTTATAATAGGTATCTTTTCTTCATTGTCAAACTTGATTATATAATCCCAATGAGCACCCATAGGGTCTTTGGAAAGCCTAATATAATGTATCTCTGACCTATCCGTTCCATCACCATCTAAAACAAATTCATAAGCCTTATACAAGGTCTCAGAACGTGTCTCAGTCTCTATTTCGAGACGATAGCATTCTATGCCACAACCACTTTCGTAAGTGTCCACATATAGACTATCTTTTACAAAGGTGAAAAGCAATGTGGAATCATTTGTTATAAACTTCGTTGGTGTGGATGTCTGCCCATCAGCACAAGCAGACAACCCCACTGCTATTAATATTAAAGAAAAAAGAACGAAATTTCTCATTTTGCGTCAAATTTTAATATTACTCAATACTCCAATCAATCACCAACCAACCATAGGTGTCTGAAAGGTAATCGTTGATTGCATCATCATCTTTTGGGTCTATGCCATTTGGCAATTCTACTTCGTATGGTAAGCCAAGGCTTTCTTGTTCAACACCATCTGTTTCCCAAGTAATGTTTGTAATCTTCATATCTCTATCTCCTATTGTTTTATTGTGATGTAAAGGTACGAAAAAAAATTGAATCTACCAAATATTTTATTAGAAAAATGTGGTGGGGAAATGTTAAAATCCCCAATCCACATCTGTTTCGCTATCGAGGTCAATCACAAAAGGTGTCTGTGGTTTGGCAAAGTGACCGCTTTTGTAGTCGTTTGCAGTCTTATGATAGTGCAAGCCCATGATAGAACTATTAGGGTCAAGATAACGCATATCGTAAGAATTAGCGTCAACCACATTCCAACCCCTAAACTGCTTTGGCAGCGTTTCATTCTCGCTATAGAACACAACGGCAACCTTACCACCATGCTGCAAAAACTTCTCGCACTCTTCCCAGTTATATCCGTCATAACTGAAAGTGAGGTCATAGTTAGGGTATTGTTCCATTAACTTCACTCTGTTGTAAACCTTTGTGTAGTCGTAGAACTGCACATCTGGAAATAACTCCAAAATGTTCTTTCCGCTTATAGGGTCTTTGAAAGCGAGAGGTGAAAGGTCGCTTGTACCATTTAAGCGCACACTAAAGCCATATCCCATACGCTTTGCCCTTGCTCGTTTGCTCTCAATCTCATGCACAAGTATCTCCATGAAACGTGCCCTATCCTCATAGAACAACTTAGTTTTCTTGATACGTGAACGATTTATCTTAGAGCCTTCCACACCCCTTGCAAGGGTATCACACTTGTTTAGTCCACTTCCGTTAAGGCAGAACTCATGGCAGTGCTGACCTTTGGGGCAAACATTATGCCCACTCATATTCCAAGGTGCGAGGTACAAGCAATAGGTCATTGTGCCATTCTCAAACGAAAGACGCATCTTTATACTCTGTGCCACGTTACCAAGGTAACTAACTCCAATCTCGTTTAATGCTTTTCCGTAACCAATCATCTTTAATCTCCTTTTTAATTTATTGTTTAACGTGTTATCTGTTTCGTGATGCAAAGGTACGAAATTATTTTGAATTAGCCAAACAAAAATCAAATTATTTTCAATTTATAATAATTTTTTTCTGAATTATTTACAAAAAAAAGGATTTACCATATAGATAAATCCTTTTTAATCACCTTCATAAAAAAAGCATACATAGAATATACCAATCACTTCTATTAAGCCTAAAATGCAAGCAATTATAAAAAGTGTATACATATTATTCTCCTATATATTTCACGCTTGCGGTCTGGCACCCACAATCTTTTCGGTTGCACAGAATGTTATAACCACTAAGCAACGTTTCGTCATAGGTATTAAGTATCATATCATCGTCAATTCTCTCACCACAATTAGGACAAGTTATAACAAAGTCCTCATAATTGTTTAATGGAAGATAGATGATACCAAGTCCAATAAGGCATTTTAAGCCATTCTGAGACACTTTCCCATCATAGATAGCCAAACACCCCTCTACCCCATCAAAACTCTGTGTAAGGGCAATCATATCAACATCTATTGCATCATTGATAATCATACCCATTTCTTCAGAGAAAACGTATATTCTAATCAGATATTCTTTATTCATACCAATTTATTGTTATCTTCGCACCAATCATAAACCAACTCTATTGCTTGCTCAAGGCTTACATAAGAGTAAAATGTCCCCTCATGGGCATTATATGACACAAAAGGCTCTCCATTTACACTATCATCACCTTTTGTAAAATGCCAAGGTATCAAATACCCACAATAGAACACTTCATCACTTCCAATGGTTGTAACACCCATCTGTAATTTATATGAATCTATTTTTTTGGGTAACTTTTTAAGTTTATCACTTAATGTCATATTCTAATCTCCTATATTTGTTTTATTGTGATGCAAAGGTACGAAAAAAAATTGAATTAGCAAAATAAAACCCCAACTTTTTTTGAGTTGGGGTCTATTTTTAACACTTATGCTGCAATTTTCATGCAAAGGTCATACGCACCTTGTACCTTGTTGTAGATATTTCCGTCAAGGATAGAGTCAAACTTGATTTCTGTGCTGCGCTCTGTCGCTTCATTCTGAAAGTAACTTGTCAGTCCATTCATCAGCCACATGGCAGTACCCTTTTCTTGACCCTCTTGACCAATGCCACTTTCAAGGCACTCACGCACACCAAGGAACAAATTGCGTCCTCGTGTCTTGATGTCCTCATGGTTGATGTTTCTTGTCTCCATGAAAACCTTTGCAGCGTCCTTTGAGAGAACCGTCTGTGCGATAATGTTCTCCAAGTCTCTCTCTGCTAACTTGATGTTGCGAAGATGGTCGAAGCACTCTTTCATTCCATTAGTGTAAACCTTTGCCACGTTGAGAGCCTTATAAGCGAACTCTGCATTTTCTTGATTAAGCAAATCAAGTCTATCCATGACCTTAGAAGAATGACGGAAAGCAATACGTCCGATGTTGTCTTTCATTGCCCAATTAAGGGTATTGTTGCAGACTACACGCACTGGAGTAACCATACAACGAACTGAACCAGTGCCGTCATGTGATGTAGTGAAAACCACATACATATCTACCAAATCGTCACGCTGCGCATCAAGAACAATCTGCTGTGGGAACTTTGCGGTGACAAATACACGCTCTCCACGTCCTAATACTCCGCAAGTCTCAATTACTGGGGTGTTGTCTCTGTCTGCAAACTTACCGCTACAGAACATATCCACGAACTTGAAAGCGGTCTCGTTCTGGACGATACCATATTTGTCGGACACAATGCCAAGTGACTTGTTGGTATCTGTGCGCACGGTTGCCCTTGTATTGTCGATGATAAGGGAGAGCAACTTGTCTGCTTCAATGCTCTCGCCATTCTCCATTGCATGAACAATCTCGTCAGACAAAGCAACCACTGGCTGCAACTTCACATTATAGTCAGCATGACACAACTTCAAAGCGTCTGCCACAAACATAGGCTCGTCAACCACTTGTCCAAGTCCATGCCAAGCACGCTCACGCTTGCCGTTCTCAGCGAAAGATGCTACACCATTTACCATTTCAATCATTGCACTCATAATAAATCTCCTTTTTGATTAAATTAATAACTATGTTTCTGAATCACGATGCAAAGGTACGAAATTATTTTCAATCTACCAAACAAAAAATAAATTATTTTCAATTTATAATAGTTTTTTTCTCATTTCTTGACAAAATTACCTTTTTTTCTTTGGCTTTTTAATGACTTCTACCCTAATTTTCTCTTTCTTGAAATTCTTTTGAGACTTATGCTGCAATATATCTATGTAATGATTAAACCTCTTATTCATGGTGTCTCGCACTTCATAATACCCATGTCCTTCTATATGAATCACACTACCCAAAGGGATGTACCGAAGCAAATCTCTGCTCACGGCACAATATTTAATTTTTCCACTTTTGAGTTTTTTCATGTCAATCTTTGTACCATCAGCAGTAATCAATGGACTATCGTCACATTGACTTGCAACTGCATTATAAGTGGTTAAAGTAACATGAGTTATAAACTTCTTGTCTTTGGCAAAGGTGACAGAAGCCACCAATGCCATTATAAAGGTGATAAATAACTTTCTCATTCAAACCAATTCAAAATGTCTAATAAAAGGTCAATAGAGTTAATATTTTCAAGATTGTTGGTCTCGTCCTCTTTCCATGAATAAACGTAAACACAACCACAATCACGTATTATTGTGAAAATGTATTCGTCCTTAGAGCCAAGCAGTAACTTATTTTGCTTTGTGGCATTATAGATTTCTTCCATTGCGTTTCTGATTGAAGAACGAATCTCACAAGCGAGGTCGTTTGTCTTTTCCTCTAAGGTGTCAAAATCAGCACTTGCCTTACCACTAATTTTGCCGTTCTTCACCAACTCAAAATAATCATTTCTTTCTAAAATCATAACTTAATAAGGATAATCAATTTCTTTAAAATAATCTATAATCTTTTTAGAGGTCTCTGCTGCATACTGATTGCGAGGGTCAAAACGTCCATTCTCACAATTCTCAGCCAACAACTTGATATACTCCAAGCATACCTTAAACATTTCGCTTTGTAGGTATCTGTGCTCACGGCACATCATTTCTGCAACGTGCTTCTTGCTATGCAACTTGCCATTAACAAAGTTGCCAAAAAAACGTGCAAACACATCGTCCATGTTCTCGCCACATTTTGGGCAAAGGTCATACTCAAAACGTTTCAATACCATTTCCATGAGAAAATCTCTATCCTCAGAACAAGCCTTGGTATCATCTTTAATGAGACGAACAATCTGCTCATTGCTCAACTGATAGTCCTCATACTCACGTCCGTCAATAGTAAACTTCTTATTCATATTTCAAATCTCCTTTTTTAATTCTGCTGCAAAGGTACGAAAAAAAATTCATTCCACCAAATAAAAACAGAATTATTTTCAATTTATAATAATTTTTTCTTTTTATGTATTATAATAAGGTGAAAATAATTTTTTGGAAAAAAATGCTTCAAAATTTGGTTATTTCAAAATAAATTCGTACCTTTGCACCACAAAACAACAATAAACAAAAAGAAAATGGATAAACACTTGAATGTAAGAGTAATCGGAGTGCCAAAAAGTGCGTCCTACGATAAAAAGTGGATGGACACAATCTCTGACAAGGAAATGAGTGAACTTGCTCTTTCTGATGGAGACACGGCAATCTTTGAGAGCATGGAAGAGTTCAGCGAGGTTGTTTTGAACAACCCAAGCGCAAAAGAACAACTCCTTAGTAATTGGTGGTATTTCTTAACTGACTTGGCATGAGAAAAATCTATCTGACGATAGCCAAGGCTCTCTATAAACCCTCACCAAAGGTTGAGGGTCTTGTGCTAAAATTATGTGACTTGTTTGACAAGCCACTACCAAACGGAGTGACTATAACCTCTCTAACATTCAAAGAGGGTGCTCTAAAAGTTGGTGGTTTGTCTGTCAAGGAACTCATCAGAGGTGGGCAACATTGTGGAGTAGAGGTACATTGGTATCCAGATTTCACAAAGTCCACTAATATTGACCCATTTTGTAGTGCGTTCATATTGCGCTACAACTCTCTCGAAAAACTCTACCGTGAGGTGGAAAAGGTAATCTCTCAGATGAGAGATAATGCGTAAACAACATTTAAACTTAGTATTAATCTTAACAGTACTGGCCCCATTGTTGTTGAAACAGTGGGGATGTACGTCATTTCACTGACGTTCAATGGCAACAACTGCCGTTGTACTTATTTAAGTCTTTAACATGGTAAATAGAGTTAATTATCGCATCGGATTTTATACGAGAGACGGAATCTTTAGCGTATTAGGCAATAAGAAACGCTTTCGTAACTTCTTCCATACAAGGGAAATGGCTGAAGAAAAACGCAAAGAACTTCAAGGAAACTATAAACATAGACTAGAAATAAAACCATTCCATTATAGTTTCTAAAACAGACCCACATTGTACTTATTTAAGTCTATTTATATATTATTGGGCGTAATAATTTGTTTTTCTCAATTATTTTTCATATCTTTGCACTGTATATTCGTACCCAATTGGGTAACGATATTTAATAAATCTTAAGATATGGCAAAATATTATATTGAAACAAATGAAGGGCGTAAATATATTAAAGAAATTGACTACGCTCAAGGAAAACTCACATTCACAAATAATGAAGAAGAAGCATACAGAGGTAGGGATGGCTTTTATGCCAACGCTACTAGGGATATGATACGTAGAGGCTTCAAGGATGACTACCCAGAAGTAGAGAATCTAGAGTGCGATGCCGCATACTACTAAATATCCCATCTGTAGACCATTGCGTCTTCAATGGCAACAGCCAATCTGTACTTATTTAAGTCTAATTATTAATAATAAAGTATACTAACTATGGGAGGTTATCTATTACAGAATTCAAACGATGAGTATCTGAAAACTCTAGATACGGCTGAAGGTAAAATTGAGTTTACCACAGAACCAAATGAAGCAAGAAATTATAGCGGTCGTCCAGGTGGTGGACAATGGGATGCTGATAATGAAAAACAATACCTAGACTTCCACTTCGGAGAAGAGTATGGAGAAAGAGTAACATCATTACATTGTGTTTACCGTGAATGGTAAACTCCACCCCCTACTTGTAGACCGCTTCAGCGGAATTCAGCGGCAACAACGTGCTGTTGTACTTATTTAAGTCCAATATTATGGGAAAAGCAATATTAGAGTTTACTATCAATGGGAGAAAACATACATACTTCAGAAGAAAAGACCTATATGGGAAACCATTAACCACTACTAATAAAAATAGTGCCAAACATCTAAAAGAATCTGAAGTTAAAAATACTGTGGCACTTCTTATTAAAGAATATGGTAAGGATAATATTACTGACGTGAATATAATTAAGGATGAAAAATAAAACTTCATCCTTTTTTTATATCCATAAAAAAAATATCCAAACGTTTCACAACGTCTGGATACCTTCGCTTAAGCTTTAACCTTAATAATCTAATACCATGAAAAACACATTTTACTTAAAACTCTAAAATTTAATCTTATGTCTAATAGAATTTCTTATTTCATAATATAAATATATCTTACACCCTATTTGTACTTATTTAAGTCCAAATCTATCCAAAAAATGTACCATCATTCTCAGGCCACCTACCCTCCGTCTCAAATATAACCTTGGGCTGTTGTATCTTGGGTAACAACATCTTGGCATCATGCTCATGCAAAGAATCAAGGAGATTCTTATATGAACCACGTATGTTGAGATTCTTGGTTCCAGTATAACATGTGATATATACAGTACCTAAGTTCTTGATAATACCCTTCTGATAAAACTCTAAAAATATACCACTTGACCTCAAAAAATTCTCAAATGCCTCCAACTGATAAAATGCACGTGGAGCTTTACTTGGGTCAGACCACTCATAGAAATAAATGTTCACAGAATTATCCTTATACGCATTTGGTATCCTATGTATATTATCTAATACAACACCATTATTATAACGACTGTTATAATAATCATTATAATATGGGGTAGTAGTCTTAGGAGTTCTTCTCTTATTAATTAGATATTCTCTAAATAAATCCCTTAAATCCTTACTTCTATTCATAGCACATTAACCTAATTCAGATTCCTCACAAGCTTCATAAAACATTTTACCATAAGTGTGCTCAGACATAATCTCAAGCAAACCTATCTTCTCTGACTCTGGATTCAAACAACAATGACTCTCATATCTCCATGATATTTCAGCAGCCACAGCTTTGTCAACCCAATAGCCCATACTCTCACAGTAATCACTAAACTCTTTAAGAGAATTAAAAGATAATTTATCTTCCTTACAATGATAGTCTGGATAAAACCAAATCTCCTTGGCATCAGATTCATAATCATCAGTGGCAAAACTAATATTGTCGAAATCATCCTCAACGCCACTGTAGGGAACGTTGATGTCAAACTTCTTAGCCTTTTTCTTGTTGTGCTTGTGCTTTCTTTTCTTACCCCACTGCTCTTCACGCTCTTGCTGCCAAAAAGCATCGTATACAGTATTCTTGTCCTTACCCTTCTTTCCCTTCTTGGGCTTCATGACAATTACATTGCTTGGGGGAAATACGACATCACTATCATCAAGGTCATCATCCCAACCTGGAAACATTTCATCCCAATACTCTGCAATGTCATCATACTCATCAAAGATGCATGTTTCATTAGGCTCTTTAGCCTTACGAGATAAGTATTCATGGAATAAATTAACCAAGTTAGGTCTAACCTTGTTCGGTATCGTTATATTAATCTTTTTTGACATACTATTATGTACACTTTTTACTATAATGCAAATATATGAATTTTTTTTGAAATAACCAAATTTTTTAAAAAAAATTTTCTCTGGTAAATAAACACAACAGTTTTTTTCTTACAATTTTCCTATATTTTTACTATTTTTTGTATATATTTTTAATCCTAACCTTATAACTTACTTTATCTCAATTCCTTAAAAATTTCTACGAAAATTTTTGGTATAAATGCCTTATAAATACGCCTACTTATACACAATTTTTTCGTCAATTCCTATCATTTTTACCTCACTGATTATCAGATAGTTATGAATGGTTTCTACGAAAATTTTTGGTAGTATTAAATTTTTACTCTGCGTGTTGACACATATAGTTTATAGTTCAGTTATTTTCACTTCACTTTCTTCGTCAAAATAGTTGTTATAGTCATATTCTTTTATAAGGTAAAATTCATTTTCAATATTTTGTTTTTCTTTAATTAATTTTCTAAATTTAGTTAAAGAAATTTTATTTTTCTCAGAACATTCTTTAGTTGATTTATATTTTTTTCTCATAAAAACAAATTTATGTCAATATTTGTTTTCCTTACAATAGATTTTTATATTATTTACACCTCTTTCTATAATATCTTTTACATTATTTTGTGTATGTTGTGCATCCATTCTTCTTAGTTGTTCTTTTCTATCGTTATAGTTATTATGTATTGCTTTTTCTAGTTTATTATTATGGTATAATAGTGTTATTATATCTTTATATTTTTGTTTCAACTGGTATGGGTCTGTAGTGAAAAAGTATATGTCTTTATATCCATAGACTATTGAATTATTCTTTATATTGTCTATGAGGTCTTGTGTGACGCATACGTATTTCACGTATGAGTTTTCCACTTCTAGTACCATTATGAAATCTTGTGTTTCTAGTGTATTAACGCATATAATTTCTCTAATGGTAGCTTTTTTAGGTTCTATTGTTTTACATCCCACGTCTGTTATTAGGTAGAGTATATTACCTTGTGTGAGCATATAGGATTTATCTAGTGTCTTAGGAATAATCATATCAATGTAGTTGTTTAATTCTTTTCATTGAATTGCTATAGTTGGCATATCTTTTATTAATTGTTATCTTTAGAAAGTCAGTGGCGAGAGCATCACCTGGTAAAACATATTAGAGTATGCTCTTTCACCGAATATTAGTTATTTATTTGCTATACAATGCTCATATGCATCAAGAATCTCTCTAAACTTAATTTCAGACTCTTTTGAGTTATTATTTCTATCTGGGTGATATTTGATGCATAATGTTCTGAAATTACGTTTTATTATTTCAGATGGAGCATTTTCTGGAACACCCAATATTTCATAATATTTGCTTCTTGTAGTCTTTTTGTTAGTTATTCTTTTTCTGTTATTATCTGTAGTGTATCTCGATTTGTTCTCGTTTAAAATTTTATCGAAATCTAAATACTTTCTTCTAAGTTCTTCTAAATACTTATTCAGTTCGCGTGTATTCGGTTTGAAAGTATCATTCTCATCACATCTATACCTCCAATATGCAGTTTCTCTATCAGAACATTCTTTATTAGAACATACCCAACATTCTGGTATAAAGAATTTGCAATTTTTTCTATGAAGAACATCTGATATATTATGTTTACAAGTGCAACCATCATAACCTCTACTGCACGAACTACATATCCAACAGATTGAACCTAGAGTTTCAATAACATTATTTCTTACTTTTGTTGATAGTGCCATAATCGTAATTTATTTTAAGAACTTTTCATTACCTGGGCATACATATCTGCCTTTTCTAACACCATTAGAGTCATAATCTTCTCGTTTAGGATACATATCTAAGTATTCTTTTGAATATCTGCGAGGGTCATCTTTATCGTATTTTCTGAAATCTTCTGAATATTTCCAACGCTTATTGATACTATCGTATCTAAATCTATCAACATCGTACTCTGTCCATTTTTCTATTTTAAATTCAAATTTCCACTGAGAATCTGAGTTCCAAACAAAGCAATTTAATGCAGTCAAGACCTCATCTTTTACCCAATCCTTAAAGAATAAGTCTCTGTGAACATCTTTTTGATAGCCATAATCAAGAAAATATATGCCTACAATATTTTCTTTATTGCCCCATCCACCATACTCACTTGTAGACTTGAATACTATTGTATCACCAATATTTGCTTCCGAGAAGCAAGTATTAGCCCACTCTCTGAAGAATGTTATAGGATTATCACTATTCATAATTGTTTGTTCTGCTAATTTAACAATTCTTTTGTAGCCAACAAGTATGTCGTTACCATATTTGTTTTATTTGTTTCATAAATTGTTTATACATTTCTTGTATATCTTTAGAATAGTTTTTTCTATATATTGTTCCTTCTTCTCTTTTGACTGCATAATATTTTTCTTTAAAGTAGTCATGTATAAGTTGTATCATTGTAGCTAGGTCGAAGGCTATATAGCTAAGTTGGTATTTATATTGTTGATTAAACTTGATATAGTGTCCTCCCTCGAATATTATTTCTTCTGGGTTTGCTGACAGTGATACAATTGGTTTATTCACGTATGAGTTTTTACTTTCTTGGCATGGGTAGATAAAGAAACCTTGGCATGGGTAGATAAAGAAACAGTCTATCTGTGGAGAGAGGTATTTAGATTTCTCTATTGTGGAGTATTTTGCCTTTGTTACTAGTACCTTGCTATTGCTTGTCCATATAGCAATGATATAGTGTGGTTTATTCAAGTTTAATTCTTTTAGTTTCATATTAAGCAGATGTTTCTATTATTGTTGGGTTATCTACAAGCATCTTAAGTTTTTTCATGCATGTTTTATAGAAAGTTTCATAGTTATGCGCTTTTGTTTTATTAAATTTGCTTTTACATTTACATTCTTTTCTCAGTACGTCATGTGCTGTTTGTATTGATGTTGTGATATAGAAGACGCCAGCATATCCCATTGAAAATTTAACATAGATATAGTTTTTTCCTTTAATCAGTTTATATGGTGAATTAGCCAAGAATGTTATTGTTTGTCCATTATCGGCATCATATATTGAGCAATATGATTTTTCTTTTTTCCATATTGCGTTTTTAAACTTACGGATGACGCAGCGAAGTCTAACGTTATCGAAATAGACGAAATAGTAGTATGTATTTTCTTTGAGGTTATCTATTATTTTTTTTAATTCGTCTTTATCATTAAGTCTATAATAAATTTCTACCATTTAGTCTTCAAAGTTTCCATTAATGATATTCTCTATTCCTTTCACAGTTGCTTCTAGCATAAACGCTCCATATTTATCTAGGTATTTATGTGTAGATTCTCTTGCGTTGATTGCTTCATTGATGGTATATTTCTTATCTTCAACGAATTGGTCGAAGGGTTTGAAATAGTCTTTCATCAGTGTTGCCACATTCTGGATATTTTTCAGTTTTCCTAGAATGAGTCTTTCTTTAATGTCATCCATATTATATTTCTTTTAGTTTCTCATGTAATGTTTTAAAAAAACGATACATTTTTTTGAGTTTTGTTATATACATGGTTTTAGTTAGTTTTAATGTGTCTAGATTTGTAATTTGAATGAAATAGTGTTTTTCTTCTTTCATTAGTATTGTTCTAACAGAATCTAGCAATATTTTTTTATCGCTAGCTATTATGCTAGTGTTATTGAATAGGATTGCGAACATATTTGGTTTTTCGCTTTCATACAGAAGCTCCACCCCTAGTAATTCTCTGTGCATGAGGTGTTCTTTATCATTTACAGAGCCTTTTACTAGTCTAGCAATGTTACCACTTACAGAGAATAGCAATATATCTTTTGTCTTGCTAATCTTAATGTCTTCTGAATAGCTTTTTACTATAAGGCTTTCAATCGACAATAGGTATAGTGGTTTCGTATTGTCCTTATTAATCCATATCATAGTTTTTTGATTCTTTCTATGAGGTGTTTATATTGAGTTTCAGATTCTTTAATTGTTTGTTTAAGTCTTTCTATTTCGCTTTTAGCCCAATTATATTGGTAATCTCTATTGTAGAATAAATTTGCATCTGAATCTAGATTTGTGAGGTGTTGTTCTACTTTTTTCATTGCGGCATCAATAACGCCTCTTTGCTTTTTAACTGCTTCTCTATAATATATGCACAGTTCTTCTTTAGATGTAGCATACACATTTTCTTGAATAGGAAATAGGCATTGATGCCATATTTTTTTTTAACTCTATATGCTAAGTTAATGGTATCTAGGTATTCTCCGTGAGTTATATAGTTTTCTAGCCTCATAGTTAATATCCTTGTTTTAACGGAAATGGTTTTTGTAGTTCAAGCATTTCTAGTCTTTTACTAGCCATTTCGTCTCTTATTTCTTCAAGCGTTGATTCAAGTATATGTTTTTTATTAACCCCAAAGAAAGAGTCTGTCATTTTTCTATTTTTGAAATTGAATGTATTAATGGGAGACATATGTAGGCATAGAACCAAGTTAAATGCTGTATCAATAAATCCTTGATAATTTAAATATCCATCAAGGCCATGTATGAATCCAACTACCATTACCATTTTCTTAAAAAGGTAGTAGTCATCTTGACCAAATCTAGTTTTTGTTATTTTGAGAATCGACATTGTTCTTCTCCATTCTAATGGGCTTAATACATCTTTTAGTGCAATCATGCCATTTCAGCTATTTCCTCGTCTGTGAGGACTTTTTTATATTGTTTATTGTCTTCTGTAATATTTTCTCCAAAGTTGGAGAAATGTGACTTAAAGAGGGTGCATAGTTTTCTCTTTGCGATTGTTTCTTTGCAAGCGACACGTTTATTATCGTAGATGATAGTTTCCTCTTGGCTGCAAAGGTTATCTGGTTCTGATTTCAGTTTATAGTGTGTTTGTACTATTACGAATCCTTTCAATTTAAAGAAATGGTTTCTAAGGTCATTGAAAGCATTGCGAATGGTTTGTTGTGATAGTAGGTCAATATCTATCCACATTTCCGCTTCTGGCGTTTCCTTCAATGGCATTTCCATTGAGTGTTCATTTGTTTTCACCATCAGTTGTTTGATATGTTTCACGTGTGCTTCGATGAATGACAGTCCAATGCGTCTAAAACCTGTGATATACATATCTCTTTTGATACGAATTGGTGAGACTTCAATACCAGTTATAAACTGTTCTGTAAGTTGGTTAAGGTATTTGAAGAAGTCAAGTATACCAATATCGTTACTATCTGTTATTGAGTTCATGTTTTATCTTATTTAAATTATACTTTTTACAATATTCTCTAAGTTCGCAACTTAATTTGAAGTATAATCCCAATGACATTTTATATACGAAATCATCTGGTACTGCTTTTTCCTTATCTTTCATTGGGAATCCACCTCTACCTGTTCCCATGAATTTGCGATATGTTCTTGGTATTCTTGCATCTAAATATGATTCTTCTGTAATAAACCCAACATAGGTACTGCTTTCAAACTGTATTACTATTGGAACGTATTTTTCCGTATTTTTTTTGATTATACTCATGTTTTTTTTTTTCATTAGGTTATATTTAAGACCTCTTTTCATTATTTTATCGTTCAGTTCGAAATATGATGATATGCCTAGTTTATATATGAAGTCACCCCCTTCATAAGTATTATATTCATATTCTTCACATTTTCCAAAACCTTCTAGAAAGTCGTAATACCTAAGTGGTTTTTTAGCTGATTCGTGTGCGAATCCTAGATAAAGGTTATATCCATTTATTATAACTCTAGGCACTAGGTCTTTTTTAATTCCTGAAATGTGTGGATTACTCATAATTCCCAATCATAATCAGTTGTTAATATTTCCTTGAGTGCTTTTCTAATTTTATTTTTAGTTAGTCCTTCTGGGAAATTACCATACAAGTATTTTATAATGATAAATTTATCTAGGTCAAAGTCATAGAAGCCTCTTAATACGTTATGTTTGCTATATGAGAGTTTACAGAATATTCTAGTACCACTCTCATTGCTTCCGATGGTACTGAACTTAAACTTCATATTTCAACAGTGTTTTATCCAATGCGTCTGCGTAGAATTTAATCCAAGCCGCTAGCTGTGTTTTACCATTATCTACTGTTGTAGCTGTGAGGTCTTGTAATATGCTGTCAATTCCACATATGTTTCGTTCAATCTTCTCTAATAGCATTTTAAGTTCCAAATCGTTCTCTTCACATGAGGCAATAAGGTCTTTTACCATCACAGTATTTAAGTTTGTGGTGACACTCCTTATTGATGCTATGTTATGCGATATATTACCACTTGTTAGTTTGCTTACCCTATCTACAAGGCTCTCAAGAATTTGCTGAGTTGTCCTTGCCTTTTCCAACTTACACTTTTCCATAATGCAAATATATCAAAAAAAATGCTCAAAAGCAAAAAGCCTTGAGCATTTTATTCATATTTAACAAACGTTAACGATTGTTTTCCTCATCGTCATTCCTCTGTGAGCATTTCTTCAAGTTCGTCCTCAGTCAGTTCTAGTTCTTCCTCCACTTCCTTCTTCTTCGGCTTCTTGGATGTCTTTTCAGCCTCTTTCATAGCCTTGACGATGGTTTCCTTAATCACCTTTGCCTCTTCCTCATTGGCAATGTGGCAATCTTTCTTATGTACACAGAAACGTTTTTCCCCATCAAAAACTAGATGGTCTCCACAGTCGTATTCATGTTCATACACACCAATGAAATGTTCGCCATTCAATTTCTTACCACTTACCAAGTCACCATTTGCGAAACGATTAGTCTTTGCCATATATTTCTATTATTTATCAGTTTGCTATATTTTTACTATATATTATAATACCACCTACTATAATAATGGTTAAAACAATTAGTATCATGCTGTTTTTACACTTTTATTTTTTGCAAAGATATGAAAAAAAACTAAGATAACCAAACTATTTATAGATAATTAGCATTTAAAATTATTGAAATGAAAAAGATATATTTAAAAGAAGAGCAATATAATCAAGCAGGAACTGATTTCCCTTATTATTATGACCCCAAAACAGATGAGTGTTATGAGGGTGCTTGGAATACCATGTATGCCTATCCATTTGGTTACTGGCCAATTGATTACAATGGCACTGAAATGTTTTGTGTTGGTGATGCTTACGACATGCACTCAAATGCTTGTGGTAAGGCTGCTGAAAAGTATTTCATGGACTGTATGACGGAACAAGTGGAAGAGAGCGCATATAACCTTGAAACTAACTTATCCACATTTGTTGATGAGTTAAAAGATGGGGGTTATACGTATAATGAGGAAACTGATTTCTATGTATCTGCTGATGGTAGTGATGAGTTTGACCTTGATGATAAGATAGATGAGATTAGTGAGGGCGTATATAGCATTGATTATGGCTATATAAAGGAATGTGTTGAATCAGCTATAGAGAATCTTACTTACCCAAGTCAAGAAGAAATCACTGAGTATGCATTAGAAAAATATGCAAACGAATACGATTTTACCACAAAAGAGGGTATTGATATTGCAATGCAAGAGATTGGTATGAATTTCGACTCTTTTTTTGAACAAGGAAGGAATGAAGGTAGGATTTGGCCAAAAGACAATCTTATCTCATTCTATGAAACGGAACAGCCAGACCCAGATACACTGATGGATATTCTCCAAGATTTAAGTAGATGTAATGAAATTGGTCTTAGTTATGAAGAAATGCTTAACTTCATGATGGTATTTGAGGATTGGAGAAATGATGGTGAAGTAACTGCTTGTACTGTATCTGACTATATTGATGGAAACTACGGACCAGAATCATATGAGGATGATGAAGAAGATGATGAGATACAATATGCAAGAGACGGTAAGACGCAGTTTGTTCCTCACTTGGCTAGTCCTGAAGAGAAAAGAGAGTTCTTTAAAGATTTTAGAAATACAAGAGACCAAGCTGTATTCGTTCCACGTGAAAAGGGGGCTGGTTCTCTAGCACGTTATCATGCATTACGTTATCCTTATGGAGAAAGTAAAAATAAATTAGGTAAGATAATTAGGGAAGAAATAGAAAAATTAATGGAGAGACAGAAATAGCCTCTCCATTTTTATTTTAATACAAGCTCATCAAGGATATTTTAATATGTTCGATATGAAGAAGACATTTCAAAATAATCAACCATTGTTGGTTTTGTAATGTAAGAATGTTTTGAAATTCCTATACAATTTGATGGGTTTTTACCTAGGTTAATTACAAAGGCATTCACCAAATTGTTTTCAACTAGATAAGTTTTTTTAGTTAACAATATCAACATATAATTTCTTAAAGTAGATGTTGCTTCTGGATATACTAGTTTTATAAAAACTTTTTTTTTACCTTCCTTTAATAATGGGTCTTGTAATATCTTTTTTATCGTTTCCTTTGCCATATTTTCTTTCATACCATTTGAAAGTTTTAGTCATTAAATCAAAGGTGTATATAACTACTCCAGCCACTGTAATGGCAGTATCAATTTTTTTTAGTATTCCCATAATTATAATTCTTTTATCTTAAAATGTTCATCAAATCTTTTTTGGTGAATATAAATTTGTAGTTATCGTCTATAATAATTTCATAATTGTTTCTGTGGCAGGTTTATAACTTTCAACTTCTTGACGTATTTTCTGTACCTTTTGTTGTCATTCGATTATGGGCAAGATTGCCTATTGTAATCTTCTCCATATCATCCGCAATTATATCAAACCATCTAATTGCCTTATCTAATAACTCTTCTCTTGTCATAACTATTCGTGTTTAATAAGTATGATTTTCACTTTATCACCAAACTTAATGTCAGCAATTTTCTCTTTATCTTTGACAGAGATTAGTGGAGTAAACATTCCGTCTGAAAAGAGTTCAGAATCTATGGCTTTGTTTAGCATTTGTTGCTCTTTCCACTGAGCACCTTCCTTTATCAATTGCCTGCATAACTGATGGAAACCGCTACGAAGTGCTATTGGAACTTTCAGTACTCTTTTTCTTGCAAATTCTTCCAAATCCTCGCTTACAGACTCTTCTTGCAAGGAGTCTATATAGTAATCAAGATTGGATAATATATGAAATGCTCCTTCTTCACTTGGATTTTCAAAGTTACCATTGGCATCCATAAGGCCATCTTGTGTTTTATTAATCCATTCCCTAATTTTCTGTACTTTGTCTGTCATACCTCTTCTCCTTTCTGTGCTTTATTCCTTTTTAATTTATCATTATTTACGCAAGCGTACTTGTTACCACAAATATATGTATTACCAAAAAAATGTATGTATTCGCATTTGTAACATTTTTGATTAATACTGTTCTTTTGTCCTAAGTCCATTACTTATTCTCCTTTCTGTGCTTTAAATCTTTCTGGATAGCCAATTTTTTCAAGCATCGACCATTCTTCTTTATCCAACCGCATATCTTCAATATGCTCTTTTACTGCTATAAGATGTCTTGCTATTTCTCCAAGTTTCTCTAAGTCAGCCTCTTTCACTTCAATGGTGTCAATACTTTTAAGCGCATTATCATATGTCGAATTAAACTGGGAATAGCCATATACTTCTGTTGATTCAGTTCTCGTTAGTCACCAAGAAATTCCCTATTATTTTCTATCCTCCCATATACTTTTTGAAACCTTCAAGCACAAACGCTCTGTCATAACCACCACTATTATCTTTAATGTGTGGGGCAAAGTATTCGCAAGCCTTCTCAATAAAGACATCAGTACGGACATATTCAATATCATCATCACTACTTTTGTAGTCAAACCATCTTTCATCAACATCATTAGTTTTATAATCTTTTGAAAGATAAATCTTATCAGGTGCTTCGTTTGCTTTCATAACTCACTCCTCCCTTAGTTTCTTTAAATCATTATATAAAGAACTTAAAACCCGAACTTCTGTTGGAAAAGTAACTTCGTTGTATGCTTCGATACACTTTTTAAGAAATTCCATTTGCTCATCACTCGGTTTCCAAGTGTATCTGTCTTTGAGGGATTTTCTCAGCCAATCCACAAGTGAACAATCTCCGCCAAAGAATTTCATAACAGCATACTCTGTTCGCCTAAGATTTGTTTCATCCTCTTCACTCCAAGCATGTGGTTGCTCAATCTTCTTTAACTCTTTCTTCTCAAAGTCAAAGGTATATCCTGCATCAGTCATTGCCTTTTCAAGCGCATCATGCTGCTCTTTAGTAGCAGGACATATCTTATTTCTTGTAGTTACTGACACATTATCCACTTCTTTACTATGGAAATTATTTGTTTGCCCGTTATACCAACAATATAAAGAAATACGGTTTTGTACTGAGTATGATTTGAATAGTAAAATTTCTTCATTACAAACAAGTATATCACCATCCTTTGCATCTTTATTAATGTCCCACAAACGATAATCGTTGTCTACAAGTTCTGTGCAAAGTGCCCCGATGGTATCCCCACCGAAATCAAGTCTATAATTATCTTTTAATACCTCAAGAACCCTTACTACATTACCGTATTCAATGTTTACAAGCCAATCACCTTCATGAAACTTTGGCTCAACCTTATCAGCAGGCTTCTGCTCAACAATATCATTTTGGAATACAGAATTACCGTCCTTATCCTCATACATTGGGTTATCTGTTCCGTCTTCAACAATATTGGCAATGGTAAAACTTACCAATCTTCCAAATGAGTTATAGTAAATAGTGTCGCCAACTTTATGTTTAGGAGTGTGCTTCTGCTCAATTTTCTTTAACTCTTTCTTTTCAAAGTCAAAGGTATATCCTGCATCAGCCATTGCTTTCATTAAAGCATCACGCTGCTCTTTGGTGGCAGGATGAGTATCAATTTGTTCATGACGACCTCCAATGCTAAAACCTCGAAGTTCACCATCACATTCAAGATAGATATAAGAATGCCAACATATACCTTCACATCTTGAAAAAATACCTATGTTATTATATTTATCAGCAAGCACATCACCATTCTTTGCATCTTGGATAGTCCAAAGATGAATTTTATCATCATTTAAAAATTTACTTGAAGTAAAATCTTTTCCATTAATATCAAGCCCAACATAATATTGTTCTTGTACATCAAGTATTTGCGCAACAGTATTGCCTCTTACAACCCAGTCTCTTTCATGAAACTTTGGCTCAACCTTATCAGCAGGCTCTTGTTTCTCTACTAACTTAACAGGACATTCTTCAATACAACCTGCCCTATCACAAGTCTCACAAATGTCATGATGATTAGCATTATCAACTTTTTCTTCTTTGATTGCTTCAAGTGCTGATTTACCTTGTTCTCCTTGCTTTTCAAGACAACAGTCATATTCTACTTCTTTGAAGAAACTATTATGTTCTTCTTTACTATATTTAGGACAATAATATGTACATGCTTGATTTATTAAAGAGTAATCTTCGGGAGAATAGTATTTTACACCTTTTATCCATTCTACACCTGCATATTTGTGTGTTTTTGTACACAAATAATTTTTACCTTTCTTAATTTTTATAGATTTACCTTGCTTTTCAAGCCAAGCAAGAATATCTTTCTTAGGTATTAAACAATAGGTAGTGTTATCGTCTTGTAACTCGAAGAATGTGATAATTGCTTTCCTTATCTTCTCATCCTCATTCTCTTCTTTGAGTTCTGGGAAGATATAGTTTAACTCTTTTTCGCTAAACATTCGTTTTGCTTTTGCAATAGCCTCGTCATATCTTTGAGCTTTTTGTTCTATCGTCAGTTCTTTCATAATTATTTCTTCTTTATATTATATATCCCTTCTGATGCTTCAAGAGCAAGACCTTTTGGAATTAGATATCGATAATCAAAGTGATGAGCATTGAGCCAATCAAATACAGCTTGTAATTCAAGAAATGAAAATGAATTTATTGAAGAATCTACAATTAGTATGAAGCCTTCACGAATTTCAACACCTTTTCCTAATATTTCTTGTACTTCACATAGTTCTTCCTCCGTCATGCTTGACATCGGTCGAAGATATGGTTTAATCTTAAATTGATAGAAATTCATGATATGTATATCTGATAATTCTTCATCAAACTCATGACGACCATCAGTATTGCATTTCACCATTGTTCTATACGGTAATCTTGCATATAAATCTTTTAAAAGCAGTTCTTTATTTTCTTTTTTCATAATAAGATAATCTTTTTCATAACTAATCTTCTATTTTGATATTTTTAATTTCTAACCACTCTTCAAAAGTTGTTGTATTAATAGCACCGTATTGCTCAAACAAAGCAACTTCTGTGTGATATTGATTTGTTGCGTCTTGTCTTTTCATACTCTACTATTTATTTGTTACTTTTAAAAGACTTACTAATGTTTCGTTTTGCTCTTGCAATAGCCTCGTCATATCTTTGAGCTTTTTGTTCTATCGTCAGTTCTTTCATAATTTCTTCTTTTTTATTATTGTTAATGCAATCATACTTATTATTACAAACATGCCACTTCCACAAAAACCTATATATTTGCAATCATAGCAATCTTTATTGATAGTATTTTTTGTCCGTAGTCTATAATTACAAGAAATTTAATTCGTGTAATTTTTCAATCATAACCACGCAAGCATCAATAGAGTTGTCGAACCAAGTAACTGTTTCTTTTCCAAAAGATGTTTCTGCTATACAAGTATGATAATTATGTTCACTACTTAGTTTATAATTTGGAATAATACTAAGCAACGCTGCAAGACTCCAAGCAGGGTATACTGCATTCTTCGAATACTTAGTACCAAGCCAAAAGGTTGTATTTGGTGCTTTCTGATTAGTAGTACCATACCATCCGCCATCCGCACTTTCTATTGGCAGAAACTCTGCCAACTTCTTTGACTGTTCTAGGTCAGTATATGATTTAATTGCTGCCATAGTTATTAAAATGTTTTATAAGCATATTATGTTTAAATAAATCTATGAATTCTTCTACTGAACCTCCATAAGTATATTTTTTTATAGTTTTCTCTTAGTGTCATAATTATTCAAATTAAATGTTATACCCGTCATTTGGAGTGTGTTCTTTTTCAAATTTAGCGAGATACATTATCCATAATACTAGAATTACGAATATGATTAGACATGGAATAACTAATACTAAGCCTTTCATAATTATTTTCTTTTTGATGGTTTATAAGCTGTTATTTCTTTTAGTTTATTGATAAAGCCATTCCACCCATTAATTTCAGTATCATCAAACTTAATACCAAGAACAATCTTATCAGACAGTACATTGGTTGGGTCTAATCTCATTGTGAGGACACTTATGGTGACGTTATAATACTTCGCACTACGATAGGTATAAAGTATTCTGTTTGCCTTCTTATTTCTCTTTGCCACATACCCAAAGAAAGATTTACTCTCTAATATATTCTCAACGGCTTCGAGTTGTATAAACTTGTTTTTACTCATAGTGCAAAGATACGAAAAATAATTATATTATCCAAATGCTTTAAGGTTTTTTAACCTTTTCAAGCATCAGTGTCATAACATATTCATTAGTGTGCTCAAGGTCTATGTTACCAGTCTTAGTATTCCTCACTATCAATGACTTTAAGATTGGCTCTAACGATGCAAAAAGGTGTTGTGGATAACCTTTAAGTAATAGTTTACATACAACGTTATCCTCTTCTACCTTGGTTTCCTCAACCCTTTCTTGCGGCATCATATTATCCAATGCTTGTGTAACAAGTGACTGTACGTTATCCCTTTGAGAATCGTTCATTGGTATCTCATTGAGAGCCTCGGTAATTTGACCTTTGTATATAGCGACTAAATCTCTTCTATTTCCAGCCATTATCCCAACAGTGTTTTTCTAATTATGTTACCGTCCACATTAGGGAACTTAGCCTTAACCTTTGGAACAATCTGACCCATATCCCTCATTGTAGGGGTATAGCCCTCTTCCTTTGTTGCAAGGTAATCTGCGATTACCTCCTTAGTGAAGTTTACTATGTCTTCCTCAGTTGGCTGTTTTGGAGTAAACTGCTCAATAACAACAAGCTCTGCCTTTTCTTTCTCATAGGCTTCTGTATTACTAGCTTTCTGATAGGCTTCCATTGTCTCCTTGTGGTTGCTAGCCATCCTAAGAAGCACCTTAACCTCTTGGTCTTGTGTGTTCTTATACTCCTTATTGGTGTCATAGTTGATATTGCTCTCACGTATAAGCTCTGCCTTAATGAGCTTGATTGCGTCAAGAGTACCTTTCAGCTTCAGTTCCTCAAACAGTTCCTCTGGAGTCTTGTCCTCGTTTTTAATCTGAGTGTACTGTGTAAGCTCTTTAGCTACCTTGTTAAAGGTGGTGTCGATTACTCTTAGTATAGAGTCCTCGTACTCTTTAGTATTGAAATTCATAACATTTAATTTTTATAATTTTTCGTTTTTAGACCACATAAAGTTTTTATGCTGTTTGTATTTACCACTACAACAGAGTGATACGCATGATGGTGAGAATCCTTCCTCTTCGGTTGCTTTAACACTATCCCATCGTTTCACTAGATTACCATCCATATCAAACTGATACACAACGGTTTTCTTCTTTCCACTATTTTTACGTGGATGGAGTCTCTGACTCCTTTTGAAATTCTCAATCGTTTCTGGCTTATTCAAATTTTCCTTGTGTGTCATCAAGCATAGATTCTCCAAGTTGTTATTCTGTGGATTTGTATCTATATGGCACACAATCAATCCATCTGGTATTTCACCATTAAAGGCTTTCCATACTAACTGATGAACATAGAAATGTTTTCCTTTAGCCTCTTTATTCGATAGAGAAACGTGTAGGTATCTAGTGGAAGGTATTTTTCCAGGTAATAGTGTTTTACCGAATTTATTCTTTACCTCTCCATGCTTATTCACCTTATAGTTTTCAAAATCAGGAATTTGCTTCCACTCTTCTTCATCTAGTTGAGCAGAAGCATTTTCCAATTTCTTGGCTACTACCGATTCGTGGTATTTTTTCCTAGCTTGTTCCCTTATTCTCTCTTTATTGGCTTGATACCAATTCTTAGAGTAGTTGGGATTTTGCTCTCTCCATTTTTTAGCTTGTACAGAAGATGACATTATACCAAATCGTTATTAATCTTAATGATTGTAGCAACAGTCATTTCGATTAACGATTCCAAGTCTCTGTAGTCGCACACCTCAACTTGTGTGTGCATGTTGCGGTTAGGGATAGAAAGCAGTAGTGTCTCAGCGTCTGTAGAAGACTGTTTAATCCACACAGTATCAGTTCCACCACTTCCGATAGCAAACTCTTGATAAGGTATTTTATTTTCCTCACAAACGCTCTTTACAAGTTTTGCAAGGTGTTTGTTGCTATCAACGCCATGTGCGATAGCACCTCCTTTACCGAGTTTAATATCACCCCATTCGTTAGGGCTGACATAATCATCGTCTGTTGCAAAAGTTACATCGTAGTCAATAGAATACTGAGGGTCGATTTTGGATGCAGCACCTACAGCACCGCTAGCTGATGTTTCTTCTTGAGTGCAAGCAACACCATATACTTTAACCTTTGTGAGATTCATGGCTGACAGTCTCTTCAAGACCTCTGCCATGACAAACACGCCCACCTTATCATCAAGACCACGACTAGCGAAGCGATTCTCTCCCAACAGAATGGGAATATCGCAGATAGTAACTGGGTCTCCTATTGAAACAAGTTTTGCGGCTTCTTCCTTTGTCTCAGCACCTATGTCAATTTTCAAGTCTTTGACTTTGATTGCCTTGTCCTTGTTTTCTCCGTGATATTCAATGTGAATGGGTGTTTTACCAATTACACCATGAATCATTCCATTTGATGTATGGATTGCTACGGTAGAACCTGGCAATACCTTTGGGTCAATACCTCCATCTATGATGAAATGAATAAAACCCTTATCGTCAATGTTCTGCACTTGAAGAGCAATTTCGTCAATGTGGCCAGAGAGCATGATTTTAACATCACCGCTACCTACTGAGAATGCAGCATTACCTACCTTGTCGATAAACTCAAAGTGGGCAACACCGTCCAAATAATTCTGTACTACTTGAGTGGCATTTTCCTCGTAACCACTAGGGCTGAATGCTCTTAAAAGCGCATTTAAAAAAACTTTATTCATTGCAAATTGATAATATTTTAAATATGTTTTCTAATCTTTTATCGTTTCTTGTTCCGTCTCTTTTCAATACTGATACAAGTTGTTTTTCGCCAATATAACTTCTAAAATATGGCGGTATGTGTTTTTGATGCGTTAAAAGAAAATACCTCCACATAAAAAGTCTATAAAAAGTAGGAGTACAACGTTCTCTATAAGTAAAATCGTCTATTAAATCTGATGCTGATTCAAAATATATTACAGCTCCAGAAATGCTTAGTGGATGTCTGACTAGCCAATTAAACCTTTCCCTTCTGCTCATTGTGTTAGATTCAAACATCAAAAACTGATATTTGTATTCACGGCAAAACTGTAAAAATAGTTTGGCTATCCATCTTGAATGGTCTGAATAGTATTTTATGTGTTCGATATACATTATCCGAATACTTCTTTGAATGGTTGGAAATTACCATGTGGGTTATGCTCTCCATTTGTTGATGGAACATTCAATATGGCAAAATGTATCACCTTGAATAACCCTTGGTATTTCTCCGAAGCCAAAACATCAGCAAAGAACTTTGCCATCTGTTCTGGAGGTGTGCCATAAGCGCCACAGCCAAATGCACTGAGAACTAATGAATCGTTTTCATTCTCCAATGCAATGTTCAATATCTGTTTAATCTTGTTCTTGATAACTGTTTCAACCCAAGGAACAATCTTACCATCCTCTACCCTCGGATTCTTAACTGCTGGCAGTGTGATTATATCCACGTAGAACGGCTCTTCCATGAGCTGATAGTCAACATCATCACTCCCTCTGAAAACGATTACCTTGGGGCTATAAATGCCGCCATAGTTCATTTCTAGTGGGTATCTCTCATCCCTCTGTTCAATTCCATATTCATCACCTATGTGGTGGAACTGATAGAGTGACTTAAAGAGATTGGTTCTTCTAAATAAGTTTTCTTCTTGTGCCGCAGAACCTGTGATTACGCCACCTCCAGGGGTATGGAATGAAGCCATATTTAAGACTGCTGGTTTTAACCCATTATCAATCATACTTTTAGCTTCATAGAGGCAATCATTGTTAATTACTTTAATTTCTGTTTCATAACGAGGTAGGGTGTCATGCTTCACTATGACTTTATTTCCATAGAACTTTGTGCCTTGAATCATGTAATCATCAAGACCATCTATGCGAATTTCTTTACCATTAGGAGAGGTGTAGATGCCTTTCTTGCACAATTCTACTGTATTCGCATATAGTTCTGCTCTTTTTGGTTTATTCATCATACTCAAGTCTGAATTTATAGTCAAGAATCATTGCTTCATTTCTCGTAATTTCTTTCAAGCATTCGTCAGCCTTTTTTTTGTCGGAAAGAGTATGTATTTTTTCTCTTAAAGTTGCATTTGCGTTGACTAATTTAGTGATAGCCTCCGCTAGTACATTTTTTGATGCCATATTTTTATTACTTTTTGGTTTGTTTTTAGCAAAGATATAAAAAAAAAATAAGTTATACAAAAAATAAACGTTAAATATTGTTACTTTTGTGAGATTCACGATATTTTTTTTGGTAAAGAGAAAATCTATCTTTATTATCTTGGTAATATTTTTTTATTTTATCTTTATGTAATTCATCATATAAACGTTTATATTCTTTTTTTTCTTCTCGATGTTCCTCTACATATTTTTTTTGATACTCATATATTTTATTTTTATTATTTTTATAATATTTCTTTTTATATGTTGCTATATCTTCTTTGTGATTTTCTACATATTTTTTTCTGTATTCTAATATTTTTTCTCTATTTTTTTGGTAATATTCTTTTCTATGCTTTTTCTTTTCTTCTTCACTTATCCGTTCTACTTGTCTGCCTTTTTGTCCTCCGCAAGTAACATTAAGAACATCATAATCAGTATTGTTCTTATAATGTTCAATCCAGTATTTCTCACGTTCAACACCTTCATCAACAGATAAATTGTTTTCTATTATCACCATTTTAGGGTGTTCAACGCCATGTTCAGCACTAAACTGGTATGTTTTTTCACTTTCTCTGTGTCTATGGGTATAATGTCTACTTTTGGGGTTAATAGTTCTACCAATATAAATGGTATTAAACTCTTCCCATAAATAAATGTAAATGTTATCTCTTTTTTCATTCATAATGATATTGTTTTGATATAAATATCACTATAAAGCAAAAAGTCGCCAGAAAAAAAAAATCATAATACCAAGTTATTTCTTTAGTATTATGAGTTTTTTAATCAGTTTTAACAGTTAAGTACACAAATTTGTTTCAATATGATTATTTAGAAGGTCGAATTTCCTACTAATGACCGTTAAATCCTCTTGAATTGACGGTATTTTCGATTCAATCATACCTTTCAGATTATTAAGGTTCTTGAGAAGGGTCTCATTCTCCTTATATAGCTGTGCATTATCTTCTAACAACTTGTTAATATCAATTGGCTCACCACCACGTCTTCTTGTTTGTTCGTTGTGGCTATTTTCCCATGCTTTAACAAGGTCTAATTCTTGCTTGATAATATATCCAAGCTCCAATATGAGGCTCTTATCCCTCTTATTGCTTGCATTAGCATTAAGCTCAGATAAAATATCAATACACCTATTTAAATCCCTACCGTTAATCATTGTTTAAACTTTATAAATTCCACCATTAATCAGCCTACGCATTTCTTGCTCGAAATACTGTAACTGGGTTTCAGTTACGTTGTATAACCAGTCATTGAGATAGCGTTGATATTTAGCGTGGTTATTAACTCTAAATCTCCACTGGAGATATGTTTCTAATTCCTTAGTCATATATTAGTCCCAATTTTCTTCATCGTATGGGTCATAACCATTATAGCCATAACAACTGTATTGTGGATTGCCACGGTAATTTGTACCGCTATAAGATGGTTTTGCCTTGTTAATAATTGACTTTTTCAGCTTGCTTTTGTATTCATCACAGATTGGTTTAATGGTCTCACCGTTATACTCAATCTTAGGGATAATGATTTTGTGAACGATTTCACCAGTGTTCATATCCACCAAAGCTAGCAGTTCCTCATTCCATTCATAACCATAACTAGCAAGGATTTCAATAGCTTCTCTCTTCTCAAGAGGTGTGCAAAGACTCCACCAACTGTCTTCTACAAGTGTGTCAATAGTCTTTTCACATGGTTTTTCTTTAGTTGCCACGTCCAAAGATGGGGCATAACCCCAACCTACGCCATTATCAAGATTGCTACAATACTTATAAGAATCGTAGTATGCCGCCAAGGAGAACTTCTTGGTATATTGGTAGTCAGGTGCTAAGTCTACACCTTCAAAGATACCAAAAGTTGTTTTGTTTTCTGTAGCACCATTGTATGTGCTATACTTAATGAAATCTCCCTTATTGAATGCTTTTTTTGTCTCTTCCATCTGTATATAAGTTGTATCTTTTAATTATTCTCAATACCTCTTGATTAACATAGGGATAAGGATTCATACCCTTGCTTATCATGCTTCTAACTAGCGTTGAAGATGCGTCCATTCTCTGCATCTTCACATACCAAAATCCTTTTGTTGTGTAACTATTCTTATTTCCCTTATGTATACTGAACGGTCTAGTAGGAATATAAATTTCAGTACCATTACCTCTTTTAATCTCAATGAAACCAACTTTATCTTTGATGTCAGTTTCAAAAAATTTCCAATTTGGAACGGCATCAATGGTATCGCTTCCACAGATTAAGAAGAGTTCATCGTTTGGGTATATCTCACGAAGCTTCTCTATAACCTTATAGGAGTACGTAGGAGGCTCAATGTCTTTTTCCAATTCACACACTTCACACTTCCCATCAAACGCCTCTATTGAAGCATTTATCATATCACAGCGCACATCAAATGGTGCTGGATTATTCTCTTTCCAAGGGTTGTGCTGTGCAACAACGAATAATACTTTATCGCAAAGACCACTGTTCAATACGCAAGATGCGATATTGATGTGTGCGATATGAATTGGGTCAAATGAACCAAGTAGCAATCCTATTTTCATAATTATCTCCCACTAAAAGGTCATATATATCAGAGCCAAATGCTGCTCCAATACAGAATAGATAGTAAAGCGGCCATGCTATTGCTCCGAAAGTAATAATTGTTTTCTTGTTATTTGTTAATTTTGACATGAGAGCAGTATCTACTATACCCTCTTTCCATAAGGTTTCTTCCCCATATCTTTTTATTCTAGTCTCAACATCTTTCCTAACGATTAGGCATGTTATTACATATACCAAAATGGCTAAAAAGATAAAAGTAAATGTCATTATCGTCATTTTTTTGCAAATATATGAAAAAAAACTTAATTATCCAAATTTTTTAAGTTTTTTTAGGATTAAAAGAACTTGTCTACATTATTAATATAGACTGAATGTATCTCTTTATCTGCTGTTATCTTATCCAAAGGTTTAACAGAAGATTTTTCAACATAAGAAGTTATTATATCGTCACAGTCTGTGGGTGTAAGATATGGTCCAATCCAGATGGTTTCAGCCCATTCTTTATGTCTGACATAATATTTTCCATCTTTTGCTTTTCTAGAGATAAAAGCACTTCGTTCAATTGGTCTTCTATACCAAGGTAATTGTTTTACTTTCTCTTCAATTGAGATAGATTTAACTTGCCTACGATGTTTGGCAACGAAACTTGAAATATCACTCATAAGCCTAGCCAAATTAAAAATCCACCAACACTGCAAAATGGGTTGACCTTATGATACCAAAGAAACATCCATAGTAAGGTAACTATAGTTATTGATATTAGCCAAAAAAATAAAGTAAAAATTTTTGCTTGTATCGTATCATACTCATAACATTGTAATGTAATCCACAAGCATGAGCATAACCACCCAATAAATGCTAGAATTGCATAGAACAGCATATCATTAATAAAATAAATGGCTAGCCTTTCTTTGAAAAAAGCTAGCCATGAATATTAGTTTTCGAGTAGCTTGGCTAATTTCTCGTCATACTCTTGTAAAATAAGCGGATAATACATTGAATAAAACTCACGTATATCATCAAGTGAGTAGTCTTTCTTCATCTGTCTCAGAATACATTTAGCTTCTAAGATGATAATCTTCTGAATATGTATATCTGGAACCTTACCATCACACCAATCTTCAGCCATCTTATTGAAGATGCTGACATATCCCAAATACTCTGCAAAAAGGATAAACAAAGGTGCTTCTACAATTATCACCTCTTCATTTGGCTGCTGATTTGTCTTAGTAGCAACCTCAACTACTGTTTTTGTTTCTGTACTCATTTTTATGTTATTTATTTACCAACTATCTACGTCTGTGATATTTTTAACTTTTCCACAATACGGGCATACGATGTCAACACTACTACCTATTCCAGTAGGTGTGAATATATACTTGAAAGGTGCATATTGCCTCAACGCATAGTGTGGTTTTGGTCTACACCTTTTATGCCATTGTTTAAAGTCATTGGCTCTTTTTTCTTCTACTTCATTTAACTTAAATTCTGTCATCAGTAAAATAATTCTGGACGTGAATAGACCACGCTATTCTTATTTTCTGAGTCGGTATGCGCATTTGTATCAGCATTGAATATAGTAGCTGCCGAGATAAATGCAACATCATTGCAATTGTTCTGTGTCATTTTCTGTGACCTCTTCTTTTGATACTGTTATTTTAAAATTCCTTTTACACTTATCTTTCAATGCTTTATACACTGGGTTGCTATACTCCTTGTAGCCATAGTATGAACCTTGTGGAGCATATCTAGTATATTGCACATCTGCACTCATACTCCCATTATAACTAGAATTAGTAGTTCTAGCTGGGTAACTTCTTCTATAGTCACCGCTTGTTCTGTTCATGGTGCTATGATTATACCTAACCGCCCCATAATCAGAATAATCAGGAAAGAACCATGATATTTCATCTGGGTCAATTCCATTTCTTCTCAAATATTCTCTATCATTCTCATCAAAGAATGTATAGATAGCCCATATAATGATGGCAATTGGAAAGAACATATAGATAAATGAACCCTTTGCAATCATATGTAACAATCCCAATATTGCAGCAATCATTACTGTTGCCCTAAAGCTAGTATAAAGCATATTTTATTCTTTTTCTGCAAAGATACAAAAATTTTTTGTAATATCTAAATTTTCTATCTTAAAAAAAGTTAATATTTTTTTCTTTTAACAAGAAATTTTGCAAACACACTATTTTTCATCATTGTGCGTTCTTTCTGTTCCTTATCACCAATTCTGCGATAAGTGGCAGAATCTCCATCTTTTGTAAGTATGAAAATCTCTCTTCTTTCAAGAGTTACAAGAGGCGGAACATGGTAAACTTTATTTACTTCTATAGACTCCCAAGGTGTAATACTCCTAAGTTTGTCTATTTTCTCCTTCAATTCAGATACTGTATTTAGTTTTGCCATATTTCTAATATTTTAATACTTTTGTGATAAATACGGTATCAATATCCTTGGGATATACAGAAGATAGTGTTTGACTCTCTTTACCATATTCATCTATTTCACTACAACGGAGTAATGTATCGCTTTTCATAACAACCCTTACCACTTTTCTTGATTGAGAGAGAATCTTTGGTATAACGTATACTCCACCCTCTTCAATGTCATCCCATTCTACATGTTTTGGGAGTTCCATAAGTTTCTCCCTTCTTTCAGTATAGGTCATTGTTTTATATGATTTAACTATTGGTTCTACTTCCTCTTTTGATGAAGATACTTGTGATGGCGCAGGTAATGCTTTATTGCTTATTTCTTTAGCAAGCATTTCAGATGAAACACTCATTTGTGTGACACCTCTATTTTTAGGACACCACGCTGGTGGTGTTAGAGGAACCATAGGTCCAGTTTTAGCCTTAATGATTCTAGGTCTTGAATAGGAACTAAACACTACCATGAATCTGCCACAGCAAGCGTTGAATTGAAGTCTATCATCGCCTATATAATTCTTAATTAAGTTGCCACAAAGGTGACAAGATGTACAAGTGTCCATATTTTCTTTTTTTTGCGTATCTTCTAAAAATAATTCTTGGTCAAAAATACAAGTTTCACATTCAGTGCAGCTTTTGCCAGCACAAGGGTGATTCATATCTGTTTCTTTATTTAAAACATGTGCCATTACGTCTTTATATTAGTTAATATAACCAACTATCGTCATCATCATCTTCTAACTCTTCAAACCCCAAATCGTAATCTGTTGGGTGATACCACTCTGAATAATTAGATGGTTCTTCCAATCTCTCAAGTGTGGGAGGCATCATTCTAGTTGGTCTTCTCCTATGTCCATTTTCATCAATGATACCCCTATCTTTCAAGAACTCGATGAAACGTTGGTCTACAGTTAATCCTCTTGGGTCAGCCATTCCATTACACTCTAGATATTCTCTCTGAGCATCTATCAATCTCTTTACTTCCTCTGGGATGTTCTTTTCTGTTTCGTCAACAAAATCATCACCATAGATTTCTTTACAAACCATGTTGAAGGTTTCTTGACCGATACGCTCAATCTCTGAGAAATTACCAACTATCTTTTCAACACAACAATGTAACAAAGTATTCAATAGTTGGGTGATACGCATTTGCACCTTACCCATATCCCCATTGTTTTCCTTTGTTATCATGTTGTCTTTACCAAGCAATTGTCTTAGGATAGAAAAGATGTCTTCTTTATTAGATGCACTACAGAATGGGTTATCTCCTTGCTGTGCGTCCCTTACATAAGGCTGCATACATTCTAACATAGCATATACGCTAGTGGTTAAATCGTGACTGTAAATTGATTTACCACAAACCCCTATAAAGCATCTAAATCTGTGATATATCTTTCTGTTTTTAAGTACCCTACACAGACACCTAAATACCATATCCATCAATACATTGTCATCCAATTTGGTATTCATTGCAAATATATAAGTTTTTAGTTTATTTTCAAAATATAAAAAGTTAATTTTTTTTAAATGCTTCCATATCATTGTAATATTTACAATTGGGGCAATATAGGAATGGCCTCATATTGTTCTGCGGAAGCGTGACCATAAGGCACTTCCAAGGAAGGAACTTATGACCACACTCCCTACACTGTATGACATATTTTATTTCTGTTTTATCGAATTCTTCCATTATTACTCTACGTCAACATATAAAGGTTTATATACCATATCATAGTTTTCATCAAGTAATGATACACAATACACCTCAGTACCGTTATGGTCAGTCTTTTCATGATTACAACTATGAAGATGGCCTTGAAACACATACTTTGGTTTCGCCTCGTCTACAAATTTTCTAAGAGACTCATTGCCAATATGAGTACCATCTGCCCACCAACAATCTCGCTGTAATAATACGTCACTTATACCATATGGAGCATCATGGGATAATATAATATCAATCTTACCAATAGCCTTTAGATGTCTCTCATACCTTTCGTCTTGTTCCTCATAACTAGGCATGAAAGCCCATCTTCCAAATGGCTTACATAACGGTGTACCATAAATAACCTTTCCTTCATATTCAAATGTTTCACAATCCAAATATGTTATCTTATCTTGACCTTGCAGTAATAGTCTCATTCTATCTGGATGCCTCTCTAACCAATGGTCCTTTATATTCAACTAGATTCGTTACGTCTAGTCCGTCTTTTAAACTGCTCATGGATTTCCCATGAGAATTGACTATATCTTCACCCTCGCCATTATACGTTAGGGGCAGAGCATTTCCACTCACTTGAGTGTACTCGCATTTCAGCGATAGTCGATGAACCTTCATCCATATAACGATGGATGCTTGGCTGCTTTTAGTAGGTTTCCCAATCCTTAACATTTTTACCATACCCTACGCATTACCATAGGTTTCTTATGTGTGTTGCCACCATAAGAAGGTAGTTAAGGCTCTAAGGGGTTTCCAGCAATTAGCTCTGTTTCACTTGATGATTTCTCATCAAGAGCACAAAGTATTTTTTCAAATTTGTTTTTTTTGCTTTCTTCAAACACAAATGCGTTTTTGTACATATAATTGTAGAGTTTTCTAATATTTCCTCTACCGCTATATTCCATTGTACAAATATGCTTAGTTGTGTTGTTGTTTGGATTTTTAGCTTTGGAAAAATTAAGTTTCGTTTTTTTTAATTTTATTTCTTCTATTAAAAAATTTTGAAATGCTAAAACGAATTCTTCGTTTCCAGTGTATGTAAATTTCACATTATGTATGATTTTTTCTCTTGTTTCGTTTATGGTTTTTTCTTTTTTAATTACCATTTTTTTACGTTTTCCATTCCAAATACACCCATCACCATCAAATAAACCCCTAATGAAATGCGGCATTAATTTTTTTTCTATTGAATTAGGAAATTGTAAAATCAATGATTTATTAGGCGTAACTCCTAATTTAATTAAATCATCATACATTTTTTTACTAACAACACTAAAATAATAAAACATTTTACTGCCATTTAGTGTTGAGTGTATTTTAGATTCAGAACCTAAAATCTTGTGTAATTTATACACTAACTCTTTTCTTTCCTCTTGCTGCCCAAAGGTAATATACCAACTGTACTTGTCACGATGAATATTACCATCTGAGTAAATTAATCCAAGCGCATAAGCTTTTTCTTCACAATCAATGTTTTCAAAAAATGAATCTTTTAATTTATATTTCCTTGTACTCATAATATAATCGTTTTACATATTATAAATATATGGAAATCACCAAAAGATTACCAAATCAGAAAAAATATTTATGATTTCCAGCAACGAATAAAACCTTTTCACAAGGTAAATTGGTACACCAAGGTATGAATACTGTTTTAAACCATTTCTCTGATGGCGTACTATAGCTTTGTATATTAAGCGGAACAATATCCCCACCAATCAAAACTATATCGCATGGCTCAACTTTAAAATCCAATTGCCCATGCATGTCTGAGAATGCACATATTTTCATTTTTTTAAGCTTTTTGGCAAAGATATATAAAATATTTTAAAATTCCAAATTATTCTCTACATTCTAATATGTATGATATATGCTCTATTATCCTTCACGTCTATTGTTATTTTAGGAGAAACTTTAATTTCTGTCATTATTTTGGCATAAAATAAGTTCATAATATCTAGAACAATATCAGACAGTATTGATATTGGATTCCACATAATTGGGTGAAATGAAACGAATCTTTTTGTCTTTCTACCAAACCAAAAATTAGCAGACCTTACTTCATACTGATAGAATCTAACTTGAAAACATCCAAGCAGATAGAATACAAACAGTACGAAACGATAGAACGTTTCCGTTTCTCCATACCATATTATCCTAATGCAATCAGCAAATCTAGGCATTAAGAATCCTTCCTCCAATATGTTTTTATCTAAATCATCTATAAGCATAATACATAGTTTTTATGCAAATATATAAAAAAAAATTCGAGAAGCAAAATACCTCTCGAATCTTTTAACATTTATTAATCTTCTACTTCAATTATAATTCTACACTTTTTAGGCTTGTTCCTAAATGTTATGTTTGGAAACTTCTCTGCTGGCACATAAATCTGATTTCTCTTAAATGCCTCATAGTCATCACTTGGCGGTACATACCCACCATGTGATTTCTTAATAGGAGGACTATGATAACCAGTCCAAACTATACATCCACGTTCAGCGAACCCATATTGTGCTGAATCCCTTGTTATATAACAATCTTCAATAACTTCTCTCATATTACTTAATTGTTATATATTTAGTTTTATAAAATTTCATTGCATCTTCTATTGGAATAGTTACCTTTGTTGGAATATCTACTTCTTTCAAGCACCAACAAGCACATTTTACTGGCTCCTTGTATGTCCAATGTTTGCATTGACATTCCCTACATTTTGGTGCTGGATGTCCTACCTTGCAAATATGGTTTTCTGCAACAAAAGGCTCATCATTATGGTATTTTTTCCAATTTTCTTCACATTCTTTTAAGCTACTTTCCTCATAATCTTCATGGCCGCAAGTAAAGTTAGATAGGAAAAATAGATTACCAATTTTATTGTCTATTTTTTTCTTGATGCTAGACAATCTAAGGTTTTTTTTCTCGTCAGAAAGACCTTCCACCCATCCATTACGTATGTAGGCTTCCTCTTGATATGAATCATACCAAGATAAACATCTGTTATCGTGTGGTGCTCCAATAAGGAAAGCATATTCCACGTAATAACCGTTTTTATCTTTTCTTAAGTAGACATATTTATGTAAAGTATTGCTTAACATAGCAGCAAACTTTATCTTCTCTATTTCTATGTTTGTAAAATTCATAACTTAATATTATTTTAATTTCTTAGAATAATTTATACAGCCACGTTTACACACTATGTCTCTTTCGTCATAATAATATACGCAACCACAACATTCGTAACTACGGTTTAGTTCACACTCTTTATCAATTTTACCACTGTCAACATTATTTGTCATTTTTTATAACGTGCCATTATTTTTATCTTTTAATAGTTTGATTGATTTATTTATTTTTTCAAGAGCCCAGCTTATATTCAAATTTTGTTTATGACCTCTAAGCAAATATTTAGCAGTGTTTAACAGCTCAATTATTTCTTGGTTATCTTCAATTAGTTCCCATTCGTCTTCTGCCTCAAATGGAAGAAGCCAATTTATTAGCTTACATTCTATTACATAAGAAGCGTCAAGAACATCTGTTATAAGATACACCGAACCATTATATTTGTTGCGAATGTGTTGCCCTTTTTTAAACTTTGCCATATTATTATATTTATTCATTTAACATTGCGATACAGAAATCCTTAACGGCTTGTTCATCATCGAAATCAGACCATTCATCTGATTCATAATAATCTGTTAAGTGGTATTGAAGCCATCTACGAGCATCAGATAATTTAATGACAGCATCATTATGCAATGCATTATATTCTTTTACTCTAATGTCATTATCATCAAGAAGGTCTTTTTCTGTTAGAACAAGATTATCCCAATATGATGGGTTAATCAATGTCTCTCCATCAATTTCAACTAACTCTTTTATTCTATCTATTTGGAAAGAGCCGTGAAAATCAAAAAATATTAAATCGCCAACTTTTCTGTCCATTGTTTCTTTTTGATGCAAATATACGAAAAAAAGTTGAACTGACAAAACATCAATTCAACTTTTAATATTGTTTAACATTTTTATTGAGGCTCGTATTGGATTTGCACCAATGTAGAACGTTTTTGCAGAACGACCGCTTACTACTCACGCAACGAGCCATTTAAAGAAGCCTAGTCTATTTTCACAAACGGAACTAGGCAATGTACCAATCAATATGAACAATTTTTTTTTTAAGATAATTATTCGCTTTTAGGAGTTCTACGAACAAAACGTCCGTTCTTATCCCTACCCATCATTTTGGCATATTTGTTACCATTCTGATTGAGTTTCTGGGCGAGTTTACTTGAAATGTGAGTCATTGTTTCCTCATCATTTGAGGGAGTTGTCTCTTCAGCAGCTTTCTTAGCAGCCTTTTTTCTCACCGTCTTTTTCTTAGGTTTTTCAGTTGGTGCTGCCTCTTCCTTAATAGGCTCAATCACCTTTTTAGGAATCGTTACTGTAGCTGTCTTCAGAGTGCTGTTTGAAGTGAAGCTTACTTGCTCCAAGTCACAGTTAGTCGGAATAACTACAGAAGTCTTGTTGCTTCTTGTCTGTGATACGTCAGCATATGAAACCTCAATTTCTAGATTTCCGTCCTTTACCTCGTATGAAATCTTCTCACCGATGGACTCGTCAAAAGGAACTGTCACTGAGAAATCGGTAAGGCTTTCCTTAACTTGCTTCAAGAGTTCAGCGAAGTCACCAAAGAGTTCATTACCCCTCTTGATAAGCTCCTTCTTCTTCTCATTGAAGTACTCAATCTGTGCGTTCATGTCGAATGAATCAACAACATCGTTAAAACTCTCGATAAGACTTTTAGCTTGTGACGCACCATTGTCAATAAGACCTAAAAGTTTGCTTTTGAAATCTTTCATAAATTTAAATATAAATATAACGTTAGAATATGTTTGCTAATATCAGTACCACTAATACTATGAATGTGACCAATCCTATTAGGTCAAACGTGCGATATAGTAGTATAGAAAAATCATCTTTTACCATAACTGTTGCAAAGATATAACTATTTTTTATAAAAACCAAATATATTAAAACTTTTTAACAATTATTCTAGTCTCTTACATTCCTCTTCACTGAAATTAGCATGAAGTTTGTTAATCCACCAGTTTGTTTTAACTTTACACATAGGTAGCTTCTGCCCTTTCATCAGTGTTGAACGTTTGATTACAACACCCTCTTTCACATTAGGGTACTGACAACCTTCTTGTGTCCAATCATTGTTGACAATTGAATTAACAAAATCCATGTCAAGTTTACCAACGTAGATAACATCTGGAGTTTCAATTCTTTCATCCTTACAGAAAATGTCAATGAAGTCGTTAGGCTCAATATAACCTTTTTTCTTCAAGAACATATCAGTCATTGCAAGGTGCATTTTATCGTCATGTTGATGAAAACCAGCGAAACTGTTATCTCCGTACCACTCAAAGAACAGCGTTAGTTCTTCAATACCTTTGAAAATACCCTTCTTACTAGAGTTATTAATGATTATTTGTCTAAGAACGTCCTCATAGTTTTTCTTAAAGAATTTAACAGCATTGCCAAATCCCTCAGTATCTTCATCAACTAATGTGTGCCTAGAGCCAAACAATGTAAACTGGTTCTTATTAGCACCTTTAGTGTTATATTTAACCCTAAAGTTCTGACCATCTAGCTTATTGAAAGCTACCACTTGCTCACCATGTAGTGTTTGGTCATCAAAAAATCTTGGTATGCTGTTATACTCTTTCATAATAAATGCGCAAGGATACTCCCACCTTTAGGTGGGGGAGGAATTGCGTTTTCCTCTTTTTTTAATTTAATTTTTTTATTAAATATTTGATATTTTTCAAAATGGCAATCTTCCTACAAAAGCTCCCATAGTCTCTATGTCGTAGATATATTGGCTATCTTCCATTAGGGTAGACCATCTATAATTGGTCTCAAGATTAATTTTAAATTTTTCTATATAAGCTTTCCTTAGTGCTATGTAGGCATTATGCAGCATTTCGTTTACTTGCCCCATCACGCCAATCAAAGATACCCATGTAGAGTGTTTACCATTCAATGTTATTTTCAATACCACCCTATTGTCACTAAGGAAATTAAACTGAAATGCCATTTTTCCAGAATTAATCTGTTTTTCCATGAATTTCTTTGAAATCTCATTCAGTCCAATCTCCACTTCTTCAAAACACTCAATTTCATTTCCATCAAGAGAGTACAAAGACCCCATGTCATCGTATAGTGCTGTCTTTGAAAATGCTTGATATATTCTACCAAGTGTGAATCTTTTGGAAGCCTCATACGGAGATACATTTGGAATTATCATATTACCATTGCTATCATATGTAGAAATAGTATATGAGCCATATCCATACATGTTGCTGTTTCCATAATAAGCTGCGCCATTATACCAACTAGGCATTTGAAATAGTTGCTTTACTGGTATTTCTTTCGTCAGTTTATAAAAATGATTCTCAATAAATTCCATAACCGTCTAATGATTTGTATAGTTTGGTTTTAGTTAGCAAATTTTTTCTAGCTTCTCTATACGCTAGTCTCAAGCCATTCATTTTATTCTTTGCCATTGCTTCTCCAACACCAGTGTTTTTAAAACCAACTACTGTAACCTTACAGCTATATAGAATCATGCTACCAATTTTTACTGATGGGATGACAGAAACAGAACAACGGCACTCTTCACGCAACTTAGTTGCAATTGGCTCGATGTCTGAATTGTCAAATGGCACTTCCTCGAATTCATATCCACTAGCATCACTAATGAATACAAGAGTCTCCATAGCATCTATCAATGCGCCATCTGTAGAACAACGGTATATATGACCCTCGTAGAATAATCCAACACAAGAATCAGCATATTCGTCATAGTTGTAATACCTTGGAAACCTACCACCCCTTTTATACTCCCTACCATAACTGTTTCCAAATACGGTAGAAATAAAAGAATTGATAGATTCGCTTGATGTATCTTTTTTCTTTATGCAGAGATAAAATTTTCCAGCTTTAAACATAATATCTTATCTTCTTAAACGTATCAACCAACGGAGTCAGTTTAGCGTTTATTTTTTCCAACAATCTTTCATAATCTTCTATTGATAGCGACCATTTAAAATTACCGTCAGACTTATATATGTTTTCATTAATATACTCATTACCAATTAGGAATATAGATAACCCTATATCAAGTAATAGAATGATTATGAATAGCGCAACAGTCTGTCCGTCAGACATTTCCACATCTATATAGTCAAAGTCTTTAAACTCTTTACGTTTCCAGAGCTTAATATTTTGCTCCAACCATTTGCAGTACCCCATTAGGTTTAGGGTAGGATGCTCTCTGAAATATCTCTTAGTAGCCACCTCTAGTTTTGGTGAATCGCACCATGAGAAGGGATTGCACCAATCAACCTTATGCGTTTTAGTATTATATCCCAAGCACAGAACAAACTCATTTTTGTTACCACCTTGCCAATAGGATTTCTGCTGCTCGGATATTACCAATGGTTTATCTTTGAACACAAGAATGTACATTCTGAATTGGTATATACCACCAAACGTAGCATTCAAGTATTTTATTTTCTTCTCAGTTAATCTATCAAGTCTAACCCCAAGTAATGATTTTTGGTCGTAGTCTTGAATCTCTGGGTATTCAAACAACCCAAGTTCTTTTGCTTTCTCTTTGTCAATGTCCTCAAACCTAAATATAGACCTAGAGGCAATGACCTTGTTAGTGTAAGTGTGCCATGTAGTAAGCGTTCTACTGTTTTCAAACGTACCATCCCAATAGTAATCTTGTGCATCACCATCCTTTGTATAGTAATGACGATGCATGTCAACGAATACCATTTTTGGATAGCCTAATTCAGCCATAGCACGGTCAAATTCTGCCTTGTCACAGAAGTAATGCTCGCTGCCATAGTTATCGGTATATGTCCACCTTTCTGGGTGGTAATCCCTATATGAACAATCATATGTCTCAGTACGATAAATGGTGTTACCTTTACTATCTCTACCTGCAGGAACTCGTCTGGTGCATGTCTTATGAACCCATTCATCCCAATCGTCATAGTGGCGAATCTTTGTCATATAGCTGCCCCAATACTCTGTATCACTCTCATTGATGGATACAAATATCCCCCTAAACATTAAGGTGAATAATATTGAAATAACTATCAATCCAATATACTCAAACCACGTCACTTGATTTCTAAAGAATATCAAAAGCAATACTGCAATGATAAATGGTAGTGAATAGATAAGAATTAGCATCTTTTTTTGTTAAATATTAATTGGGTTTTCTTTGTAATTGGGTCTATTATAATGTATCTAGACATTTCTTCATCGGTTCTGTCGGAAAGGTATTGCCTTGTGACTGGATGGATGTTATACCCCTCAAATCCCATTTTTTTAATCCAATAGGCAAACCGATAATATATAGGAACCCCCATATGATATGTTACACCGTCTCTCTTACTTAGCCTATCTGCTACAAATTGAGTAAAAGTGGTATTCCCTAACATATAGTCAACATGCCTCACATCAGACCAATGCTTTTTTGTGAATCTTCTACCTATTTTAATTTGTAGGTAAAAGTATTCTTGCCATAATGGTAATAGTCCTGTTTCCTTAAGGAATCTCAGGACTATTCTCATATTTTTTCTGTTTACTTTAAAGGTTTTCTTTTCCATCACTTCTTGAACAAATCCACGTTATCATCAATACCAGTCTCCATTGTCTGTTTGCTCTTCGTTGATGAAATAATCGTGTATTCAATCTCTGAAGTGTTACTGATGAACCAACATCCTGGATATGTCTTACACAGCGTACTATGCTCTCGTTTAATGTCAATCATGCGCTCTTGGGCTTTCATAAACTGTGTACGCTGCACCTCAATAGCATCCATCAAGTCTTTGTATAGACTAGTGTCAAAATTGGGGTTAGCCTCTGTAATCCATTTCATCAACGAACCATCACCTTGAGAGTAACGTCCACTTATGATGTGGGTATAGATGGAATCAAACCCAGCACGGTACTCGTTTGACACTTGAGCCTTCTGTGAGATAATCTTCCACATGGCATCATGGACACCTTCTACCTTGCCACGCTGTGCTTCAGCTTGCTCACGCAGACCAACTTCTTTGTTGTTGTAGGAGAAATAACTTCCTACAGTGGTAATAACTGCCAAGCCAAAGATAACCACAATGGCAATAACCACAATTGTTTTAATACTTACGTTGCTCATTTACTTTTTTTTTCTAAAAATTAATTTTGCTTTGAATATAAAACTAATAACCGCAACCATAAGACCTAACCTTTCTCCATGTATATTCTCCAAATGAATCTCTCAAGTAAAGCTCTGGAAACATAAACCTATCAATTTTAAACGCATAGGTACTACCATCCCTAGTGAACTTTATGTAGCCACCAACATACGAATATGTGTATGTGTCAGTAAACCAATCTGGGTCTCTTCCCTCTGAATAGGTGATGTCACACAAACGATTGTTGAAGAACTTGATTTCCTTGATTGTTTTGCGACCAATGGTGGTGTTATACTCACACTGCCATGTTCCTAACAAAGTTTCAGCGCAGAAATAGTCACTACCATTGTATTTAACGTTGTTTCTATTACAAGTGCAATAGTAATCCAACTCGCCACACACAGGACAATAGCAACAGTTACATGATGTAAGAGCTACGATTGCAATCAGCATTAAAATAACTTTCTTCATACTTTGATACATTTTATTGTAATGCAAAGATACGAAATAAACTTGTAATAACCAAATATATTAAGAAAATTTAACTACAATACATTCTAGTTTCGTTAGCTTTCTGTATTTTCAGCAATTATTCTTTCTCTAACCTCGTCAAGAACCTTACCTAGCAAGTTCTGACCTCTCCAATTCTTTTCATCATCAATTAATTGGTTATTTTGATGTAACCCTACACCATATATACAATCCACTGGAGACGCTTCAACAAAACTCTTTCCCATGTATCTCTCACCTAGCAAAGCCTCTTGGAGTTTAGGACACTTGGTATATTTAAGATAGTTTGCATCAAGCATGACTTGATAACGTTTCTCATTCCAAACTTTATCATCATAGTTCTTAACCTCCCTACCCAATGCCTTTGCAACTTTGGGGTCTTTACCATCTTTGATTATTCTCTCAGCTATTTCATCGTCACCAAATGTCTTGGCTTTAACGAACATGAAATACTGTTCCGCATTGTGGAACTCGTGCTCTTTACCCTCATACTCAGCAGTAAAAATTGAAGGATGCCAATTTGAAGGCCATCCACTCCAGAAAAATACGTGTTTGTCTGTAACTCTAATCATAGTTTTTCGATATTTTTTGTTTTTTTATTATATTTGTAACCGTTTTCTTTTAGCCTATTAATTAATTCTGTCATTTCAGAAAAAGTTGGTTTTCTTATCGTACTTGTTTTATGTTTTTCTATTAAATCTATTAGGTAACCAATGGACAAATTAATTCCAACTTCAAGAGTATTTGAAAGGTCTATCGAAACCATAACTGGTATCGAATAGCAAATATATCCATTACCGCTTGATATAGATGGGTTAGAACCACTAGCAATAAAAATTATATAATCCCTTTCAAATAGATACGGCTCAAGATTGTTACATTTTATAACTAAAATATCACCACGTTTTATATCAAATATTTCCATTTCTTTATTTTTTTAACTTTTCTAGCCCTTCTGTCGTAGTAGCAACCACTGTTTTTAAGTTTGCCTACTACAAACATTGTTTCTAGTGGAGAGGCTTTAATCAAATCAAGAACATCAAAATCAACTTCTAATTTAATATTTATTTCAATACCATTATGCGTAAAATTATATATAAAATGATATTCCACCTCCACAGCATAAGAATCGCTATCAATTGATTTAAAACAGCCAATAGCCAAAGTTTTGCCTTTATCAGCTACTTTGAAAAAGTCACCGTCTTTAAACTCTTTTTTTGCTTTAATGAACTTTTCTTTAGCTCTTCTGCTTATATCTTCTACAGTCATATTGTATTATGTTTAGTTTGTGCAAATATATAGAAAAACGTGGAAGATTCCAAATCTCCCACGTTAATCTATGTTAAAGAAAATATTTCTTGAAAGAATCAAAAACTTCTACCCACGAAATTATGAATAAGAGAAATGCTCTCCAACAATAAAGTAGAAAATGATATATGTTCACAATCGGAACAAATACTACTTTAACATTTTCCTTTGTGAAAGGATTATAACCTTCAGATAGCATAAGTAGAATCAATGCTATCATTGGAACAATGTAAAACCAAAAAATCCAAATCATTAATGTATTCATAGATTTTAATTTATTGATGACATATTAATCTCCGTCTTCTTCAAATAAGAATGCATTTCTTAATGGCACAACTTCTAAACCGCAGTAAGGGTCTTCACTTGCAAGACCTATGTCATATTTTTGGCATAATTTTCTATATTCTTCAATGAATGAATCATATCCACTATCAATTTGTTTAATCTCTTCATGTGTTAATGTATCCATATACTTTTTATTGTTTAATATTACATTGCAAAGATATAAAAAAAAGATGAGATAAACAAATATCTATTGATAATTATTGTTAATTTGGTATTTTTTATATTAAGGAGATATTTATATTTAAATAAACGATTTTAAATTATGGATTGGAAAGAGAATTTTATTAAGAAAGCGAATGAACGTCATAACAACAAATATGATTATTCAAAAGTAGAATATTTTAATGCAACAACTAAAGTATGCATCATATGTCCTATTCATGGAGAATTCTGGATGACACCGCAAAACCATTTAAAAAAACAAGGTTGCCCACAATGTTCTTATGACGTTAATAGAAAAACAACTAGACAGTTTGTCATAGAATCACAAAAAGTTCATGGTGGCAAATATGATTATTCCAAAGTTAAGTATAAAAATGCAAATACAAAAGTTTGTATAATATGTCCAAAGCACGGTGAATTTTGGCAAAAACCTTCAGAGCATATCAATGGTCACGGATGTCCTAAATGTTCTCATAGAAGTTATATTTATACTAAGGATGAGTTTGTTAAAGAAGCACAGAAAGTTCATGGAAATAAATATGATTATTCTAAAGTAGACTATAAAGGCAATAAAGTTAAAGCTTGTATAATATGTCCAGAACACGGAGAATTTTGGATGAAACCAAATAGTCATTTGCAAGGGCAATCATGCCCTAAATGTGTTCATAGAAGTTATGCATATACAAAAGAAGAATGGATTAAGGAGGCACAAAAGGTTCATGGTAACAAGTATGACTATTCTAAAGTAGAATATGTCAATAATGATACAAAAATTTGTATAATATGTCCAAAGCACGGTGAATTTTGGCAAAGACCAGCTAATCATTTAAACGGTAGTGGGTGTTGCAAATGCGGAAAAAATGACATGAAAGAAAAAACCAAAAAAAATAAAGAAGAATTTATTAAACAATCAAAATCATTTTTTGGTGATTGGTTTGATTATTCCAAAGTAAACTATGTTAACAATAAAACAAAAGTCTGTTTAATATGTAAAAAACATGGTGAGTTTTATACAAGGCCAGATGGACATTTAACTTCTCATAGAGGATGCCCACAATGTGCCTCAGAAAAAAATATTCATGAGACTATACTTTTCGAGCATCTTAAAGCAAGATACAAAAGTGCAAATTTCTTTCACTCTAAAAGAGGTATAAAGAATCTAGGACTATTTGAAATAGATATATATGATGAGAAAAATAAAATAGCCATAGAATACCAAGGTGATGAACATTTTGAAGCAATAGATTTTTTTAATGGAGAAGATGGTTTAAATGAAACTTTGGAAAGAGATAAAAGAAAAATTGAATTATGCGAAAATAATGGCATAAAACTATTTCACTTTACTTATAACAAGAATTATAAAAAAGATAAAATATCATATAAAGTATACACTGATGAAAATGAATTGTATAAAGAATTGGATATTATATATAAAGAAAAACTGTAAGCAATCAATGCTTACAGTTTTTTATTAAATTAAGTATATATTCACACTTTTCTTTGTTTCCTAACATTTTCCCTTTATCATTTGATAGTTTAACACAATCTTGCCACTCACGGCTTTCAGTAATTCTAAATCCAGTGAGTTTTATTACAATATTGCTATATGGGAACTTCTCATTTGTTTCATAATTAGTTACGTCAGCGCATAAATGAGTTCCTATTCCCACTGAATCTTTCATACGCCCATTGAGCCAATTATGAAGTTCTATAGCCTTGTCAATTGTAAGAGCATTTGAATACACGATTGCCTTTGTCGATGGGTCAATACCAAGAGAACGATACTTTTCAATAATCTTCTCAGTTTGTTCTTTCTCATCACCACTATCAACACGTAGGCCATCAAATGTTTTCGCAAGACGCTTAGACAAATTAGGGAAGAACATAACATCTGAGAAATTATCATAAAGGAAAATTCCGACATCACCGTTAAAACAGCGACTCCACTTATCCATTACTTGATAGTTACATTCAAACACGCCACTAACGCACTCTTCGGCAGATACAATCTGATGCGACATCGTGCCTATAACTCCAAGGTTAAATTCCTTTGCGAACCATACGTTAGATGTACCAACAAATTTACCCGTATAAATTTGAGGGCAATCCTTTTGACGATATTTCACAGCATCACAAAATGCTTTAAGTACATCGTGGTGGTTCTGGAAATCAAAGCGCCTGCGAGTTCCCATGTCAGAAATAGAAAGTCCACCTTTTAAAGCTTTTAATGCCTTGTCAAATGCCTTATTATATTCCACTTCACGGTCTACTTTTTCAATATCTCCATTAACAATATGCATCAACTCAGAAATGGTGGAGAGAATAGGCATTTCCCACATGATAGTTGAGTACCATTTACCCTCAATCATAATTGAGAGATAACCCTCAAGGTCTTGGAAAATGTGTACCTCAGATGGGTTAAAACGATACCCACGAAGGAAATTGTAATACCAATCTGGAAGGAAATAAATCTTGCTCTTCATGAAAGCAATCTCTTCCTCAGTGATAACGACATCTTTCATACCGTCAATCTGCTCTTGTAGAAGCTTACCAAACCCAGCTGGATACTTGGTGTGATTGCGGTCAAAGAAAGAATAACGTACCTCTGCACGAGGATAAGTGTGAAGAATGTAATACTGAACCGTATACGAATATAAATCGTTATCGGTAAAATGCGTAACAATTTGTTTCATGCTTTTATGATTTTATTTTTTCTAGTTTTATTACTGTTTTCTCTCCAATGCGTAGTGGCAATTGCTTCACAAGTTCCAACCCTTCTAAACCTATAACTTGACCACGACCAACTCTATCTTGAATATAGGCTAAAATGTAATGTTTATTCTGACCGTGTTCAGCAACACCAATTATTTTAAATTCTCCAGCGTTTTCTCTTGCATCCTTTTCGTCTTGCCAATGTAAGAAATTAGAATAGTATGGAGCTTGACACTTTCTAGTGAAATGGACAAATGCATCCTTATAATATGAATAGGATTCACCCCAATCCTTAACCTTTACAATATCTCCCACACGAAATGGAAATAAAATTGAATACCCTTCACTATTGATATACTCAAATAGTTTAATATTCATATTCTTGTTGGGGATATGTCCTTGCAGTGTCTTGCTCATAATCATTAATATCTTCTACGGCATCAACTGTTTCAGTTGTACTACTACTATTATAATAGTAAGTTCTATTGTTATGATAAGGATTATATCTATCATGGGAGTTATTAGAAAGTTCTCCCATGAAATAGAATGTTTCCGCACAAGAAACCATTAAGCAAATAACTAAGGCTACTCTAATTAACCCTCTAAATAAATCTCTTATCATTACCCAATTTTGATGTCTTCATAATTCTCATGATACCATTTGTCGAATTCCTCAAACTCAGCGTCTGAGAACTCCTTACGTACTGCATCATACTCGATGTAATCGCAATACTTCACCTTAACGATGATACGATTACCACTACCATCGCAAAGAGGAATGGTTGGACGTGCAACAATACCCTCTTCAAGCATGGTTGGGTCAGCAGCCCTATCAAACTGTGTGGTAAAACCAGCACGTACCTTATCTTCAATCTCTTTAAGTGTCATAACACCCAAGAAAGGAACAGTGTTAAGATTCAAACCCTTACAAAGAGCGTCACGAACATCCTTTGGAGTCCACCAACCTTGCTGCTTAATGTCGAATACAAGGAAATCATTACCATTCTGAATATAGCGAGAGCCACATTTCTGAATTCCACTTCCGAAATACTCGCCATAGATATAAATGGGAACTTCCTCTAGTTCCACACTGTAGAAACCTTTTGAGAGTGGTGTATCAATGCTATTGTAACCAATCATTTCATCTTCTCCAAGCTCTGGAGTATAGTACTGTACCTTGTTTGTATCCTTATTTTTCACAGGAGCAAATCTAGCACTCTCCTTGGGGAACATTGTACAAAGCTGTGGCTTAATTCTCTCACCAATTTTCTCAAGCATTTCAAACTGTCCATGCTGTGACTGTGCTTTCTCAGTTTTACCCTCAACACGAATCTCACCTGTTGAAGGGAAGAATGCAATCTTGGAATTTGTACCATCTATTTTACTTGTAGCCTCCCAAGGACAATTGAACAAATGACCAGCCTCCTTAAATGAGAACTCACCAAGGATAATCTTGTTCTTGAATTTTGCCCATGCCTTATTAGGGCATTTGCTTGCGTCAAAGATATACCTTTTATACAATGTCTGTATTTTCTGGTAGGTTTCCATATATTTTTTCTTTTAATGTTATTAAATCAGTTACTAATTCACATTCGTACTCAATTTCATAATGAGTATAATATATTATTTTTATGTTATGTAGTTCACAATTATTTCGTTTATTCCTATCTAATTCTACTGTTTTTTTGTATCTTTCTTCTCCGCCAAAATAATCAGAAGCCTTAAAATGCTGTAAGCCTTGACATTCGATAGCAATTTTATATTTTGGTAGATAAAAGTCTAATGATTGTTTACCTAGCCATTTACCCCTTTTTTGTGCCACATATTCTATATTTTCTTTTTCTAGAAATTCTCTCACTTCTTTTTCCAAAGATGTGCTACTAAAGTTTCTGTTGCCATTTTTTTTATTAATTAGTAGGACAATGTGGACTCGAACCACAGACCTCACCATACTAGTGTTTCCACGTTCTGCTGCGCTCTCCCAACTGAGCTATCGTCCTTAACGCAATCTTCATGCGGCTAGCGTTTCCTTCTTCCGCACTCATCTAAGTGATTGCTTGATAACCGACTGTTTTACAATCTCGGTCAAACTAACTCCATTGCAAGCATCAATCTGTTCCGAAGTCGAGACTGTTATATCTTAGCAATGTCGTGTGGCAGGACTGCCCTCACCACGTCTTTCAGTTACCGTTTTGAAGCTTCATGTTGCAAAGGTACGAAAAAAAATTCAAATACCAAAATATTTTATGTTAAAATTAGTTAACATTACAAAGTTTATAAATTCCAATACATGAATAGATGAATATCATAATCAGAATTATACCCAAAACCAATCCACCCCAAAAGTAATAGATTAACCCAAATATCATAAATAAGCCAATTATAACGCTTGTTGTACCAAATACAAATTGATAATACAACAATGAATGTTTTATTGGATACTCTTTATCTTTGAAATATTCTTTAGCGTAATACCCAAAGGCTTTAGGTAGATTCATTATAGACACCGATTTACTATGGTCATAGTTATTGTTGTGAATCATTCTACGTATAATCTGCACCCTTTTTATAAAGTCACTCTCAAAAGGCCTTATGGCAATGTCACCTACATAAAATAACTCATGCGCTCTTAATGCTGATTTTTTTTCCTCTGTAGTTAAACCACATATCTTGAACAATGAACAAAACGAGCCAAATACCTTTTGATTTTTCAGTGCTTTATAAAAATCGAGAACAATGGGGTTATTGACCTCAACTCCTGAATTATGATAAACATTCAAAGTAGTCTCTCTAACTCCCAAAACCTCTTTTTCCGCTTTTACTTTCTTTAATGCGGTTTTCCTACGTTTTCTTAACTTAACCTTTTTACTGTGTATCATTCTTCTTGAATACGTCTTTGAAAGGCTTTACAATGCTTTTCCAACTGAATAGTCTATCAACTAATTTCTCACTGTCTAAGTCTATTACAAGACCCTCTAGTATTCCAAGTTTCTCTTTATATGTCGATGCTTCTTTTGAAACATCAACAAGGGTTGATTCCAACTGCTTGATTTTGTTTTTTAAGCCGTTGTACTCTGCCATCGGGACTTCTATCCTAGACATACTCTTTCAGAATTTTCTATAAAATTAGTAAACTTGTCAGCAGTATCTTTAGAGATAGCTGGGCACAAATCCTTAATCACATGGAAGTTTACGTGAGGTAACCCCCTCAGTCCATCTTTTACAGAATCTTGGATGCAATAATCGTAGGCAATACCAGCGACATCTATGTCAGTCACTTTCAACTGCTCTTCACATATTGTAATAAGCTTGTCACAAGACTTACTATTCTTGAAGATAGAATACTCTTCGTGGTCTTCGTTCACGCCCTTTCTCAAAACAAGGTAATCTGCCTTAATCTTATTAAGTGCCTCAAGAATCGGCTCATAGATAGCTGCACCCTTTGAATGCTGAACACAGTGAACTGGCCACATACCACCATTATCCTTGAACGAACAGTGTGTGAACGGATGCCAATCAGTTGTAAGGATAATCTTATCATACGCTGGACCATTTTCTATGATAAACTGAGCGAGTTTATCCATTGCTGCTGTTGCTCCATTAACAGCAAGCTTGCCGCCCTCCAAGAAATCATATTGTGGGTCCACTATCAACAAAATTTTTGTATTCATATTTTTTTAATTTCTTTTAAAATTATTTATTTAAAATACGCATGTTTACCTTCTGCACTTGAAATAAAAGCCATGCTATAAGATTTGGCTTCAGACTTATAATACCAAAGTTCGTTTTTTACACATATTTTTGCCCATTCATAACTTAAATCACACCACTTAATACCGTTTTCAGTGTAATAAGATGGCCAATGGCAAAAATAGGTAGATGATTGAATCAATTCAATTGGTTCTCGAATTACTCTAGATACTAAGTCAATAAAAGTTATCCTATCATCATTTAATGGACTTGATAATTTTTTATATTCTTCCCAAAATTCTTTTTCCCTAGCAAATTTTTTGAAAAAATATATTGTTTTTTTGGCAATTTCTTGCTTCGTTGGTGCTTTATCCATTTTCTTCAGTTATTTCTTTTTCTACTTTTTTAGCTGTATTTTTTCTAACCCTCTTAGGTTTCTCTTCCTTGAGGGGGAACATCTTTCACATCTGAGGGAAGCTCTTGAAAGAACGTATCAGTTTTCATCTGTTTCTCGAATTCATTAAATTCTTTCAAGAACTGATGCTTCGATATATCATAGGTGACACAACTATTATGGAATTTCTTCGCAAATAGCTCAGTGCAAGAACCTTCTGTTCTCTTTACGCCCTTAAATGGACAATTCTTACATAATGTACCCATAGTTTATTGTTTTTTATGCAAAGATACTAAAAATATTTTAAATATAAAAATATTATATAATATATTTATATATTTTAATATAAATTAATAATATTATATATTAGTTAAAGACCCTAATAAATTATATTGTTAGGGTCTTCAATTTATTTTCAACAATTTCAAATGCTTCATCCTTGGTCATATTAGTATTCTCAAAGTAGGCATCTTTAACTGCTTCTAGTAGTATACCAACAAGAGGTGAAGACTTGATACTAAACTCTTTCATAATGTCGTTTCCAGATATTGGAAGTTTGACATTTGCAGCTTTTTCAGCATCTTCCATTTCCTCAATCCTATTAAGAATATCAAGAACTTGTCTCTTTTTCTTACCATAGGTACAATGCAAGTTGTTGGCATTCATTAAGTCAACTGTTGCACCAAGGTTTTCTCCAGTGGTATTAATAAATTTTCTAATCTTCTTATCTGGGGGCATTACACCATCAGCGTAAAGCGCAAATGCTCTATGATACTTAATGGCTGTTTCTACCGTATTGATAACGTAGTTAGGGAACTTCATTTTCTTGAGGTCATCAGCAGCAACTTCAGCACTAAACTTATCAGGATTAACATCCCTTCTACTATCAGTGATAACCTTACCAACATCATGGAACAATGCCGCTAGGCGATTATCAACATATGGCTGTACAGTATCTAACACATTCATGGTGTGGTCGAAAGTAGAAACCATTGGATTCTTTGACTCATAAGCATAAGTTGTGTCATATATGTCTGGCATTACCCTATGCAATATACCACAGTAGTACATCTTACGAATACCGATACTAGGTTTCTCACAAAGCAGTATCTTTGATATTTCTTCACTGATACGCTCTTGAGATATAATGCTTATTCGATGCGCATTCTTAACCATACCTAGCCATGTGTTTTTCTCAATTCCCCAACCGAATCTAGTTGAGAATCGAATAACACGCAATATACGCAATGGGTCATCATTGAATGTAACATCTGGGTCGGTTGGCGTTTTAATAACTTGATTAACAAGGTCATCCAATCCATTGTTGTAGTCATGAATCTTCTCCGTGCTAATGTTGTAATACAAAGAATTGATTGTAAGGTCACGCCTCTTAGCGTCCTCTTGAATCGTACCATACACGGTATCTGGATTTCTGCTCTCCTTATGATACTGCTCCTTACGAGTCTGAACACACTCAACCTCAATGTCTTTCAGCTCATCGTTTTTATAAAGCTGAAATTTAGCAGTTCCATAAGTTTCAAACAGAACAGGATTACTTCCTTGTACAAAACATTGATGCTTCATTGTCATGTAGTTTGCAAATAGCATTCCTCCGTTTTTAATGTCTACACAAATATCGACATCTTTACAAGGTATTTTTAATAGAAGGTCTCTTACACATCCACCAACTAGAAATACATGGTTTTCAAATGCAGTACCTTTGATTGATTCTTGTATTAGTTTAACTAATTTTTTAATCCTTTCGTCAGCGTTTTTAAACAATATTTCGTTCATTTTTATTTAATCAGTTCTAATGGATTTAAAAATTGGCATAACTCATGTTCATAATAGAAGATTAAATCGCTCTGAGGGTTTATTTCCATTCCATTGAGTAGTTTATACACTTGTGGGTAATAAGTGGCAGGAACCCCCTTTAAAATGCTTTTATGGGCATTTAAATAGTCTTCTTTCTCATATACAGTTAATATTGAACTAGAAGTAGCTAATTTAAACTGCTTTGAATGAAGTTTAAACTTGCTTCCTTTATATTCTACTCCTTCAAAATTTTTTATTGGGTCAATTTCAAGTTTTTCAAATTCTTCCTCACTACCGTTAAATTTTAATATGATTTCGTCAGCATTAAGAGAAAAATATTCTAATTTTGTGTGGATAAGAAATGAATATAAACTGCCACAGAATTCATTGGTAATCCATTTTTCAAGATTCATTGTCCTTTTAGGATTGAGTTTACCAAAAATTACTTGCCTTGTGTATTTAGAATGCTTAATGTAATCAAGGTCAGTGAAGATACCGATAAATGTTTCATAAGTATCAGCATCATAAACTATAGCAGGATTTGCATATCTCAATGTTTGGAAATTTGCTTTCTTCATGTCATATGATATGAACATGCACCCATCTTGTTCGTTTGTGTATAGGTTTCTATTTGAACAAATTGGTTTTACGTTTTTAACAAACTTATCATTTGAAATGAATTCCTTATATGCTTCAGAATTGAGTATTGTTGTTATAATGGTATCTCTAACTTGATGATAGTATTCAAGAAATTTATTTGAATTTCCATCAAATCTGCTGTCTATTAGCTCCAATAAATTATCATATGAAGTTTTAGCCCCATACTCTTCTTCTAATAGTTCTAACCTATCTTCAAAATAAGGACTTTGTAAAATTTGTATTGGTAAGTTATAATCACTTACAAAACGAGTTCTTAATTGTTTCAGTAATAATGTGTTCTCTACCATATATTGTATTTTTTATAATTTTTATAATTCTGATAGTAAATGTATCTCTCCCATTTCTGTTGTATATCTATCCAAAATTTAAATTTTTCATAACTAGTTAACCCTTTTGGATAGATTGCTGATGCGAAAAGAAAAAATTCATCAAATTTTAAATTGCATAATTCTGTTGTGTTGAGAATGTTATTCAGATATACGATTTTTTTACCCTTCTGATTTAGCACATTCCCAATGAAATACCCATATATTTTCTTTTCCTTCAGAAACTTATTGAGTACGTTTTTCCTCATTTTACCCCAATCATTCAGTTTTTCCATAATGCAAATATATGAAAAAAAGTTGAATTGACAAAATATCAATCCAACTTTTAACTTTTTTTATGGTTCTTTATACTCTTAAAAGAACCAATACCCAATAATGCAAATAAGGCATAAATACCTCCAATTGTCCAACAAATTGGGCATAGTATCAAATTAACCATAATGTATTATTTTTTAGCCATTATTGATTGAGCATTCAAAAATGGATACAAGGTCATTTGGCTTCAGTTTTTCAACGAATCGTGGGAAAAAGTCATTTATCCATCTTTCCTCGTTTCCATCATCATCAACATCAACCCATCCATTCTTATCAGCATAGGCATAGTTCCAGTATGCTGTGCTATAGATAACGTAAGCCTCCTTTGACTTGAAGTTCTCAAAATATGCTTCCCTATCTTTCATTGATTCGTAAATGGTATTCTCTTGGTCATTCTGTGGTTCTCTACCATCTACTACAAGTTCCCAAGCAGCTTCATATACCTCTTTGTTAGCACCATTCATTGAATTCCAATCAACGTCTTTAGCTAGTGCGCTATAAGATTCTGACCCATCTTTCAATTTCAATGGTATACAGAAATTACGTCCTATCCTACAAGTATTATACTTAACATTTGGATTGTCCTCTGATAATGCATCGCCATCTTCATTGTAATACATTCCGTCTGTAAGCTCTCTGTAGTACTCGAATGGTGTCAGCTTGCTAAGATTGTCTAAACGTGCTTGTAAGGCTTCTTTAAGAGTTGGTTGAAGCCCAATCGTATCTACGTTATCAAGCATCGTCTGAATGGCTTTAATTGCCGTATCTTGGTATTTCTTAGCGTTAAGGTATTTGTATTTGACGTATGGCTCTGACTTGTAATCAGAACCATACTTTTCTACTATTTGTTGTGGGTTTTCACCCACAACCATCAATGAATAAAATTTACTAGGAGTGAAATTATTTTTTAAATCTTTCATTTTTTTAATAATTTTTCCATTTATTGCAATATGATTTCATACAAATATAAACTATACAGAACAAAGAACACAAGTCACTTGGACAATATGTTGTCTGAGGCTTGCTTTGTGAGTGGTCAAGAATCTCCTTGCTTTAGCTAGGAGAGTATGTCAATATTCGTTTGTGCCATAATTATCCATGTTCTTCTCCATCGTCAGTATCTATAGCACCTCTTGTTACATCTGCTAAAGCACCTCTTAGTGTTGCTTGGTCGTGATATACCATGTTATTTGTGTTGTCAACAGTGAAGGGGTTGGCAAACTCAGCAGTAAGTCTATCAATCTCGTCTCTTATGCCATGAACTGTTTCATCGTCATATAGTCCTTGCCACATACCGACTCCAACATCTACACCTTCAGCATTATCTCTTCCATTGTTATCTTCCTCTGCTGCATGCATTTCATCAATGAAATCTATTTCTGCTTCATTATTACCCTCTTCCGCTGGAATGTTCTCTTCGTCTATCATTTCTCCATCTTCCATTGGCTCACCAATATCTTCATCGGCAAATGGGTCATTATATGTGAATGCATGTGCTGTCATTTTTTTCTTAAACGAGTCAGCCACGTATTCATTTTCTTTAAGCATCTTCGAAAAATCAACTTTGAAAAAGGAAGAGGCTGTATCATTAAAGTGGAAAAACTGAAAGGAATTCAATGATTGGAAAAGAATATCATTAATGAAATTCTGATTAGAATTCTTAAATCTGCTGTATGTCCAAATATAAGGTTTCTTGTTATTCTCTACAATTTTATTATAGATTTTATCCATAAACATTCTCTCTTCTGTTATGTCTTTAATAACAGTCTTATCATTGGAAGCCCAAGTAGAATGTTTGAATGAGTTCATTCCAGGATATGCGAATGATGGACAGCTAGCAGTTACGACACAAGCGATATTATATTTTTTTAGAATCTTATCTATATTTTCTTCATTGTATTGCATTCTCTCATTTTCCCAATACATCTTTCTACCAATACGTTTCTCTTGCTCCATTCTCCATGTTCTATCAAGAGATACGCAACCGCCAATGCAAAGACAGTTAAACTTGCTCAGTTTGATAACTGAATAATCTTGAATTGTTTTGATGTTACTGAGGTCAATAAGAGCATCCTCAAAATACTTAGGGTCATCATTACCCCTAACAAACAATACATGTGTATTATTATCAGCTAGAACCTTATTGAACATTTCTAGTTTATCGTGATAGTATTTTAAATCTCTTTCACCAAATCCATTGCAACCATCTACAATGATAACTGTTTCTGTAAGGTTGTAACCACAATTCGTCATCTTTTTTTTCAGCCTAATAGGTCTAGGCGCATAGTGCGGTGCTGGACCGCCAAATATTCCGCCTCCACCATTATGGCTCTCTTCTTCCCTTTTCCTAGCCAATCTCTCTTGTCTTTCAATCTCTTTGGGGTGTGTCCCAACCACATAACTTTTTAAGTTGCGTAGACTACTGACTACTGTTTTGATAAATCTATCAAAGTTTCCGTCAATGTTACCGCAAATTACACAGTTTTTTGTTTTACCATAATCGTAAACTTTCATATCAAATAGTTAGGTTTAAAATGTTTAACATAAAATTTCTTTTTGCAAAGATATGTTTTTTTTCCTTAAAAAACAAATAAAAAAGTAAAAAAAATAAGTGATGAATTAATTTTTTTTTTTATTCATCACTCATTGGCGGTTATTTAAGCTCTAGTAAGCTCGTATTCAAGGGCATCTTCTGTCTTGGCTACATCGCTTTTAACTACATACTTTCCGAAGATAGACTCTGTAGGCTTGATGTACTCGTCCAACTTGATGCCGCACTCTTTAGCAAGGTCTTTAGCTTGCTTTCTAATCTTCAAGTCAGGTCTCTGACCAAGCAACTTGAGTGCTTCTATGTTCTTATTGCGGATGCAATTCTCAACAGCCGAACAATCAAAGTCGTTAACGACATTGACATCAATGTTCTTCTTAGAGACAAGTGCCTCTACAACCCATACCTCGCTAGGATATTCACAAGCTACGTTAATAGCTGTATCGTTATTGAGGTCTTTAGCGTTGAAGTCGAAAGTCTTACTTGACAGTATAGACTTAAGCATACTCTTCAACAAAGTCTTGTCCTCATTAGAGGTGTTAACCTCTTCACTACCACTCAGATAAAGCAGTGACTCAAGAAGTGTCTCACCGAAACCATCCTCAATCTTAGAGTCGAAACCCTCGCAATTAACGATAGTATCGAAAAGCTTGAACATCTTATTGTTGATAGCTGAGAAGATAGGAACTCTCTGGTTGAATTCGTAATTAACGTTAATCTTACCACGCTCATTTTCAATCAGCTTGATTGCGCCAATCTCATCGTTCTCATCAATGAGTTTATGGAGAAGAATAGATGGGTCAATTGCCTCACGATTAAGGAAGTCATTACTTGTCATTCCAATCTTAGAGAAATAGCCATCCCTTGTGATGTCAGCACCGAAGATGTCTTGCATTCTCACAAGAGACAGTGTACCATATTGGTCTTTGCGGTACTGCATTGCAATCAATGACTTGTCGTTATTGATTGGGAGGTTGAAATCCATAAACAAGTAAATCTTGTTGTTGTTATCAACACCATTGAAGTTACCAGTCTTAATGAAGGTCTTCTGAACGAAGTGTTGGAATGCTCTAGTGTTCAGAATGTTAAGAACCAAACGACCATCGTTCTCGTATGCCACTGCATATGATTCTGGCTGTTTCTTAGCCATTTCCAATATGTCAGTGATATTCCACTTGAAGCCCAAATCCTTTGGCAAACGCATGAACATACTCATCTTGATGCCGAAATTATCAAAGACGTTATAAATGCTCAGTTTCTCGTTGCCTTGCGTATAAGGACTAAGCATACCATAGTTATGACAAGTCTGTGCTTCAACGATACCATTACCACCCTCTACAGTGAAACCGATATGTGCGAATGCATCAGTTTCCTTACGGCTGAAGTCGAACAAGAAGTATTGGTCACGATTTGATTTACTTGTGACATAGTTCTTGAAGTAACTTTCCTCACGAGAGATACACCATCCTGTACGTCCGTTACCACAAAGCTTGTGGCTAGATTCAAATGATGGTACGTGAACAATCACACAAGGACCTTCGTTGAAAACAACATCACAGTCTTTAGTATTATGTTCAATATAAGCAAGAAGGTCATCCTTACCCTCTTTCCAATCGTATGATTTGTTCAAACAATCTAAAATTGCTTGATGGAGAGAGTCAGCAGACTTAAGGGCAGAACAAGTGCTATAGAACTTGTTCTTGATTCCCATAGGCTTCTTGTTGAACGACTTAAATACATCGTACCATTTTTTAATATTGGCATCATTATATGCCTCAATAGGTGTATACTCCTTACCTAAGATAGACTCTGTTAAAATCTTTCTCTGGTCGGTGTTGAAGCGTGAAATGATATTCTTAATAAACGCAATACGGTCAACACCTTCAATCTCTTTAAGTAACTGCGCAATACCACTTTTATTAGAGTATGATACCACGTTCTTCTTTTCGAGCTTACTAATCAGATTGCTGTTACCAACAATCCAATTGTGGATATGCTCAAGCTCTTCAAACGTCATAGACTGAGAGAAAATCATTCTAACAGCCCAAATCTGATAGTTTGACTGACCATCGAACATTTCACATACCTTAATAAACAATTTGTTAGTCTCTGGATTGATGCCATACTTATCAATCAAAGGCTGCATCTGTTTTTTGTTATAAGTCATTGTTTATGAAATAATTTAAATTTGTTTCTTGTTTGTTTTGTGCAAATATATATCTATTTTTTCAATCTACCAAATTTTTTTGGTTAACAAAACTTAAAAGCATGAAAAAAATATCGTCCATGCGACAATAATCACTATCATCATAAGGAAAGATATAATTGCACCATTCTTGGATTCATCCTCATTAAATGCAATAACCCTAACCGCCTTACTGAACTTATCATTAATGAAAAACACTGTAAAGGCAATCGCAATAAATAATACAAATGTTTTCATTTCTTAAATTTTAAAGTGTGGTGTGCTGTTGCACACACCACTTATTTTAGAATGGAGGCTATGCCAAATCTACTGTATATATACTATTGTTAACAGTAACGTGAACTGAAGAAAAAGTCTCTTGTTCTTTTTTGAACTTTATATCTGATTCATATATAGGAGTAATCCAAGAATATTTCTCAGCTAGACCCTTAATAGTATCTTGCATTTCCTCGTCACCGAATCGAGCAAAGTAAGACACAATATAAAAAGAAAAATCTCTCTTTTCTGACATATTAACATTATTAAGCATCAGATACATGAGTTCCTTGATAAGAGGACCAGTTAATCCAGAGTTGTATATGTTACTGAGAATTTTACAGTATATTCTACCGAAGTCCGAATCTTTTTTGTTCTCGTGTGTAATAATCTCCTTAACAATAAGGTAATTACCAACATACAAAACATCGTTGCGGTTTTTCAATGACTCATTATAAAAAGCCTCGATGCGTTCTTCATTCGGCTTTTCCATCACTGAATTACGATACAATTGTCTACTAGCAGATTTAAGGTTATTAAATGTTCCTTTCAAAATTTCTGCTATGTAACTAGAATCTATATACTCACTAAGATAATGACCATTATCGTAGATAATATTAAGATAATCAAATGATAAGAAGTCTACAACTGACAGATATACCGTGTGATAGATTGTTTCTTGCTCAAAGTATTCCATCATTGCCTTATGCAAGCAATTTTTTTCTTTCTTGATGCAATCCTTTATCATGCTTACATTGAAACTAGTGAAAGCATTTCTAACTTTCTTATTGATGTCATCAGTTCTCTTGATAATATCATAAGGTACGCCAAACTCAATTAACTTAGAATCAAAGTTCGCATTAATATGCATTGAGGATTCATTATACATGTAACTGCAATAATCCTCTTCTGAACCGCCACCATCATATATGATGCCAAAAATCAGTTTATTTGGGTCATACTGACTCATGGTGAAATCAGCGAATATAATGTGCTGCTCTTCATAATCATCAGATGAAATATTATCCATGTAAGCATCGCCTAGGAAATATTTGATGTTCTCGTCACGAATTGACAATACAAGTTTGTCACCATCGTATTTAATAACATCTACATTATTTTTGTCAACGCACTCATAAAGATAAGACATTAAATCCTCATAGTTCCACTTGTATTGTGGCTTATCATAATGCGCAACTAGAGTAATGTCAATACCACAATTCTGGAGTATCTTGTAGATACTATTGCTACCATTAAATCTAGCAATGTATGACTTTAGCATAAGTGTGTTTATATTGTTACCATCATCCATCAAATTGTCATTGATGAAGTTGTGTGCCGAAGTAATACCCTTGTTGTATGTGGTAGTAAAACCTACAATAGAGAGTTTATCATCCTCAAGTTTTGAGAAGTCAAAAATCATATATTGTATTGCCTTACCATGATTGTTCTCAATATAGTTATTCCAATATGTTTTATTTTTGGAAATACACCAGTTGGTTGTTTTACCTAACTGCTTAATGGTTTCGTAGTCTGTTACCTTAACAAGAACAACAAAATCATTTTCATAGATAACCTCATAGTTAATGCCCTCTACATTCTTTATAAAATCCATGAATGACTCCTTACTCCAATCAAAATGAACACTTGTGACGTGCCTCATTTGACGCATAAGCTCTTGGTAGTCATCAATTGTTGATACTTTTCTGATGAAGTTAGTCTTTTTTGTCTCAGAAAGTTTAGAGAATCTTGCCAATGTGTTCTTATCAGTGCTTGATAATTCATTGGTTTTCAACAGCTTTTTCTGGGTTGTGTTAAATGAGTTTATGGCATCGTTAACTCTTTTCTCATTTCTGAGAATTGCAAGTTCTTCCATAAGGCTATTTATACTTTCTTGGCTTGTATAAGCCGTAATAGTGCCTTTTGATAGATTCTTTGTTAACTGCTTATAGTGTTCATTCCAAGTGAGGATATTAAGAATGGTACGCATAGAGCACCCAGCCTTGAAGTATAAATCCATAGCCCATTGAAAGAAGTATTTAGAACCCTCAGTATAGATGTAAATTCTTTTGAGTTTAATATCATTAGTATTTACACCATACTTATCAACAAGGCTATTTATCATTTTAGAATTTCCCTTCAAAAATGCTGCATAGTCTTTGTCAAACGAATTAGGAAGAAGTGTTATTTCACTGAATAAGCTATCATATCCACTAAATCCATCACCGTCTTTTGTTACCTCTAACACCCTACTATGAGTAACCCCACCCAATTCTTCATGCATTTCTTTGGATAAACCACATAGGGTAGAAATGCCATAATGGTTTTGATTATAGCAAGGATTAAAGATATACAATCGCTCTCCTATCTTTGAGTCAGGTTTTGTCTTTATAACCTCACAGATGTCAAAGCCGTGCTCTCCACATCTGATTAAGACTTTTCTAAGAGAGCAATCAGACACCCTCCATAGATGTCTGATTCCTCTTATATTAGTACCTATCATAAAGTATTGTTAGAATTTAATTTCGTTACTAAATTTCTCTGTGATAGCCTTTTCAAATTCATCGAACTTGATGTTAGACTTTTCACACAGACCCTTTACAGCCTCAAGAACCTCTTCTTTGATTGCAAGTATATGAGAATCATAACGATTAACAATATACTTGACAGACTCAAATTTGAGTTCATCCTCTTTCTTGGTTGTGGTAGTTGTGGTACGTGTCTGCTGACCGTATCCATAATAGCTTCTACGACTATTGTCACCAAGGTCTTGGAGCATTTCTGTATCGTCAACAACGACACGCTCGTATGTACCGTTATTGTTACGTCTGAACGAGTTCTCGGTACGAGTAGTCCAGCTACTTCCAACGTGCTTCAACTTATGCTCTGTGCAACCAATATTGTCAATAAGGTCAATACCCATACCGCAAGCTTGGTCCATATCCTCAATAATGATATACTCACTTGGACAGTGTGCATTATATCCACCATTACCAAAGTTCATACAGATAATATCTGTCTTCTCACGAATGTTCTTAACATCGGTGTAAGGCTCTGAGAAGAAGCAACCCTTGGTAAGACCCCAACGGTCACACACCTCTTTCATGTGCTTTGTATAGAACTCGTAACTAAACAGCTTAACGCCACTACAAGACCATGCAGCACGATAAAGGTCTGGAGAGTCATAACCGATTACATAACCAACGTCCTTGAACCAATCCAAGTCAAGTGCGTCAGAACCATGACAACCAGTTTCCTCATCCAAGAAGAAACAAGCCTTGAGTTTATCAAGATGGTCAAACATTGACAGACAGATGCAGACACCACTTTTATCGTCAGCACCGATACCTATTGCTGCACCACCGTTTGCATCCACACTTACCTTGTGGTAGCCCTCCTTGGTTCTCTCAGTCTTGAGGTCAAGAGGTACACCAGCGTAGATGTATGGGTCTTGTTTGTCTTGCACTGTGTCCAAGTGTGACGTTACACAAGGATAGAACTCACCTTCTGCAAGCTCACCCTTTGTGAGATATACGTTTCCGAAATCGTCAAACTCGTATTTGACACCATTTCTTCTCGCCCACAAAATGATAAACGTAACCATGCGATACTCTTTCTTTGAATGAGTTGGCACGGACATACAATCATACACGAAGTCCTTGTTCAAATAGAGCAACTGCATATCATCATCCTTTGGGTCTTCAGGCAGTTCCACTTTCTTTTTCTCTTCGCTGGGCTTTGACTCATTTGAGTTATTAGCATTTGTTGCTGCATTTGCTTCAGCATTTTCAGCACCCTTATTCTCTACATTCTCATTAGAGTCATTTTTCTGTTCTTTCTCAGCCTCATTAGGAATGTTTACATTTTCCTCATAAGGTGTGTTGGCAACAACATTGCCATTCTCATTTAATTTACTTGAGTCAGCCATTTCTATTATATATTTAATAAGTTTTTGCAAAGATATAAATTTTTATTGGTTAAACAAATTATTGATAAAAACTTTAACATTTTTTAACTCAAATCACTCGATGATTGCACAAGCCACAAGTGGCGAGTGCTTTTCTTTCGGTGCTATCTGAATTCGTGTTTCTTTCCTTTTCCCTATTGTAATATCTTTCTCACAACAATTTTTAGTGGCAACATTCACTCCAATCTTATAACCAAGTTCCTTGATGAGACTAATTCTAAAATTAATTTCTTTAACATGGTCTATGAAGTAATTTATGTCCCTAATATCCCTAGATATGTCCTTGACTTTCTTACCCATTGTGTAATACTGAGTTTAGAAGTGTTTTTTTGTCTTGGGGTGAGAGTTTAAACCATTTACTTGAAAAATGAGACAAACCAAACTGATTCTTAATCTTAGTTTTGTCTATATTCGCCAATGCGTCATAAGTCCTAATTAATTCACCTTTAAGTAATATATTCCTTTGATGAGAAGTCAAATCATTGAATATGTTTGACCAATCATTTGTTGGTAAATGATACTTTGCAAATATGTGCTTATATTTGGAACTTGTACGTAGCCTTTCTGTAACGGTTTTTTTGTTCCATCTGTCACTCGCTCTTTTTTCTATTGAGGTATGTGATAAAAGATTACTGATGTTTTCATTATCGTTCATTATTATTTCTTCCTCTTTAAAATGTGGAAATAGAATGATTTATCAACACCTTCCCATGAACTCACTTGAGCCATAGACTTATAATAGGTGCTCCACTCGTCTTCATTGAACTCTGGGAAAGTTACATCACCTTCCTTGTCATCTTTTACTACGGTAAGCCTCAACTCGTCAACTAAGTCACCATCCATAAACTGGCGATATAATGTCTCACCACCAATTACGAAAAGCTCTTTATCTGAGAAGAAAGCTTCACACAACTCAATTACGTCTTTAACGGAATGGACGATGTAAACATTATCAAAGTCTTTACTTACACCGTATTCCTCGTTAGAGGTGAGGATTATGTTAATCCTATCCTTCAAAGGTTCACCGTTGGGCAGAGATTCAAACGTCTTACGACCCATAATCACAACATTTCCAAGAGTCTGACGCTTGAAATTTAAAAGGTCATTCTTAATGGTATAAAGCAGTTTGCCATCCTTACCCAATGCCCTCTTTTGGTTAATACATGCGATAATCTTAAACATAAATTAAAAAAATTGATTACTTTTGCTGCAAAGATATAAAAAAACATGGAGAATCCAAAATCCTCCATGTTAATTTATGTTAATTATGTTCACAAGAAAATGGGTTATGTTGTAATATCATATTAAAAAAACAATTGCTAACAATTTCTTGAACTACATTATGATATAAATATTTCCTACACTCATCAAGAAAAGGCTTTTCTTTACACAATTCTTGCGGTTTTTCACCTTTATAGATTACTTTCCACTCATTTCCATAAAGTTCTTTGTATTTTCCATATGGGTCAATATCTTTATAACAGTAAAGTGTTATAGTTTCTATTTTATAACCAAGTCTAGAAAGTAATTCATTACATTGGTCATCTGAAAGTTTTAAATTTATATACATAATTAATCACGCCAATAACAGTACAAACATTTATTATCACATCTATGAGGTTTCACCCTCAATAATTCAGATTTATTAGCTAGGCATCCACAGCTTTTTCTCTGTTCAGCAGACCCTTCTAATAAAATTTCATCAGTTAAGCCTAAAATATCAATGTCCTTTTGAGAGAGGCAAGGAATAGAATCAATTCCTGGTTCGCCGCAAGCCTCTACAGTTTCATAACCACATTCTTCAGCACAATACTTGATGGCGGCTAAATATTTAAGTCTTTCTTTCAATGGGGCATGAAACTCGCCATTATATAGTTCAACCCCAATTTCTTTAAAACGCTCTCTGACGTGTTTATAATTGTCCAAGAAGGAAATCCTTACCCTTTTAATCCCAAGACCTCTGAAAAGCCTTAAAACACTTGTAGCAGTGTTTAACCCTTTAATAGTTGGAACTATTGGGTCAACCCTTAATACTATATGGTCTGTTGGAAAACCACCATTAATCAACTTTTGTAACTTTTCTAGAGTTGTTTGCGGATTAGGAACAAACGGCTCAATACGAGTTGACCCCATGCCAGTTACGGTAAGATGTAATATTATCTTATCTTTATGCTCGATAAGTTTTTCTATCAATTTATCGGTTAACCTTTTTGTAATGATTATATTACCTTTATACAATCTATCAAAAGCATCTAGGTTATAAGCGATTTCACCTGATTCCGTGGTTCCGATTCTATTTTCTATGTCTGAAACTGATTTTTTTGTCGAAGCCATGTGATTCTATATGTTGGTCGTTGGTTCTAGTGTCTTCAAATTCTTTATCTCTTAGAGAAGATATGTATTCATAAAGATTATTCCACATTTCTTTTGCATCAATGAATTTAGGAATATATGTGTTTTTTAATATCGGATTTTCAACAATATTTCCTGAGTTTTTACTAATAGAAACCTCACCTCTATATCTAGTATATACCACGTCAGTGCAAATAGACAAAGGGCAATCACTTAATCTCTGCTCTTTACCAATTTTCTTTTTCTCGATTAGTTGCGGCTCTAAAATCACTTTATCGTTATCATCAAGATACCTCTCAACTTTAAAAAAATAATGATAATATCCGCTTTCCACAACAAAATAGAAGAATCTACCTTCCATGACTGGTACTTTAATTCCGTATCCTTTAACTAGTCTACGTTTTATATCATATGTTTTATCTTTTTCCTTTTTAAAAATATTATCAAGACCATAACCGATATAACAATTGTTTATGTCAATTGGGTATGATTTCCTTCTGTCATATACAACTAATTCATCAATACCAAAATAATTTTGGAGATAATCATAATAATCTTTTTCTCCACGTTTACAAATAATCTTCATAACAAAAAAAAAATAAACGCTAGATAATAATATTTGTAATTATCATCTAGCGTTGTTACTTACTAAACTGTTTCTTAGTTTACTCTGCAACTGCACTGTCAAGTACAAGTGAATCAACTACAAGGCTGTCACCAGCAAGTGAGTCAACTACTGCAACACTGTCAGAGTCATTTGCATTTTTTTCTGATGCAGTCTGACCACCGCAAGCTGCAAATGTCATAGCAACGCTAGCTATGAACATGAATACTAACTTTTTCATTTCTTTCTTTTACTTTTTAAAAATGTTATTTTATCTTTAATAAATATCATATTCTCGAAATTTGTGCAAAGATATAAATATTTTTTTTATTTTCCAAATTTTTATTATAGAAATTTTATTTTATCATTTGATTGAAAATTTCTACTATACGATTCTTATGATTAAAAGCCCATTCATAATTATCAATGTCTTTGACCTTAACCCAAGCAATCTTGCCAACCTCTTTGCCCTCATTATGCTCTTTAGAGAACTTAAAATCAGATGTAATGCGGTCTTCTATTTTGGCAGCAAAACGGAAAGTAACGTTCTGCCTATTTGCTTTAACTGGGTCATCCTCATATCCAATGAAAATCAAACTTTCAATAGGAATCTTAACTCCAGTTTCCTCAAAACACTCACGCACAGCACATTCTTTGGCGGTCTCGTTCCTAGAAAGATAGCCGCATGGACAATTCCACATGCCTCTGAAATCTGCTGCCTCTTCTCCGCGCTCACATGCTAAAACACACCAATCACCATTTTCGTCTTTAGAAAATACGAATAATGCAGTAGCCATAGAACGGCTAAACCACCCTAAAAAACGCCCATATCTATCATAGCAAGGCTGATTTTCCAATGTTAACTCTGGGGCATTTTCTACCCATTTAAGGAGTTTTGTCAATAATTTCTTTAAATAATTCATCTAAATTAAAATAAATTTTATCATAATATGTATCTGGAATATATCTTTTATCATTTTTTGCATAATAAAAAATTTTTATTCCGTTTTGTTTACATAGAGTATATTTTCTTAAATCATTACATTTTATTTTTTCAAAACCTTCTTCTGTATTATAAAATTTGGCAAAATGCTGTTTACCTTGACATTCTATTGCCACATTATATTGTGGTAAATAAAAATCTAAACGTTGAAGTCCAAGCCACTTATCTTTATGCTCTTTTATGTATTCAACTCCTTTTTCTTCCAAAAAATTTTTGGTTTCTTTTTCTAAAGCTGAACTTTTGCAATAAGGACAGCCTTCGCCACTTAAATGTTTATTAGGAGTTTGGCTAAAATATTCTCCGCATTTTTTACATTTTATCTTAATTTTAGTTTTTGCCCCTTTATATATAACAGAACTATAATCATAATCGTCACCATGAATTTTTTTGAACTCTTCAATAATGGTTTCAGTTGTTTTGTTTCTTCCTGCACATTTAGGGCAACCTTTACCTCTAAGGTGATTGTTTGGGGTGACTAAAAAATCACCGTGTACAAGGCACGTAACAATAATTTTTCCGTTTTCATTCTTATTATTTAAATCAGTTCTATGATATGCATATTTATTTTGATGCCTTTTTGAGGCTAATTCTATGAATTCAGATGTTGTCATTCTTTTGGATTCATTGTTACACAATGGGCATTCATCGCCTCCCTTATGGGAATGTGGGTTTTGCCAAAATTCACCATGTTTAGGGCAAATTATGCACACTTTACCGTCTTCTCTAGGGGCATCTAAATTCAACTTATCATAATTGTATTTTATTTTATGATTCGCTAAACAATAGTTAACATATTCTTTATATTTCTTTTCTGATTCGCAAATAGGGCATTTTCCTCTTTTTCCGTTATAATACTTATGTACGCAAGGCTTTACTAGAAAATCCCCATGTTTTTTACAAGTGACTAAAACCTCAGTTCGTTCATTTTTATAATCCACATGGTCATAACCAAACTCTCCATTATGAACCTTTATTGATTTTTCAATAAACTCTTTTTTTAGATTTTCTTGCTGTTTTTCTAATCTACATACATCACATATTTGATTTGCGTTTAGAAAATGGTCAGCAGTGGTTTTAAAATATTTTTTATGCTTTTTACAATAAGGATATATAAAATGTTTTGCATCAACATATTCTATAGACGAAAAATCATATATATTGCCATATTTTTCTATTGCTTTGTTAATAAAAATTTCTTTTTTACCCATAACTTATGATATTACTATTATAAATATCTATAAAGTTATAAAATCACTAGTTTCTCATTCTTTTTTTGCCTCACCTAAATCTTTTGGTAAAACATAAGGATTTGTCATTTTCTCCATGCTTTTTTATCATATTTATTTTTTTCGTAACTTTTATTATACCAAGGTTGTTCTTCTTTTTCTCTTAGGTGATAGCAACTGCTTATTTTGTTGTTAGACCTATAAAGTTTTTTGGATAACTTTCTAGATAAAATGATTGGTGGATGCCTTAAAGTATAAAATTCTTCATATATTTGAATCCAATTTATTTTTGATGAACTATAATAAGCAAAAGTCCAATTTAAATTATGAACGATACTAATTATTATATCTCTAATACCTTTATCGTTTGTTACGCCAAATGAATTAATAATTCTGTCTATGTAGTTAGATTTTCCGCCTATACCAAAAATCTTGCGCCTTGGTGAAATATTTTTAAATGCATAGGCGCATAACGATAAATCGTTTTTCCATGCTCCATATATTTTTTTCTCATGTAGATAATCTATCCAATCTAGATATAATTCTGGATATTCCATCATTTCGTAAATAACTTAAAAAAACCGTCCACTAATATATCATATATACTTTTCTCTAGTTTACTGCTTCCGATGTATGTAGAATGACGTTCCTCTTTTTTATCAGTCATATACAGTCTAGCACTCATAATATGGTTAATGCTTGCTTTATTCTCTTCAAACATAAAGTCATCATATACGTTTTGCCATATAATGCAAAGATACTAAAAAAAAATTGAATATCCAAGATAAAACCGTTAAAAAAACAAAAAGTTGATGCAGATGCACCAACTTTTATTCAACTTTTTTTAATAATGCCTATATGAATATTTATAATATTTCTCATTATAGCACTGTGCATACTGGTTAAAATACCATTTAATTGCTTTCTTAGCTAAATTACCAATTGTCTTCATATTTATTTCCCTTTCTTCACTTAATTAAAAATTTGTTTAACTCATAAACATCAAATCCCCTATTAGTTAGGGTAATGTTAAGAAGCGTCAAATACTTACGATATTGTTTATCGTTCAAGATATAAGACATATATTTGATATTCTTCTTAACAGCGTTTGCAACGATTTTCTCGCTGCTCTCTTCTGTATCCATGCAAGATGCAAAAACCAAATCTCTCTCAAGTTCTGAGATTATTTCATCCGACATTTCCGTCTGGTCTTTTGACATATTCAACGCACATGCCAATTTACGATGATTTACTTTCAACTCATACTTTTCAGTATTTGCCAACTTAGTTGCATTGTTATCCTCTGCAAATGAATACACACTCATGGTGAGCATCATCACCATCATTAAAAAAAACTTCTTCATAATTATTTCCCTTTTTACACTTACTTATTTACTTACTTTTTTTTTTTTAAGGAACTGTTAAAGGGTCTAAACCCCCAACAATTCCGCTGCACTTACTGTTCTTTTCGTTTGGCTAGGGCAAAACTTCCCAAGCTGTCATTACACCAATGGAATCATTCCAGTGGGAGTCATGCTAGCATAGTTGTTAAGCCAAGCATGTAAAAAATTTGCTATCTTCTTCATAATTATTTCCCTTTCAATTTAAATTTAACAATCTGATACAGTTTTGAAAAATAACCATATAGGTCTGTGTAGTACTCATCAGCCAACTTTAGTTTAGACCAATTATAATACCCTAGCTTTATAAAGCCTACAGTTGCGAACTCTTTAATTGCACTTCTTCCTATTTTTTTCAAGTTCGGTGGCTGAACCACGCCTCTTAGCTACCACATAGCCAAGATTAGATTTCAAATTAACTGCATCCATTATTCACTCACTTCGTATAATATATATTATGCTATTTCAGTTTATCAACTAAAATTTATCACAATTTTCGAAAACCAATCCTAATTTTGATTTACGTCAAGTTTGGAATGTGTGCGAACACATCAGTTATTTACAACAGTGCAAAGATATGAAAAATATATTTGATGCACAAAAAATGGGCAATAAAAATTCGATTTACCAACTTAAAATTGATATATGTCAGTTGAAATGATTTATATCAAGATAAGAAAAATAGATGGCTTGAAGGTTAGAAAGATAATGGGATTTATTCTTTATTGACGAAAATGAAAATGAGCAACTGTTTAGCTGCTCATTTGTTCTTTACTGTAAGTTATTGTTCTACCTTTGTCCAATTATATAATCCTAAGTAGTAATTACCTATACCCATCCATACATTATAACCACTACTACCACTTGGGACTGTTAATGTACCTCCTGTTTTTACCTTATTGAATGTATAATTTTTTATTGTAGGAGCTGTTATGGCATTTGACACTATACTTGTTAGACTGCTACATTCATAGAAAACATTATCACCAATAGTTGTAACACCACTACCTATGGTTATACTTGTTAGACTGCTACAGTCACGGAAAGCCTCACCGCTAATACTTGTAACACTATTAGGTATGACTATATTTGATAGTTTCCTACAGTTTTGGAAAGCACCAAAACCAATACTTGTAACACTATTACCTATGGTTATACTTATAAGACTACTACAATTATTGAAAGCACCAAAACCAATACTTGTAACACTATCTGGTATTGTTATATTTGTTAAACTACTACAGTTTTGGAAAGCATAATTACCAATACTTGTGACACTATCTGGTATAATTGTTGTTTTACAACCTACAATTAAGGTATTTGTCGATGTTTCAATTATTGCATTACAATTATTACGTGAGTCATATACAGTATTGCCACTATTAACATTTATACTTGTTAAACTACTACAGTTTTGGAAAGCACCACCACCAATACTTGTAACACTGTTTGGTATTGTTACACTTGTAAGACTTGTACAGCCACCAAAAGCACCACTACCTATGCTTGTAACGCCACTACCTATGGTTACACTTGTTAAACCACTACAATAGTTGAAAGCAGCATCACCTATGCTTGGAGTTGAATCACCTATAACAACGGTTTCAAGATTCGGCCAACTAGACCTAAAGGAAGAACTTAACTCACACTTTGCATTATAATTTAGAACCTTTAATGCATTAGTACTTTCAAAAGCACCACTACCTATGCTTGTAACGCCACTACCTATGGTTACACTTGTAAGACTTGTACAGCCACCAAAAGCACCACTACCTATGCTTGGAGTTGAATCACCTATAACAACGGTTTCAAGATTCGGCCAACTAGACCTAAAGGAAGAACTTAACTCACACTTTGCATTATAATTTAGAACCTTTAATGCATTAGTACTTTCAAAAGCACCACTACCTATGCTTGTAACACTATCTGGTATGGTTACACTTGTTAAACTACTACAGTTTTGGAAAGCACCACCACCAATAGTTGTAACACTATCTGGTATATCTATACTTGTTAAACTACTACAATTATTGAAAGCAGCAATGTCAATACTTGCAACACTGTTTGGTATGGTTATACTTGTTAAACTCTCACAACTTAAGAAAGTATTAATACTAATATTTGTAACACTATCTGGTATAATAGCTTCTATCAAATTACCATTATAAAATGTAGGAGCATTATTACCACCCAATTTCGTCTTATCATATAACTCATATTTAACTGTGTGAACACCTGTCGTGTCAAATGTGTACGCAGTCACAAGTTCGTCAAGCATCACACCATCAATCTCCATTGACTTAAATATGTTCTGCTCATAATTTGTTCTTAACGCTGTTGGCTCAGATGTACTTGTTACATTATACTTGCATATAAGCCTTGTCTCTACATAAGGATTATAATGCACCTCATTCTCTTGTACACAGAGACTTACATTAGGCAAAATTAAATTTTGCCTAGCTTCTTCATACTCAGTATGATTATTAAATTTCTTTAAATATTTTCCCATAATTCTTAAATGTATTTTTCTAATAAATATCATTAAGATTTTGTTTCACTTAATTAAAAAAAAACAAGACATTAATAAAGGCAATGATATAGAAGTTGGCACAAAGTACTGTTGGGGCACAAGAAAAAATGGGCGAATCAAAAAGATTCGCCCAAATTAATTACAAAAACAAGAAGCATTAAAGGTGGGATTCGAACCCACAAAAATAGTGTTGCAAACTATTGAGTATACCATTCCTCCACAGAGATACTTGCTGTATGCTTCTTTGTAGTGGTAGCTGAATTCGAATCAGCGATAGGTTTCCCAACTTCCTTATGAGAGAAGCGCAATTGACCACTCTGCCATACCACTATTTATGAGTTTCGCTATGTGGCGAGATTTTATGAATAACTTTGCGAGAATACTCCCACTTTCAAGTGGGGGATGAATCGCAAAAAAATATTTTTTAATTTTTAATATAAAAAGCCTAGACCACCACGAGGATGGTCTAAGGTATGTTAGAAAATTATTACTTCCAATTAGCATCTTACTTTCACTATTTATTACATATTATTTATAATAAATAAATATAGTGTAATTTTAAATAGTTATCTTACTTTTTCCACCATTCTATTGTAGGGTCGATAATCCAATTTACAAATTTATCATATACTTTGCTGATTAAAATACGTTCATCGACCCACTCTGTTTCTACTGGAGCAACAATCATCTTTGGTGCGTTAGAGTAATTTTCATAAGAAGCTTTTGGAGTAAGGTGTACAGTGTTATTACCAATCTTCACAGTAATATTCAAAGCATCAACAGCATCTTCTGCCTTCATTGCTGCATAGTCCTTACCAGCAGGTAATATTACTGTAAATGGAACTGGTTTTAAACCGCTTCTACCCTTTAGACCTCTTTCTTCTGCATGTGTGTTAACCATTACATCAGTATTAACGCCAAATAAAGCATGTACCTCATAAGTGTTACCTTCTCCTTCACCAATATATAATGGAAGAGTGCCACCTGCTGCTTGCAATAAGATGTCAGCCTTATAAGTATCGCCATCCTTGACAAACAAAATGTCAAACACAATATCATTATAGTCAAAGTCTGAACTCATTGTACCAAGGTCTTCAGCCATAACACGTACACGGCTTACTGGCATAGATTCACCCTTTCCTGGAACTATTTTAACAATCCAATCATCATAAACAAAGTCTCTTGCAACTTGTTCATTTTTATTTTGTCCAGTTGCTTCAAAATCGAAACCAACATAGTAATAATCACCAATTTTTTCCATTCTCCAATTTTCATGGAATATACCACCATCTTGTGATGACTTACATTTCCAACCAAGTGTAGATGACTTTAGCATGAGGGTACATCCATTATAATTACCCATCCAACTTGCGCCACCATTATTTGTGTTGTTAATATAATCCCACTCATAATTCGTTAGCTCTTCAAATTCTAATGGCCAATCACTTGTTTTTTTATGCTTTGTCCAACAATACATTTCATTCATTTTTGCTGAACCTTTTCCTATACTCTGACCATTTCCGTCTGTATAAATAGAATCTCCGCAATAAACTTGTTGAACGAAGAAATTTCTAAAATCAACATCTGTTGTATACTTTTCTTCACCTTTTTTACTAAATACTGCTAATACGGCAGCAAGTTCATCCTCGGTAATAGGTGCAGGTGTAGGATAATCTAAATAGCCCAAGCCATTAGAAGTACCCCATTCATTTCCATTAACATTTGCAACTCTCATTGCTCTAGATGCAGATGTGCTTGTAACAACCAATGGTACAGTATTCATACCCCATCTGTGATTAGCATACTGCGCTTCAGTTACGCCAAATGTGGTGTTGAAGTTGTCAGTCAACACTTGTTCTTTTGTTTGTTCGTAGCTTGTTGGGTCAACATCTTTCACGCAAGATGAAATTGTAAATGCTGCCAACATAAATAAAAAAATCTTTTTCATTTTTGTTTATTTAAGTTTATTATTTAATAACTTCCACACACTAACACTAGTATTTTTATAGAAATTAAGGTCAGTTACCTTATCCGTTACAAAGGCAATAACCATGTCTATAAAAAATACAAGAATTGTAAAGAAAAGCAATAGATAACTTGGAGTACCAATTCCTATTGTATACCCAAACAATGCCGATAGAACTAATGCAATTGGCATTAATAATTTAACTATGATTTTTAGCATACTCTATACCGTATTCAAAAAAATTTTTACACAACTCTGACACTCTAGATTGTGACATTAATGATGACTCACCAAGCAAAGCTATTGTTAGCTTTCTACGGAAGTATTCTTGTTTCTCTTTATCTGTTGCCACCATGTCTGTACTCCTTATATTTAATAGGTTAGTTTCTCTAAGAACTCATCGTCCTCTTCCTCCTTCACATATATCCCCATGTCAAAGATGCATTGTTTCCTAAGTCCTCTTAAATCGCATCTATTATAAAGTTGGCATCTTTCATTACACGGAATCATTGTATATCTCCTTTTAATGTGTTATTTTCTAAGTCTCTGGATTCTTTTCGTGTTTTTTTAACCTTTTGGTGTGATTCTATTTTCTTCCACATTTCACGCCAATGTTTAGAGGTTTTTTTATATAATTTTACTTTAGATTCTGGGTCTGCATCTAATTCTTTCCAATTTTTTGCATCCCTATATCCCATAGGAGAATTTTCGTCTTTAATTTTCCAATAATAAAGATTTCGATTTATCCTAGAAACATACTTTAAGTAAGCAGTCCAAAGTCTATAAGCCTTTCCTCTTTTATCCATAAATATAGGTAATTATATATTATTTGTCCCCAATGGTCAAAATTATTAATTTTTTTCAGTGAAAAATAAGTACCCCATACTGGGCTCGAACCAGTGACAGTTTGTTTAGGAAACAAATGCTCTATCCATCTGAACTAATGGGGCAATTAAATAAAAAAGGCTTATCAACCATTCTCCTAATTGATAAGCCTATTAAATGCGTCTTAGTGTTTGCCAAGTCTGAATCTGCGATTCATAACTGTGCTAGCACCATCATCAGTTGGAATGTTCTTCCAAGGTTCATCGTTAGGAACCTGTTCTGTCTTGCGAACAAAACGTCCATTAGCATCACGTCTTGCCACCTCTTTCTCGAACTGCTGCATTGCACGATAGTTGTTCTCTGCAACTTGCTCAAGGCTTGGACGTGGAGCGAAGCGAACCTCTGGTCTACCACACTGAGACTGTCTTGGCTGTACACAACCGTTAAGCAGTTCAGTAACCACACAAAGCAAAACTGCTGAAGCAATCTGAAGCTCTGGAGTACTGTCAATCAAGTAGACATCCTTAGTTCTTACGTCAAACGCAAGTACTGCGTGTGCGCCATTACGTGCATCACGACTGATGGCACGAGCCTCATCGCTAGTGAGTTTGTACTCACGGTCAGCGTTAGGAGTGGTTGCGCACTCTACATGATTCTCAGAGAGGTGATAGATTACGAGACGGAGATTCGACTTATCGCTGCACTGTGACAGAATTTCAGCCATAGGGCTGTTGTCAGAATGAAGTCTTACGTAATTCCACATAAAGTCTCTTGTTTTTAGATTAATACTGTTAAGAAATTAGGTGGGCAGTCGTTTGGCGGCTACCCACCTTTAGATTAGAGGTTTGCTACGAGCAATGATTACTTACCGTCAGCAACATCCTCGTCATCACCACCGAAGAACTCATCATAGGTTGCCTGAGCAATCTTCAGCTCTACACCAAGCTCGTAAAGACGAGTCTTAGCATCCTGCAAGTCAGCAGCCCACTTGTTAGGATTCCAACCCTTCACACCAGGACGCAGACTATCTGTGGTGTCTGGAGCGAAGTCAGTCAGACCCTGAATCTGCATTTCCACGTTGGTCTTCTCAATCTTGAGCTTGTGGATGATTTCCTCTTGGGCAATCTTTGCCTGAGTGTTAATCTGTGAAGCACGTGCTACAAGAGCCTTAGAGTCATTCTGACTCATCATCTGTAAAAACTTTCCCATTGTTGTTTAAGTTTAAAGGTTTATAAAAAAAGTAAATTGTGAATATTGTTTTGCAACTTGCGTTGCCTTGTTTGTTTCTCAATCACAGTGCAAAGATATATAAAATTTTTGAGATTTCCAAATTTTTAAGAGTTAAAAACTTTTAAAAAAATATCTTTGTTTTTGTGTTTCATTCTTCTTTCTTAATTACAGTGCAAAGATATATAAAATTTTCGATACTTCCAATTTTTTGCGCGTTAAAAACTGTTAATATTTTAACTACTTCTTTAAAATCAAAAGGTTACGTTTGTAATCAATGGAAATATCGTCACCTAGTTTTTTTAAAACACTCATACCTAATAGTAAAGGAGCGTCTTGCTGTTCCATAACAACGCAAGGTATATTATTAACCTTTATACCTCCCACTTCTACCTCATTTATAATGATTGTATAAGACTTTACAGTATCTCCATTGGCAATTCTACATTGACCACTCTCTAGAGTTGAATCATTGAGTAATTTTTGCTTTTTCAAGAACATATACTCAACAACAGAAATAGAAATGTCGGTAGCACCAGTATCCAATGTCATCATCATCGATATTCCGTTGATTTTAGTGGGAACAAGGTAGCAATTATCCTCATGCTGTAGTTTGACCGCTAATTTAAAGTCATTTGGAACTTGTTTCAAAACCTTTGTGGTTTCAGTCTTCGGTATTGTGTCAGATTTGGTAATCTGAATCACTGTGGCTGTGTCCTTTTCGATTCCTAACGCCTTGGCTTCTAATGTATCATATGCTCTAGGAAATAGTTTAGAGAACACCCAAATAAATCCCATCACTATTACAACCCCTAAAAAGAGTTTGGTGATACAACTTGATAATGTTATCTTCTTCATATTTTATTTACTAAAAATTTCAAAAGCATCATCTACTAGTTTGTCAACCATATCTATTTGATAAGTTGCTAACGCACTCCTAAACATTTTACCACTCATTGTACGTCTGCCTTTCCTCTTCTTTCCACCACTAGAAACTGTTTTAACAACCTCTTTCTTTTTTGGCGGCTTCAAGTGTTCAGCTTCAGTTGCATATCCAATGTGTGTAAATCCTAGGAATGAGCCGTTCTTCTCAATCTTACAAATCTCAACATGATTAGCACCATACTTGAATTCACCAGTACGAACTTTAATCTGCTTAACGTATCTCAATGTTTGGTCTTTAAGACTCATTCCAACTGCAAACATCGCATCAAAGAAATTAGTAAGCTTTTTGCTTCCACTAAGACTGTTCTGTGTGAGGGGTGAACCTAAGTTTCGTTTTGGGGTATGAGATAGAACTAGTATGCTAGCCCCATACTTCTTTTTAATTTCACATAGATTTTTCATTAGTTTACCAGCAGTAGTTGCTGTGTCTTTCATATTAACAAGCCAACTCAAGTTATCTACAATTAATATCTTGGAGTTATACTTTATAATATTAGCTTCAATAGCCTCTATGATGACTTCATCAAATGCTTTCTTAGAATACTCGCAATAATCCCTTACTTTATCACTATCAAGCTCGACCCTAATAAACTTATCGTTAAAGTTAAACGTTTTCTTGGTTTTTTCATCTGTGTACCTAAGTTCAAATTGCTTCTTACTTAACTCAAAGTCATAATAAAGAATGGTGTCATCACCCTTTAGTCTTTCAGCAATAGAATTACCAATTTGTACGGCAAGAATACTCTTACCAACATTAGCATCTGCAAAAAGGCAGCAAACTTCATTCTCAAACCAAAACTCTTTCCAGAGCTTATTTGGATTCTTCTGTGCCTTTGCTTCCTCAATTGCTTGATTAGCAGTCATTGCGCTGAAGATGTCTGTTAAAGTTGGTTTATTTGCCATTATGTAAAAATTAATGATTAGTGTACGGTAGAGGAATCGAACCTCTCTTCTTCTCAGGAAAACTCCTCGACATCCTAACCGATAGACGAACCGCACATGATGCTTTTTTAAAATTAACTGCTAGGGGCAGGCTACGTTCTAACGATTATCCCCTCTTAACTGAGTACGCCCATAGGTCTTATTGCGCAATTATCTCCTACTGCTTTCTCTGCCTTGTGGTAGACCTTTATCAAATTACGTCCGCAGCAGCTAATTATGTTGTTTGTGAACCCCCTAGAGGAATCGAACCTCTTTTTCTAGCGTCACGCTATTGTTGTCCTAGCCATTAGACGAAGAGGGTATAGACGAGAAATGATTTTGCTAGCGTTGCTCACTTCTCGCAAAAGCAACAGTTGTACTCAACCAACGAGACGGTTTATTTACCCACCAGCTCTAAATCCGACAACCCAGCTAGCTGTTTTAAGACCAGCCAATCTACAAGTTTATGCGCTAATCCTCACGCAAAAAGGGAAACTTGTTCACCCTTAATTTTTCAACTTATCGTCTAACGTTCCACATACTAGTTGGACTTCCTCCAACTAGAACATCGATATTAGCACCTTGCTTTGCAGCAATAGTTTCAATCCACTTAAGACTGATAAAATCTTGTGTGCTCAAGCCAAGTTCCTCACGATATGCCTTATCAGCCTTTGCCCTTTGGCGTTCAGCTTTTTCACGAGCCAACTGTACCTCTGCCTCACGTTCTTGAGTCTGCTTTGCTTGCACAGCCTTTGCTGTGTTGTTCATTTCAGCCAACTGCTCCTTATTAGGCATAGCCTTACCAATGGTAACTTGTTTTACAACAACTGGAAACTCTTTCTCCTTGGACAACTTTGCCACATAATCTTGCATCTGCTTAAGTACCTTTGCATCAATTTCATTTAGAATTGCACGATTACTCATAAGGTCAAAAGGACTATGCTGAGAAATATGGTCACGTACCAAATTACAGTAATAGTTATACAAGTTAGTATTGAACCAATCTACACCATAATTCTGCAACAGAATAGGAGACTTACCCTTCTCAATCTGTGTGATAATAATGGTATGGAAATCCAACGGTGTGTTGTCATCAGAGAACAAATCGTCCATATCCACTTGATGTTTGAACGGAACAATCTTAAATTTCTCAGAAGACGTGCTCCACCAAACCCATGTCAAACCTGTCTGTACTGGAGTCATGTCAATGCCACCATGCCCAAAAAACCAAGGCTTGTCAATGAGAACTGACTCTTCATCAGCACCAGGACGCACACCATGACAAGAACTCATGCTCAACATTGCTACGAGAGCAATAGAAAACATTGCTAAAAATTTCTTCATAATTCTTTAATTAAAAGTTAAACAAATATGTTAATTCAAATTCGATGCAAAGATATGAAAAATAATTGAAATGCCCAAATTATTTTCGTTAATTCTTGCTAATCCTTTGCAATTGTCTTGACAATCCAATCAATGAAACCATTCTGTATCTTAGATGCCTTATCAATTGGTAGAGCCAAAGCTCCAACACCAGTTAACTCTCCCCATCCACGAACAAGGATGAAATTACCTTTGATATAAAGCTCGGCTTTGTCAACCACAACGTCTTTCTTGTCATATTTTTCACCACCCTCACCATTCAAGAGTTTGATTATATTGGCAAGTTCATCTTGTGCCTTATAAGTGAAAGCACTTAAGCACTTCATACCATTCGAACTGAAACCGTAAATAGGGCAGAATGAATCTTGGTTGTAAGGCGCTTTGTAAAACTCCTCAAACGTAATGTCCTTACCCTTTAATCTGTCAATTTCTGCGAAATTCATAATTACCTATTTTATATTAGTTGCAGAGGATGGATTCGAACCAATCGACCTCCTAGGGATGAGCCTAGGCGAGCTGACCAAACTGCTCTACTCTGCGGTGCTATCTGTTTATATCGTCTGTTATAGCAAAGACCTAAGTACTTAGAATGAAATCGAACTTTCAAAAGGTAATGGCCTGTCACCTAATGACTCAGATTCCATCGTGGACCAGGTAGGGCTTGAACCTACGTGTAACCAACTACGGTTTCAACTGCTTATGAGGCAGAGCCGATACAAGTCCAAATCGCCAAAGGAACTTTCAAATTAATTCTATCGCACATGCCGTGTTTTACGCCTAGACTCTAACACGTTTAAGCCAATATCCTTCCGTTTCAGCGCATATACGAATCCTATGTTAGACTCTCTTTGGCTATATCTTTATTTAATAATTCCAATCATCATCAAACTCGTCATCAAAGATGGAGTAATCGTCATAGTCTTCATCGTAATCCTCTTCATGAACCTCATCGTAGTCATCGTAAAGGGATTCATCTAAATAATCGTTATATTCGTCAATCATAGTTTATAATGTTTTTTTTTGTTTCACAATGCAAAGATACAAAAAAAAATTGGAATAGCCAAATTTATTAACTTTTTTTAAATATTGTACTAACCCCAACTATTATCCAAATTATACCGTATAAAACATAAAAAATAAGGGCAATAATTATCATTCCAAAAAAGGTGATAGATAGTTTCAAAAAATTGTTTACAAAGTTTTGGATATTTGTAGTTTTCTTTTTTCCTTCATCTATTTTTTTCTGTTTCGCTATGAAGTCGGTTTTAGGTATCATAGGAACTAACTGCAACTTGTCATTTTCATCTATCTTGAGACCAATATCAACTCGTCCATCGTTAAAAATAAGATATTCTTTGCCATTTGCATCTTTTTCCTTTACACCTTGGAAATAATAGGTATCAGCATATACAGATGATGAAAATATTAATGCCGCTAAAAAAAATAATATTCTACTAATCATATCAACATTAAAAAATATTCAGTAGGACATACGTGATGGGATACACCCCCTCACACCCCCTCTTGGGTCTTCACAATCACCGTTATATCTAGGTATAATGTGTATATGGCAATGCATAACGGTTTGTCCAGCAGCCTCGCCACAATTCATCCCTATATTATACCCATTAGGTTTGTATTTATCATCAAGTATTTCTTTAACGTGGTCAACTGCGCAAACAAGAGCACCCAATTCCACTTGGTTTAAATCAAAATAGGTTTTACAATGTCTTTTTGGAATTAATAGGGTATGCCCTTCCGAGACTGGATAACCATCTAAAATAGCCACCCATAAAGAATCTTGATATATTATTCTATCTTCTTTAACGCCACAAAATACACAATCTTCCATTATTCTTCTACGGCTATACGTTTTATCTCACCAATTACAACATCCAAAGCCTCATTAATGGCTGCTTCTATGTTCTTGCCTCTCAACCCATCAACATTGATTTTGCTGTATTTGAAATCTACTTTCTTGTCAGTAAGGGTAGCCACACAAATCCAAACCGTATTATCTGAGTCTTCATCAGCCGCCATAGGTGGAACTACGTTACCCACAACAGCCACACAAACGTCCACATTAAGTTTATAAATGCCGTTGAGAGCCATTTGGCAAGCTGCTTGGGAACTAACAAGCCCATTGTTTTTAAACACGTTGTGAGAGACTTCTAGCATTTTCTCCATGTGGTCTTCATCGACTGTAACAATTGTACCGCCATAAACGGTTGAAAGTCCACACATGCTTGAGATTGATGCGCCAAGCAAACCACTAGTGCAATGCTCAACAGTTCCGATGGTTAGACCAGCGTTCAGAAGCTCTAACCCTAATACTCTTAATTTATCCCTCATTCTATATTACTATTTTTTTACCATACAGTTCCATCTGTAGTTTCAGCATTTTTTTGTTAATGTTTTGACGCTGTTTTCTAAGATTCTCTATTACATAGTTATATGCCTCTTCTTTATCAAGGTATAACTTGGCATAACCGTAATCATATACACTAGATTTGGTTATATAAAACCCTCCATAATGTATTGTATGATACACATGTTCTTGGCATCTTCCTAATTTGTCAACTAGTTTAAGTTCTATGGTGTTATTACCATAAAATCTGCCTTTCTTTATTTTACCTTTTTTAGCTTTTATGGAATTACCTTTAACTTCATAGTAGTCTATGATTTGTCCTTCCATTTGTTTTAAATCATCAAATGTCATTGCATAATAATTTTACTTTGTGCAAATGTATAAAAAAAAATTGAGAAAGACAACCATCTTCCTCAACTTTAAGCTTATTTAACAGTTAGTGCTTTTATTTTTATCTGCCTAGCAACTTCCATCATCGTTTCGCTTGTGATGCTGTTCTCGAAATAAGTATATATCTCTTCTTTATTTTTTAATACAGCACCCTCTTTGTGGTAGACTGTTTTCATGAGAAACCTTTCTCCATATTTCTCATATAATGGGTCAAAACTTTTACGAACAACCAATTTTGAAGCCACCTCAATAGAATCACGCAGTTCATCGGCATCAACTGAATAATACCCCTCAGTATTGTGTGCTTTCAAGGTGTATTCTAGTTTAACGCTATCTTTAAGTGCCTCATAAGTTGTAAATGCACACTGAATGTCTAAACCAGGGGTTTCATTACATGATGCGAGACATACAATCGCTAAAATTGCTAATAAAATCTTTTTCATACTGTTTGTTATTAATTGGTTTAATTTGGTGCAAAGGTACGAAAAAAAGTTGAACTAACCAAACAATCAGTTCAACTTTAACAATCTTTAACTTTACATTTGTTTTGTGCTCTGTTTATCTTGTTGTAAAAGTTAATCCTTTTCAGTTTATCAGTAGACTTATTGGCTGTAGCCAAATAAGAGTTCTTAGCTTTTTTCTTTTTATTCTCGCTTGCCATATCAATAAGGGTCAACATTAACTCTTTTAACTTCTCCACACTTTTTACAACGATACATCTTAACGAAAGGATTACCAACTTCATAACCATAATCCTCCCATTTATGCTTGCACATCGTTGCTTCTAATTTTTTGAGATATTCTATCATAATAGTAAATTAGGTTTACTTGTACCAACCTTAAAGGTATCCTTTTATCCATCAAGGAACTAGGGCAAGGGGCTAATCCTCGCACCGCATTACTGCTTGCCTACCATTTATTACGTGGTTTGCGCTTGTCTAACTATTTCAGCACCCAACGTGGGAGCACCAAGCCGTAGTGAGCGTAGTGGGATTCGAACCCACGTAGCTTATTGCCATAATAGTTTTAGAGACTATCCCAATCGACCTCTCTGGCATACGCTCATTATCTCTTATTCTGAAAGCCTTTTTAACTTATTATTCAGAACAAGCAGCATACCTTCAGCAAGAAGCTTTTCATCGGTATGCTTCTTGATTGCTTCTTTCAGCCTCTCTATTGCCACTTTCTTGGCTTCTTCTGCGCTATCATACACAAGCTGTCCATTAACGAGATAATCACCATTCTCAAGGTCAGTTCTACCGATTTTGAACTTGGGTCTAGTTTTACCATCGTTAATAGGTTCTTTGACTACTTTTGATTCTATTACATCGTAGCCATTTATGTATATGGCAGTATCGCCAATATTTAAACTTGCTGCTTTTTTCATATTGCAAAGATACGAAAAAAAAATTGAATTATCCAAATTTTTTAAGAATTTTTTATAAAAAAAAAACACCATAAGCTAAAGCCTATAGTGCTTTTATATCGCATCAGTCTTCGGTTACTGTTTTCAAATTTTTAAATAGCTCTTCGTGTCCGAAAACCGCCAAGGCTGTTGTTTTATAGTTTAAATCTGGTTCTTTAAACTCGGTATAGTCAATGCCATACCCTTCAAGCTTTCTTTTCCACTTATCTACGTCAGCGTATAGATAAATCAAATAATCGTTACTCCATTCAAGACTATTGGGATGCTCAATCATCCATTGAGCCACTGCATGACCGCCTTGAACACAACCATATACTGGTTTTAACGCTCTATCTACGAGTATGTATAACTTCTTTTTAATCATTGCCTTCTGCGGATGCAAATTTGTTATACTCCTCGATAACGTAATTTTTAAAAAGTGGAATTGCATAATTCTCAGTCATATCACCACCACTACCAACTAGTCTACCACTGTAGAGACCTTTATAACAACGGTTTCTTACTTCTTCCTCAAGATACTTGTCACGCTCTTCACCCTCAATACGATGCTTAAAAATGTAATAAGCAACATAATCTTCGTGAGAATGTACGCAATCAGCTTTAATGTACTCCTTAAACTTAAGATACTGTTCTCTAGTGGTGGCTTCGTTTGTAAAAATTTTCTTTTCCATATGATATATTTTTTAATTTGTTTGTTATTATTAATGAATTTAAAATACTTCACTTATATTCCCCATCCAAACTAAAATATATCAGGACCACGAATCAGTTTCAGCTACCAAAACTCGCTAGAAACCTACCAAAAACTGTTTTTTCTCATAATGATAATTAATTTAAATTTGTTATTAAAAAACGGAAGCTTTTTTTCTAGAATAAATGATTTCAAGTCAAGTCCTATAGAAATTTGCTGTTAGCTTCCTTGATATATCCGCTTGTTTAGCAGAAAGGATTAGTTGCAGGGACTGACGGACTCGAACCGCCATCTTTTATTAACAGTTAAAGGTACAATCTGTTCCGAAGTCGAGACTGTGTGATTCCTTAAATCGCAACAAACCACTCTTACCATTGAGCTAAATCCCTATATAAATACAAAAGGCTGAGAATTTGACCTTATTGTTGATGCCTTTATGCAAGCGTTGGAACTTGTTCTTCACACGCCACCTTACGATGGACGTAGACACCATGCACGATGATTTTGTGAAAACCACCTAAACTCTTACTGATTTAAACCTTTCGGTACAGAATCATAACATTCATTTCACCACCAAGCTGTTGCGCATTTTGACTAGATGCCTCCAGTCCACTCAGATGACTACTTTTACTAGTTTGTTGGATTCCTTGCGAGTCACCAACCACTTCATATTACAGAAGTATAAGTGCATTTTATCTGCTCAGTGTCGCACACTTTCGCTTTTAATCTTTATTTTAAAAGACGACAGGATTCGAACCTGTAACACTCGGCTCCTCAAGCTGATGCTCTACCGTTGAGTTACACTTTCACAACTAATGGAAGACGAGGTGCGACTCTTAGAATCTGTGTCTTTTGGACACAGCCCACTAAATCGCCTTCCTATGCCAAACCCACCACAAGTTTGTAGCACTAATAAACACTCTCAGCCTTACGGTTCTTAACGCTTATAACATTCATCATGCCTTTCACGTTAAGACAAATGTGTATTTGAACCCAACACGCCAACTGGTGATTATTGTATCAAGTCCCACAAGGTAATCTATTGTATCACTACTCAACCCAAGCTGTTAACCTAGGTAGCATACTACACGATTTTACCTACCGAACAGTATACCGTACCTTGTGCTTTTCAGTGAAATGCCCTAGTTTCCTAGAACATCTGAGTCGGCTTAGTTGTCAATATCCGTCTCATTTATCCCATCACTGGATTATCCTTCCATCTGGCCACGAAAGCTGACCATTAGCCTATGCCTTTTGCAAGACATTTCCTCTTGGAATCGGCTTATTCTTTTGGGTATTATTTCCATTTTGGTTTATTATAATCGGTAAACTGCTTCCTCTTACGAGGTGGGTCTATATCCCAAGCTCCGATTTTTTACACCATTATAGAATACCTTCCCCAATGCATTGTTTTCTAGTACACGTTCTCTAGAATTATGGCTTCCGAAGTCACCATAGTCATGGATTGTTTAACCACATAAAACCCACTTTTACCGTTGTCTACAGCACGAAAAGGCATATCTCGTTGGTTAGAGCAGATTTGCACTGCTGAAGCTTCCGAAGAAACACATCAAGCACGAACTTGATGTCCATTTGTCTACATCGTCATTACTGACGTTCTCCTCTGGTACTAACCAAAAGGTGGTTTTTTAACTTGTCCACCACAAGGTATAGTGTGTAGTATTGTAAAGGCTAATTCATTTTACAGAACTAATTTAATGGTAAAGGACATCTGCTATGTTTCATACAGTTGTGTGTTTGTCGCAACCTCACTTTCCTCGCCAACCTTTACTGCCGATTGCACCTGAGCGTTTATACTACATTTGTTGGTAGAGCTAGATTTGCACTAGCGAAGACTCCGAAGAGCCACATCAAGCACGAACTTGATGCCCATTTGTCTACATCGTCATTGCTGACGTTCTCCTCTGGTATCTACCAAAAGGTGGTTTTTTAACTTGTCCACCACAAGAATAGTTGCGGGAGTCAGGCTCGAACTGACACGATGCGTTTCTAGCGTAGAAGGCTTATGAGACCCACATGTTACCATTACATTATCCCGCTATTTATAAATTTATTGAATTCATCTTCAACAAACTGTGGTTTATATTTACCCATATCTTTTATAATATAAGGTATATAGCCACAATTCTTAATCTCTTTAATCTTTATTTTATCTCTATTTTGAACTTGTTCAACAGAATGGTCTTCTTTTATCTTTTGATAATGCCATTTCCCATTCCATAAAACAGCCACTTTAATGTCTTCTATAATAACATCAGCGTCCCAACCATTAAATATTGGCTCATTATGTTTTACATTATTGAAATGTTTTTCACATAATTCACAGAAATATTTTTCATTTTTAGAACGTCTATTTTCTCCTTGAACTTTGGCAGAATTCTTTCCAGCAGTACTAAGTTTTTTTATTGCGTCCTCAGAAAGATATTTCTTCCTATTAATTCGATATTCATTCAAGCATTCTCTAGAACAGAACATTCTAGTTGCACCACTTTCATTTAAATGGTATTTTCTACCACATATACGGCATATATATTCTTTTCGTGGAGCTATAGTATTAGCAATGTTTTTCTTCTTTAGCTCATAAGATTCGCCAAATTTAGAGCGATAATATTTTAATATTGATTCACTAGTTTTCCTTTTAGTTTCTTCACTTGGTTTTTCTCTTAACCTATTGTTGTATTTAGCTGCACAACTTTTAGAGCAGAAAAAATGTTTTGTTTTAGATGCTTTATAAGCACTAGCAGTAACTTCTACATTCTTACCACAATTTTCACAATGGAAATGATTCTTTTTTCTATGTGAAAAAGCAGAACAATCAATTGAACAGTATTTTAATCTTCCTCTGTTATTTTTTAACTCGAATGTTATCTGTTTTTTTTCGCCATAAAATATTTTTCCGCAATGTTCGCATTCTAATGCTAATTTATCTGTGCTTTTTGCATTTTTATATTCTTCATCTGTATATCTAACTATCATAATACATATTCTTATATATATAAATATCACGATGGTTGCGAAAATACGATTCGAACATATGTTTTTTAGGCTAAAATTCGGAAACTATATTTTTTCACATCTTAAATTTGCAGTTTAATGTTAAAAAATTAATTGCTGTAAGTTTCCTTGATTAATTTCAACTTTGCAAAGATATAAAAAATTTTTTTAATATCCAAATTTTTTAAGAACTTTTTTCAAGTTTTTTGAAAAATTCATTCAACTTGGTCAATTCTGACAATCCATTTGCAAGTTCTTCTGCGTTGACAATCAACTCATTCTTACCTTCTTCAATACTATTTATCTGAGTATGAAGAGATTCCATGAGCTTACCCTTTAGGGTGTCACGATATTTTACGCTAACAATCTTCTGAGCTTCTTGCTTCTCATAGCCAGCTTCACAAAGATTTTTATATAACTCGTTTCTAAATTCTTTTTCTAAAATCTTACTCATTGCTTATATTTTCGTTTAACAATGCAAAGATATAGAAAATAATTGAGACTTCCAAATTTTTTAACGAATATTAACAAAATCAATTAATAAAATATCTTTGTCAGTTCCATTTTTAATAATTTCTTTATTTTTCCTCTTAGCATATAGCCAAGGCCACCAATCATCTATTAATTTAGGGGCTTTCACTGAAGAATAATTTTCTTCGCAAGAAGGCTCATCCTTAAATTTGTAATCATATTCCCAATTATAAAGATTTCTTCCGCACCAAAATGTGATGTTTTTATATTCATCAGAAATATGTTTACAAAAATCTACAAAGTTTTCTTTTGAGAAAGTTGTATATTGGTTTTTATTTCTAACCTCATGCAAAACTCTAATATAGCAGTCCTTTTTGGAATTAATATATTCTAAATCATTTACCAAATCAAACCAGCGATATTTATATTCCATTATACCGTGCGCTAAAACCAAACCTTCAGTTTTGTCAAATCTTACTCTTAAATCGAAACACCTAACACCATATTTCTCATATTGAGTTTTAATATCAACGCTTTGGCATTTTGACATGAATTTTAACGGATATTGCCACCATTTTTTAGGTTTTAAATATGTCCAAGAATTATGTGAACCTAATATGCTCATTGATTTTCAGATATTTTAATGTGGACCTAGAGGGATTCGAACCCTCGTTCCAGAAATTCGCCTCATAAGAAATTATACAAGCTTCCCCAAAGTGTCCGAAAACACCGCCTTTGAGACCACCTCATTTTGAGAAAACGAGGAAAACTAGGGGTGGATGACTAGAGTCACCGATTCCACCATCTTTTAAATAAAAAATATTAAAAAGAATAATGCTAGGATGTTCTGTTCCTAAGAGCCTAGCCTCTCGGCTCACATTACGCAGCTATAGCGTACTCGTAAGCAGGAGAATTAACATTCTCGCCAGTTATATTTTTTGCTATTTCAAGTGTATGCCCACTGCTTGTTTCTTACCAAACTCAACTCATAACGGTCAAAACCAAATAGGCCCAAATTATTTGTATTTTTGGTGTTGAAGGGGTGACTCGAACACCCAACCTATTGAATATCAGTCAATTGCGCTAACCAATTGCGCCACTCCAACATTAATAATGCTCTAACCTACTGAGCTACCACTCGATTATATAACTAGTTTGTGGAATTCCGATTCTTCACCACACAAGTTTCACTAGACCTCCTAATGTTATATGCGTCCGTTATAGGATACCAACGTTATACGCTTGCCAATTTATTTATCGTACTGCGGAACTAGTTATAGACTTACCGTTTCGCAACTTTTTTTAAACTCTTCTAGAGTGCCATCAAAAATCCAATCTGACACCCTATCATCTTTTACATTCTTTACTACAATTGTAACACGAGATTTGCCATCTTTCTCTTCCTCTTTGATGAGCCTAATATCTTCATATCTAAATATTGCAACTTTTACGCTTCTTGTCGGAAATCTCACTTGCAAGAATAGTTTACCATTTGCCATTATAAATATTGTTTTATGTTCAAAAAGTACGGAAACGTTTTAATACATTAAGTTGCTCTACCTAACTGAGCTACAAGGAGTATAAACCCCTCGATGGGATTCGAACCCATGACCTACTGCTTACAAGGCTTATTAAAAAACTATTGCTGTCTGTTTCCTTAGCGCTTGAGGTCGGATTTGCACCTTCTGTCTCTGTCTCCATCTTTCGACTTTGTACCAGCGTTTATACTACTTAACACTTCTCAAGCATGTTTCGCCTACTGTACCCATGTGATAACTTGAACGATGTATCACATCAAGCCATCGCAGACTTGTCTTACATTAACGTAGTTAAGACCAATATACGGCATTCTTAACCTAAAGTATGCTTACGAGCACGTTACAGATATTCATTGTTTTGTATGTCTTGCAGATAAGCCTTTAACGTGCAAAAGGCTATTTTTCAGTATATCTAAAATGAAAACCACAATGAGGACATAAAAACACCTCACCATTCTCGTCAATTGCTTTGGAAATGTCAATTTTGACATTATTTCCACATCTTACACATTTTACCTCCATAACATTTATTTTTGTAATGCAAAGATATGAAAAAAAAATTGGAATAACCAAATATTTTAACGTTTTTTTAGAAAAGTGTTGGACTGGTGGGAGTCGAACCCACGATTTTCACCTTGTAAGGGTGCTGTCCTAAACCACTAGACGACAGTCCAGTTTGGCACGAACATTTTGTCATATATACGTGTAGAATCTTTATGTTAAGCGAAACAATACAAAATTGTCAAGGGGTTTGCACCCTTATCGTTCTATTCAGAATAGAGTGCTTTGTTCTCTACCTCGTCTATTGCTAGACAAACTCAGTGCCTTTGTATCAGTCATGGTCTATTACAGACCAACCTTGCCTTTGTATTTGTAAGCAAACCAACCGATAACCCCACCCAAAATGAATTCAATCATAGTTGTAATATTTTTAAAAGATTAGACAATTAATTTGATGTTGCAAAGATATAAAAAATATTTTTAATTTCCAAATAAAATTACCATTTTTCTAACTTTTTAACAATCTTTTCTTTTTCCATTTGAGCATTGAATTTGTCTTGAATCAATTCAGCTTGAATCTCATTCTCAAGTTCATCATAGTCATCTTCGTTATATTGCTCATGTAAGCCATACTTTTTCTTACGAGGTCTCTTACATGCTAGTTCGTCACACTTTACAGCGTTTTTACCATCACCCCAGCGGAACTGTAGCCAACCCTCGTATTCTCCATAATCGAATACATAGCCTTTTGGAATTTCATCGTCACCCCTAAAGTATTCATCAAGCATTCTCAGTGATACCTCTTGTGTTCTCCAAGGATAATACATATTGGAGTGACCATATACTCCGTCATGTCCAATTTTAATGATTCTACTTCTTTCAAAATCTAAAACCATGTATCCCCAGAACCTATCTTGGACATCAAATTTCCATTCTTTAGTGTGCCACTTATCCCTTGGAATTTCTTCTTGATGTGGTCTTGGAGTATCAGCGTAAACCTCTTCAATCAGTTTAACCTCTTTCTTCCACTCTTCCTCAGTATCAAACTCAGTCTCAGTATGGATATACTCATGTAGGTTATACAAGCCAGTCATTTTTCTATCTGACAATGATTTACCCCACATTGAGAATATGACCATATATCGTTTTGTATGTTTCTTCATGTTTCTTTTCTTTTTCTGAAAGATGCCTTTAAATCAAATCCATGAGACAATATCTTGCCCTCATTGGTTTGCGTCTTAATACCATCAACCGAACCAAACAAGTCTATGAAAAGAGTATTCTTAAACTCTTTCAAGTAATCTTTCTTATAGCCATAATCCTCTAAAGATTCGATAAGGTTTGAAAGCAACCCCTCAAGGTCTTTAACAAGATGGTCTTCAATACCATTACCAATCAAATCCCAAGGTCTTGTTTCGTGTCCAATTGATGTGCCATTAAGTTGGGCTAAATATGTAATCTCATAATAACCACCAGTAATGCCAATGATATGTTTGCACCTTATACCGACTTCATCATGTACCTTTTTAGCTTTTATTTTACTTACGTCTTTATAGTAATAGAATCCAAGAGGTGAAATACATTTAGCATCACGCCCACCTTTACCAGTGTAGCATACTACTCTAGAATCGTCCTTAATAACTTTCTCACCTTTGGTGAAAGATGTTCTTGTAGTATTAATTCCGATTCCTATACAGTCCTTATCCTCAACTTTAGCAACAATCACGTCACATTTGCTGAATAGGATTTTCCGCTTTTCTCTTATTTTAACAGCCATTAGTCAACAAAACCTTCAAAATAATTTTTTACAACTTTAAACGGCCAGAAGAATACCAAACCTAATAAAAACAAAACTGCCATTGGTTCTTCACTGCCTTCGTTTAGCTCTTTCACTAATTTATATTCTAGTTCATATTCGTCTTTCCACCAAATATATACCAAAATAATACCAACAAGGAAATATCCAATTATAATATATTCCCAAATCGTCATAATAGTAAAGTAGGCTTCCTCGACCTACCACGACAGTTAACGGTTTTTGTTAGTTCAAGGTACTAATAGACCAAGCGCAGTGCTCTGTTACACCGTAAACACCGATAAGGATTATCGCAGGCACAGCAGGAATCGGACCCACATCTGAGGTTTTGGAGACCCCCATTCTAACCATTAAACTATGCGCCTATATATACGGCTAGATAACCCAGCCGCTACTTTCTGTAAACAGTATTTCTTTTCCTTTATAAAGTATAAAGCCTTTCCCCTTTTTATAAACAATTGGGCAAATTTTTGGCATGGAAATAGAACACTTTTCGTTGTTTCTCCAACCAACCAAGGCTTTTTTCTTACCGAAGAAATCAACAATACATAAAGTTTTGTCCTTATTCTTCATCACCTCAATAGGCTTCCTCTTCTGTAGGATAAGATAAGCATCAATACCTTCCTTACCCTTTTTATGGGCTTGTTTAGATAGAGCCTTATAATCAGCTTTTACCTCTTCATCGGATGGCATTTTCTCCCCAAAACCAGCCCACCTCTCAGCAAGCTCCTTACGCATCTGTCTGTACTCAGCCAAAGTCATTTTCTTATCTGACTTAGGTGTTTCATGCTGACCATCAATGCTAGTCAAATATTTGTAAGGTACATTGAGATACCTAGTATCTACTGACCTATTCTTACCAAACTTATTTACTGACATATTATTTATCTTCTACATACACACCGCAATATTGAGGTTTACCCAATTCAACCCACTCATCGTGAGTCATAATGTGATATGTTTTGTGTTTTGGTTGTTTCTTATTACCGACACTACTAATATCCCTTGTCTTCGAATCAACAGACTTTATGATGTCTGGTATTCTATAGCTTCCCACCATCTGTTTAATCAAAGACGCATAGTTCTTTGCTAAATAATACTCAGAGCATGTTATCCACAATGGAGTTTTAGACTCACCACGTAGAATCTCTACACAATCTGGAATATTACAATGGTATGGATTCTTAGCAATACCAACAATTGATATGTCTGGTCTGTTGTATTCTGTCATCAGAGCGTTTGCTAGACGCATACCAATTCCAGGAGTTCTGTCTTTTCCATTTTCAGATAACCAAACAAATCCGTCAACAATGATTGTATCAACGTCATCTAAATCTAGCATCTTCAAACATTGCATAATACATGGTAATTCACGTTTATACAACTCTCCAGGTTTATACTCTGCATCAATGGTTTCCCTTTTACTTGTGACGAAATATTTTACTTTCGTGTCTGTCCAACTTTCAAATACACCGCCAACAGTATATGAATATCCATCGTAATAGTATGTATCAAATGCAACAATCATCCTAATATTTTTTCTATATCTTTTTTTAACCCATAAAAATTCCTTTTTAATGGTAATGGACAATAGTCAATAATTTCACCAATTCCCAAAAGTTCTTCTTTTGTGAGTTCGATGATGTCGTATTTATCGTTTAAAGTATCATGAGCAATAGACATAATTACGTTTATTGAAGGTATCCGTGTTCAATTAAATATATCTCACCCTTTTTAGTACAGCGATAAACAGTCCTAACGACTTCACCAACTCTACATTTTCTCAAGGGTTTCTTAAATTTCTCTATTATGTAATCATCTTTAATCAATCTCTCAATTGAATAAGAAATACCATAATCAGAGATAGTTTTTAAACAAGGTAATGCACTTATCTCACCATACGACATTGGAGCAGCATGAATACTAGCTAATATTTTTTCAGTAACTTCTAACATACTATTAATACCAAGTAATTATTACTTTGTAACCACCACTATTGCAAAGCCAATCAAGTATACACCCACAAGTGATATGTAAAGTTATACAAAAACCAAGCACATTGAACTCTTCTTTAATCATAGATTCAATAATTTTAGCTTGTTTTTCTCCATAAACTCTAAGATGCCATGGTATTACAATCTCAACTTTTCGCTCATTATAATTTTTGGATAATACTTTTTTTATCTCATCCTCATACGTTTTTCGCAAAAAGTCAATAATTAAATTGCCTTTGTTGTGTAATTTTTTTTCTTCTTCGATTCGATTTAATTCAGCCCAATATATAGCTGAGTTCTTATCAAATTTTTTTTCCATATGAAACCTATCTTGTGATTATTGGTAGTTACTATCTTGTATAATTCCATATTTATGAAAATATCGCAATGGTCTCCACTTGTGTCCATTAACATAAAAACCCCACTTATGCTTTGGTCTGCCCTCAAACATTAAAGTCCATGCGCCCCCTTTAGGTATTTTGAGATAGTGTCTGTCTTCTGCTTTAGAAAACCAGATAGACTTATTCATATGTAAAAAGTTATGCCATGAATTGAAAATTCCTTCTACATAGCAACATTTTTCGTTTGGCTTAACTCCCAAAGAACTCTTTCCCCAATCTGGATTTTCATTCTCATTTTCTGGTTTAACGTTCCAATATTCACCCTTTAAGACAATACTTAATAAATCAGCACTATGGTCGTGAAAAAATCTATTGTCATCAGATTTAATCCAATGATGTATTCTTATAGAGAAACCAAATATAATGAATGTCCACCTTATAAGATATGGGTCATTCTCATATCCCAACTTCTCTTTCCATCTTATCTGGAAATTTTTAAACCTAGATGTATTAGTACTACCTTTCATAACAATTTATTATTGTCAGTGGGGAAGGATTCGAACCCCCAATACCTTACTGCTTCTCTCGTAACTACTTCCTAATGCATTCTAGACTACACTTCGGTTTCATTTTAGTACATAACAGTTCAGTGACTTTCTTAAGCCCTTAGTCATGTTCAGAAACGCTACCCATCGTCATGGGCACTCCCTCGACTACGCTCTGCTCCAAATTGAGCTATCCCACCGTTTTTGAATTACGCTGCAAATATACGAAAAAAAATTGAAACAACCAAATCAATTAACATTATTTAGGAAAATATTGGAAACAGAGTCATAAATCCTATAATCCAATCTCCTACGATGCCTACCTCTCTTTTGTCTTAATATTTCATCTTTAGCTTCATCCAATGTGTAAGCACCTTTTCGCTGCCCTATCTCTACATCTTCACGTCCTTTTACGTAGCAGCATACGTAATATATTCTATTCTCATTCATGTTAGAGCCTCGTGGGTGAATCGAACACCCCTCTCAAGATTACAAATCATGCATAATAACCGATATACTAACGAGGCATTACCTTATTTTTGTACACCGTGTAGGACTCGAACCTACGTTGCGTCTCCGCACAGTATTCCGTAACCCTTACACCATTTTCTTATTGCAGTATCAGACACCCCAAAAATACGTCCGACTTTAGAAAAATTATTTTTTTCAAGTAAAGATATTAATTCTTCTTTGGATGGTCTGCTAACTTTCCTTCTTGTTTCATGATAACATTTAGAGCACAGTTTAATTTTTGGGCTTGATGTACTGCACCCACATTTCTCACAAGTTCCTTTTTTGTGTTTTCTTTTTATTAAAGATTCTATTTTTCTTATTGTGTCTTTTTTATTCCTTTTTACAAACCCAAACTCTACTATTCCTTCAGATAATTTATCATAACATTCGTCACATAATAAACTTGGGGTTTTATCTATTTCTTTACCACACATCCTACAATAATAATGTTTTTGAAAATTTTTATTTTCGATGTTGTGAGTTCCGCAGAAGTTATCAGTTTGTGAATGACAATTGGGGCATAATATTTGTAAGTTCTCTAGCCTATTGTCTGTATTATCACCATTGATGTGGTGCAACTGTAGACTAATTTGCTCTCCATTCCATCGAGTACATCCACATTTTTCACATTTGTGCTGCTTCAACCCAGATGAAAATAATTTCCATTTAAGATATGATGGCTTAATGAATGAGTCCTTTGTGAGATACTCATTTATATCTTTTTCATTGTTACCAAGTCTATTGCCAATGTTGGTTTTTTTACCAGTAAAATGCGAAATATCCAAACCAAGTTCTTTAATATATCTTTTTACATAACGATAATTTCCACCAGTTGGTTTCCAACCAATCTTTCGGCATACATCAGCATATGTGGTGCTTTCTTCTACATATTTTTTAAATTTTTCTAAATCCATAACACAAATCATTTACTATATAATAAATAGCATTTGACTCGCAAAAGTAAACATTTAGGTTTGATTTTTTTGTTCCCCCAGAGAATTTTGCAATCTCGACCACATGTTTAAGAGACACGTGCTCTACTTCTGAGCTATGAGGGAATATTCTTGTGCTTCCACAGGGAGTCGAACCCTGCTTTTCGGTTTAAAAGACCGAAGTAATCCGTCTGTCTCCAGGCACTTACCGATATACGATGGAAGCGTATCGTGCGCCCAGAGGGACTCGAACCCTCGACCCCAGCATTAAAAGTGCCGTGCTCTACCAACTGAGCTATGAGCGCATTAAACCTAAGTACTCCTAAAGGGATTCGAACCCTTAACCCTCGGCTTAAGAGGCCGCAGCTCTACCGTTAAGCTATAGGAGCATTTCTATATCTTATCCATAACGCTCCTAGCCCAACTGTGTTGGTTGCTAACAGAGCGTTACATCTGTTTACGTTTTATGCACTTTATCTTTCTCATATGCTTATTCTTTTTTATTTTGTTTGTTACTTATTTCAATTATTTTTTGTTTAAATTCTATGCCCATCTTCTCCATTAAGCAATCTTGATTAGGGTGTCGTTATCATTTGCCCTCCTAATCCACCTCATAAGAAGCAGACCCTTTTCTGTAGGCTTAAATGCAGCAGTCTCTCCGACATCTTTCTTGTCGCTCAAGTCAATCTCAATCTGATACTTGTTTCCATCGACACTAGTGATGTGGTATACTGCAATTCCTCCAGCCATGATGTACTGCAACTGAGCAATACCCTTTACCAATGGTTTAATATCTTGTACTATCATACTATCTTATGGTTTTTTCTGTCTAATTTAAATTTATAATTGCTCAAGTCTCTAAGGAATTTTTCTTTTATCCCTAGTTCCTTTATGTCGAATTCTTTCTGCTTTCTTTTGAACACTCTATAATCTACATAAGCCATTCCAAAGCTAATTATAGCCATGATAATATCAAATGTATTATCAATGTCTGCCAAGCAAGCGAAACCATTGAATATCAATCCAATTGCCATCAGCATCCATCCCATTAGGACTTTCTTTTTGTCTGACTTAAAACTAAATGTAAACCCTATGTAGATGCCAATAATTCCAATTGTCCAAAGAATCCACCAAATCGTACTCATAACATTAAACTTATTAAATATGTTAGAATTCCACTCTCCCAAATGATTGACATATATTTCTTATGCCAAGTTACACTCCGTCAAGTTTATCCAATTTATTTTCTACTCTCCTATATACGCAGAAGAGAAGCCCAGTCAATAATACCTCTGTCATACTCTATCCTCCAACGTTTTAATGAAATTAGTCTAATGCGGAGGGGCAGGAATTCGAATCCTATACCCTAATGGGTACGTTCTGATTAGCAGTCAGACCCAGTTCCTTTCTGGTTGCGCCCTCCTTTTAAAGTCGAGGTGGTAGGATTTGAACCTACGTGT